CCAGAGCTTCCAGAAGTACCAGAAGTACCACTTGAACCTGAAGTACCTGACGATCCAGAGCTTCCAGAAGTACCAGAAGTTCCTGAGGAACCTGAAGTACCTGACGATCCAGAGCTTCCAGAAGTACCTGACGATCCAGAGCTTCCAGAAGTACCAGAAGTTCCTGAGGAACCTGAAGTACCTGACGATCCAGAGCTTCCAGAAGTACCAGAAGTTCCTGAGGAACCTGAAGTACCTGACGAACCGGATGAACCAGATTTTCCAGAAGAACCGGAACTGCCGGATGACCCCGAAGTACCTGAACTGCCGGAGGAACCGGCCTGGCCAGAGGTTCCAGAGGAACCACTTGAACCACTAGTACCGGAGGAACCGGACGAGCCTGACGTTCCAGAAGAACCGGATGATCCAGCCTGGCCTGAAGTTCCGGAAGAACCTGAAGAACCTGAAGTTCCGGAAGAACCTGAGGAACCTGATTTGCCGGATGAACCTGAACTGCCGGATGAACCTGAAGTGCCGGACGATCCGCTTGAGCCTGCTGTACCGGAAGAACCGCTTGAACCGCTAGTGCCAGACGAACCGGAAGATCCATCTTTTCCTGATGTTCCAGAGGAACCGCTGGATCCTGATTTGCCAGATGAACCTGACGAACCTGATGAACCTGAAGAACCAGAGGTACCGCTAGAACCACTTGATCCTGATGTACCGCTTGATCCGCTTGATCCAGAATTACCTGAAGAACCTGAGGAGCCGCTAGTTCCTGACGAACCGCTTGATCCGCTCGTTCCAGACGAACCGGAAGATCCATCTTTTCCTGATGTTCCGGAAGATCCTGACGATCCGCTTGTTCCGGATGAACCTGAAGAGCCAGAATTACCTGACGAGCCTGAGGAACCTGATGAACCGGCTGTGCCGGACGAGCCAGAGGAACCTGATGTTCCAGATGATCCGCTGGAACCGGATGCTCCACTTGATCCTGAAGAGCCGGACGAACCTGAAGTTCCGGACGAACCTGAAGAACCTGAAGTTCCAGAAGAGCCAGACGATCCTGATTTACCCGAAGAACCTGAGCTGCCAGAGGATCCTGACGTTCCTGAAGAACCGGAAGTTCCACTTGAACCGGAAGAACCAGCTGCTCCACTTGATCCAGAAGAACCTGAGGTACCTGAACTACCAGATGTTCCGCTTGAACCTGAGGTGCCAGACGATCCTGAGCTACCTGATGTTCCTGATGAGCCGCTTGAACCTGAAGTACCCGATGAGCCGCTTGAACCTGAAGTACCCGATGAGCCGCTTGAGCCTGAAGTACCCGATGAGCCGCTTGAACCTGAAGTACCCGATGAGCCGCTTGAACCTGAAGTACCCGATGAGCCGCTTGAACCTGAAGTACCCGATGAGCCAGATGATCCACTGGAGCCAGACGATCCGCTGGAACCGGAAGTTCCACTGGATCCACTGGATCCTGCGGCACCTGAAGAACCTGAAGAACCAGATGTTCCGCTTGAACCGGAAGAACCTGATGTGCCTGAAGTTCCATCTACTCCGGATAAACCAGAAGTGCCGGATGTTCCAGACGAACCTGTTGCTCCAGAAGAACCGCTAGATCCGCTGGATCCAGACGTACCAGAAGAACCTGAAGTTCCTGAGGAACCTGAAGAACCTGCTTTGCCAGACGATCCGCTTGAACCTGATGACCCGCTTGAACCTGAACTACCTGAAGTACCGGAAGAACCGGATGATCCTGATGTACCGGAAGAACCTGAGGAACCTGATTTGCCAGAAGAACCTGAACTGCCGGACGATCCGCTTGAACCTGAAGAACCTGATGTGCCTGAAGAGCCAGAAGAACCGCTTACTCCTGAAGAACCAGACGATCCACTGGAACCAGAAGAGCCGGATGATCCAGCTGAACCTGATGTACCAGAAGATCCACTAGAGCCTGAAGAACCTGATGTGCCTGAAGAACCAGACGATCCACTGGAACCAGAAGAGCCTGAAGAACCTGATGTGCCTGAAGAACCAGAAGATCCACTGGAACCAGAAGAGCCTGAAGAACCTGATGTTCCGCTTGAGCCTGAAGAACCTGATGTGCCTGAAGAACCACTTGCACCTGATGATCCTGAACTACCTGAAGAGCCTGATGTTCCAGAAGAGCCTGAAGAACCTGATGTACCGGACGATCCAGAAGAACCACTTGCACCTGATGATCCTGAGCTACCTGAAGAACCTGATGTTCCGGAAGAGCCTGAAGAACCTGATGTACCGGACGATCCAGAAGAACCACTTGCACCTGATGATCCTGAGCTACCGGAAGAACCTGATGTTCCGGAAGAGCCGCTTGAACCTGAGGAACCTGAAGTACCGGAAGAACCGCTTGACCCTGATGTTCCAGAGGAACCTGTTGTTCCACTTGAACCTGAGGAACCTGAAGAACCTGATGTTCCGGAAGAGCCGCTTGAACCTGAGGAACCTGAAGTACCGGAAGAACCGCTTGACCCTGATGTTCCACTTGAACCTGAAGAACCTGATGTTCCTGATGAACCTGCTGTTCCACTTGAACCTGAGCTACCTGAAGTACCAGATGAACCCGCTGAACCTGAAGAACCTGATGTTCCGCTTGAACCAGATGAGCCAGCTGCTCCACTTGATCCAGAAGAACCAGATGATCCTGAACTACCTGATGAACCAGACGATCCACTGGAACCGGAAGTGCCAGACGAGCCAGATGATCCGCTTGAACCAGAAGAACCGCTTGATCCTGATGTTCCTGACGATCCACTGGAACCGGCAGTACCTGACGAACCTGAAGAGCCGGCCGTTCCGCTAGAGCCTGAAGAACCTGAAGTTCCAGACGATCCGCTTGAACCTGATGTTCCGCTTGAGCCAGAAGAACCACTAGAGCCACTGGTTCCTGAAGAGCCGGAAGACCCAGCTGCTCCGCTTGATCCAGAGGAACCTGACGAACCTGATGTTCCGCTTGAACCGGATGATCCTGACGAGCCAGAAGATCCGCTTGAACCTGATGTACCTGAAGAACCAGAAGAACCAGAAGAACCTGAGCTGCCAGAAGCGCCAGATGAACCAGATGATCCACTTGAACCAGAAGTTCCGCTTGAACCTGATGAGCCAGCTGCTCCACTTGATCCAGAAGAACCTGAGGTTCCACTAGAACCTGATGATCCTGATGTTCCGCTTGATCCAGAAGAACCTGAGGTACCTGATGAACCAGCTGAGCCGGAAGAACCTGAGGTTCCGCTAGAACCTGATGATCCTGAGGTTCCGCTAGAACCGGCTGATCCTGATGTTCCGCTTGATCCAGAAGAACCTGATGTGCCGGATGACCCAGCAGAGCCAGAAGAACCACTTGAGCCGGCTTTACCGGACGAGCCTGAAGAACCTGAAGTTCCAGAAGAACCAGATGAACCTGAAGAACCTGAACTACCGGAAGATCCGCTTGAACCAGAAGAACCTGAAGTTCCAGAAGAACCTGAGGTTCCGGATGATCCTGAACTACCTGAAGATCCGCTTGAACCAGAAGAGCCTGAGGTTCCGGATGAACCAGCAGAACCGGACGATCCACTTGAGCCTGAAGAACCTGAAGTGCCCGAAGACCCAGATGATCCTGCTTCACCTGACGTGCCGGAAGATCCCGATGAACCTGATGTACCGGAAGAGCCCGATGTTCCACTTGAACCTGAAGAACCTGATGTTCCTGATGAACCAGAAGAACCTGATGTTCCGCTTGATCCACTTGATCCCGAAGAACCAGACGTGCCGGAAGAACCTGATGTACCAGAAGATCCGCTTGATCCGCTTGATCCTGAATTACCGGATGACCCTGATGAACCACTTGAACCTGACGTACCTGATGAACCTGAACTTCCAGAGGTTCCAGAAGAACCGCTAGAACCAGATGTTCCGCTTGAACCAGCGCTTCCTGAAGAACCGGAAGTACCTGATGAACCTGAACTTCCAGATGTTCCAGAAGAACCTGATGATCCGCTTGAACCAGACGAACCTGAGCTACCTGACGTGCCGGATGACCCAGCAGAGCCAGAAGATCCACTTGATCCTGAACTACCGGACGATCCGCTTGAGCCCGATGAACCTGATGTACCGCTTGAGCCTGATGTACCGTTGGTTCCTGAAGAACCCGATGTGCCGCTTGAGCCTGATGAACCTGATGTTCCTGATGAACCTGATGTACCGGACGAGCCCGATGATCCGCTTGAACCTGAAGAACCTGATGATCCGCTTGATCCGCTTGAACCAGAAGAACCAGAACTACCTGAAGTTCCTGAACTACCTGAGGAACCTGATGTGCCGCTTGATCCGCTTGAACCAGATGAACCAGAACTACCTGATGTGCCAGAAGATCCGCTTGAACCAGAAGAACCTGAAGTTCCAGAAGAACCAGATGAGCCAGAAGAACCAGAACTACCTGATGTGCCGCTTGATCCGCTTGAACCAGATGAACCAGAACTACCTGATGTGCCAGAAGAACCTGAAGAACCGGATGAGCCAGAAGAACCTGAAGAACCTGATGTGCCAGAGGAACCTGAAGAACCGGATGAGCCAGAAGAACCTGAAGAGCCTGATGTGCCAGAGGAACCTGAAGAACCTGATGTGCCAGATTCTCCTGAAGTACCAGAAGAACCAGATGAGCCAGAAGAACCAGAACTACCTGATGTGCCGCTTGAACCTGATGAACCTGAACTACCTGATGTGCCAGAAGAACCACTTGAACCTGAGCTGCCAGATTCTCCTGAAGTACCAGAAGAACCAGATGAACCTGAATTTCCTGAAGTTCCTGAACTACCAGAAGAACCAGAAGAACCAGATGAACCTGAATTTCCTGAAGTTCCTGAAGAACCGGAAGATCCGCTAGTTCCTGACGAACCTGATTCTCCAGACGAACCGGACGATCCACTAGTTCCAGATGAACCAGAAGAACCGCTTGACCCAGCTTCTCCTGAAGTACCCGATGACCCTGAAGAACCTGTTTCGCCTGAGGTGCCAGATGATCCGGACGAACCGGAAGAACCTGATGATCCAGAAGAACCACTTGATCCTGATTCTCCAGAAGTTCCAGAAGAACCACTTGATCCTGATTCGCCGGAGGTACCTGAACTTCCGGATTCTCCAGAAGTTCCAGATGAACCAGAAGATCCGCTTGAACCACTAGAACCTGAGGTACCGGAAGAACCGGATGAGCCGGCAGATCCACTAGAACCTGACGAACCTGACGAACCACTGGAACCTGAGTCGCCAGAAGTTCCAGACGAACCCGAACTACCAGATTCACCTGATGTACCAGAAGAACCGGAACTGCCAGATTCTCCAGAAGTGCCGGATGAACCTGATGAACCAGAAGTACCGCTCGAACCAGAAGAACCTGATTCTCCGGAGGTACCAGAAGATCCACTGGATCCTGATGAACCTGACGTGCCAGAGGATCCACTAGAGCCAGAAGAGCCGGCTTCGCCTGAGGAACCAGAAGAACCTGACGTACCACTTGAACCAGAAGAACCTGATTCGCCTGACGTACCGCTTGAACCAGAAGATCCAGAAGTTCCTGATGAACCGGCTGTACCAGAAGAACCGGAACCTCCTCCGCTGTTGAATATTGACCAGTCTGAAATTAAAGTAGTTGGTGTGCCGGGTTCGTTTATTAAGTTGTAATATGTTCCGCTAGTGCCACTTATTCCTACACCAACGACCATGCCCAATCTTCTTCTGTCAGGAGGAATGGCTAACATTTCAGCTTCGCTAGAAACGTTTCGCAAACCTTCTCGACCGTATATAGGATCAGTTACTGCATAAACATCAGTAGTATCGGTTGGAGTGATTATACCAGTAACTTTAACTGAGCCTGTAATTTCCGACATTTATTATCTCTATTCTTTTACGATACTGTCATTGAAACAACGCCAACTATCGGATTTTTTGATCTGAACACGTTATACGTTTCTGTTTCTCCGTATGCATTGGTTATCGAAACCGTAGTGTAAGTTATGCTTCCGCCACCATCATTGTAGCCATCTGCTGAATCAGCTAGTGCAAACGGCAATCCGTTGTAAGTTATTGAAGCAGGTACACCGTATTCGTTAGGAATCGCTAAGTACTTATAGTCATTCGCGGCAAACGTATACGTTCCAACTCTTGACGATTTTATCGGATTGTTTAGTAGTGCTTCTACGAAAGCTTCGTTTGGCAACGCAGTTGATGAACTTGTTCCCCAAAAGACTCTCCAATACCACGATTTACTTTCAGTATCTATGTACGATCCGCCGTTAGTATTTAGCCCCTTTATCTGCCAAGTATAAGAACCAGTAGAAGTTCTAACTACTGGACTTCCGTAAGTGTACGGAACTGCGATGCCGTCAGCCGGCTGACCGCTCAGTATGACGACAGATCCACCGGTCACGTCAGTGACGGTTATTGAGTTCGGCGAAACGTTAGGGTCGTTGGATGAGTTCCAAGTAAACGCTAAAGTAGCAGGCAGAGTTTCTCCAACTTCTAGAGAGCTAGATCCTGAGATAGAAAATGATGTAAAAGCTGGTACTTGGTATGGATAGAGGAGCATGGTCCACATCTGATCCATAGAAGCATTGTTAAAGGTAGAACCAGCAGTTATTCCACCCAATGTAGTTGGGACAGGGTCGGTATTCGAATACGTGACGATCCCACCGACATTATCGCTCCAATAAACGTTTCCATCGACATCAATGACCAAAAATCGAGTTTTGGTATTGTCCTTAGTAACATTTGAAAGATCTACTTGCTTGATCTGTAGCTTATGAGACATTTAGGCCTAACTTCATTTTTTGCTAAAGTTATTTATCAGCCCAAACCAAGTAAACAGATTACATACGGCGTTCTTTTGCGTACAGAATGGCTTCTACGTACTTGTAGGAAGCAGTATTTTTATCGAGGTTGGAAAAATCAGCGGTAAATGGATCTTTGTTGATAAAATCCCCTTTGTAAAATAGCTTACCGCCCTCGCTGGACGTGACTCCAGCATTGTGCATTATCTTGCACTTTTCGTAATCTGGTATGGGAGAAGTTCCCCAGCTAAAATCGAGTTCCTTGGATATTCTCGGTTGAGCTCCGATCTTTAAGCCGTTCCACAGAACGGCCCACATGTCAGCACACCATTTTTGGATAGGATTGTACGATTTCAACTGCTCTGCTGTCAGAAACGATCGTTCCATGGTTTCAGCGTTGTTCATGTGCTTGTACAGAGCCAGTGCATCTTCCTTAACGCTTTTCCAGTAAGAAGAGGTAAGACACTTCATCAGGTGCTGAGCTCCGCCAGAATTTTTCTGATTCTGTTCAACTAATTCTGGAGATACCTTTGCGATCTGACACATTTCCTTGAAAAGTGTTTCCGACTTGGATTTTATGTACTCGGCTCCAATGTATGACACAGTATCACTCAAGTACCAGTATAAATCATCGTGCATCGAATCGAAATCAGGAAGCTCTCTAAAGATGATGTCGGAATCGTGGTAAAATACGACTTCTCCTCTTAGGTTTGGAAACTTGGAAAAATGCTGTTCGAGTATGTCGGGTCTCAGGATCGGAATGTAGCCAAAATTATCCTTTACCGTTCTATCGTACCAGAAAAACCTAACGCACGGGTATTTTTGAGCTAAACTTAGAAGGTCAGGAGATGGATTTCCAAAAATAGCCCAAATCACTTCTATCCAGTTAGGATTTATTCCAACTTTCATGAAATTATGAATCATTACCTCAACTTGCCAGTGAAAATACGGCACATCCGGTTGAGCAGATATGAATACGACTTTTTTGGTTAACATCTCTGACTAATTATACTCTAAAAGCTTTAGCAGTTTAGGTTAGAGGTAAACAGTAACTGTGTGAATTACGGCACCGCCTATGCTAAATTCGTAAGTTCCTGAAATGGTGGTTATTCCTGCGTCCACGTAAGCTTGCAATGTTCGGTTGAAAACCCAATTTAGCGTTTTCTGAGAGCCTGATATTGCGGTCAAATCGTACTCGTTAAGGCTAGGATCTGTGTACTTAACGTCAAACGGGCCAGCCGGAGAACCGAAGAAGGTTACTTGAACTGGCGAATCTACTAAGTAACTTATGTACGTAGTAGTTGTGGTCGTTGTCGTTGGTTGAGTAGTAGTTGTGGTCGTCGGAGCTGAAGTGGTGGTGGTCGTAGTAGTCGGAGTAACGGTTGTGGTAGTCGTGGTCGTTGGCACGATAGTCGTGGTAGTCGTGGTAACATCTCCGATAGCAGACAAAGGTATCTCAACTTCGTATTCACAACTAACACCGTAACTAAATGTGTAAACTCCAATCACAGTAGGAACTTCTGCAAATTCCGCGGCTGAAAGATCGAACGTCCATGGTAAGGTAATGTCTTCGCCCAACAACCCAGTCAGATCGTGAATTCCTCCAAGCTGATCGATGAACGTAACTGAGTGTGGACCCTCTGGAGTCCCGTAGAACGAAGCTTGAGTAGGGTTCTGCCCATACGGTATTGAGAAGCTTATCGCGTGAGGAGGACACACTGCCGTAGTTGTGGTCGTAGTGGTGGTAGGAGGTACGGTAGTCACAGGAACTCCCTGGACCACGTAAAATAGGCTGAACTCTGGGACGTCTGCATAGATCCAACGATTTGCGTAATCTGGAGCGTATGGTCCGGCCGTAACTGTGCTATCCACTAAGACTCCGCTGACCTCTTTAAATATTTTTACTAAGTTGAACTCATCCTCAGTTATCGAACCAGGCAAGGTAAACTTTACGATCGCACCGGTTTCGTAAACGAAATTGTGATCTGTTATTGAGTACGAGTATATGCTATTTTCAAGAAGGTACCCAGAAGGAAGAACGTAACCTGAACTAGACGTTGGGTTTGGAATTCGACAGATCGTGATCGGCCCAATATCGCTAGCGGTACCGACGACCGAAATTCCAAAAATGTAAAATTCTAAAGGATCTACTGTCGTTACTTCAGTTGAACACACGTACCCGTTCTGTGAGCAGAATGGGTCTGCGCTGAAATAGTGGAGAGTCACCGTGTCAATGTTGTTCAAGGTGTACCCTGCGATAGTTGTGTTAAAGAAAAGTTGGTCAGTCGCGTCAACGTCTCTTAGAGCAGAGGCAGTAACACCGCTGTCCTTACTAAAGTAAGCTGGGAGAAGCTTGTGACCGTCTCCCACCAGAGTCTGCAATCCGTTTATGAAGAGCAGCATGTTGCTGGAGTGAAGAGGCGCAGGGATCAAAAATATTCCTTGTGAGATAGGCGCAGTTCCTGATGGAATAACGTCTGCCACTGCGTGCATTATTACTTCTTGCATGCACGGTTGAACTCCGCTAGTTCCACCGGTGCCGGCCAAAAGAGTCCAGCCGGTTGAGTTTAGCCAAACGTACACTCCTTCTACCTTTCCGTCCTGTGCCTCGATGTACACCATCTCCCCAGGAATTCCGGTCGTTGGGAGCAACCCGTAAACTCGTAATCTCAATCGTAGAGTGTCAGTAACGTCCTCAGCTATGAAATTCTTAGCTGTAACCGAACCGTTAGGGTACATCTGAGCAACTACTGGGTATTCCCAGTCTATCTGCTCAGCTCCGTAAACTTTTAAGCCGTGGCGAACCGTTACCCAATTAGCATCCACGTTGCTTATGTCAACTGTTACTTCCGAATCGTTCTGCTCGTAATTTACTGAAGATAGAAATTCCTTTATCGCAGAAGTAAGAGTTCGAAAGTTAAAGTTCGAGATCTCAACGATCGACGTAGTGCTGGTGTTGCTTAACGGTTTTACCGAAGTGAGTTTTACCTCTACTGACATTTTAGTCTCTTATTTTTCCGATTCTCCGACCACCGTTAAGTTTTCGATGAATTCTGTTTTGGAGTCGACTTTCGAGTCCAAACCTACTGTTCCTGAACGTACTATGCACTCTTTTAGTTCTGCGTAAATTGGGTGTTCAGGTTTACTCTTGATGAAGGTGAGTTCGACCTTGTTCTCTCCACCTCTGTGAAAAGAGCATTCCTTCAGGTAAGAGTAACGAATGTCGTTCTTGTCCAAAAAGACCGAATCGAGGATTCTCGACGATCTAATCTTGCACTCATAAAGCTTACATTTTGAGATCTCTCCCTCAACAAAGCAGTTGACAAGGTCTAAATTTGAAATGGAAAAGCATTCCTTCAAATTGGCATCTCTAACTTGGACCCGCTTTTCAACGGTGTCGTAATTGATCAGGCCAGATTCTAAGTTTCCAGTAGTTATCAGGTCGAACAGAGCTTCCTTCAAGTTCGAATAATTCGACTCAACTATCCTAGGGTCATCCCTTAAGTCAATCATTAGGTGAATGTTAGGAAAAGAACGAACGAAATTCTCGTACGTTTTTACCGACAGAACGATGTCCTTGCGATTTTTCATGAAATCGCTGATCTTTCTTCTCTCGTTTACCGTGTAGGCATTGTTGTTAAGTAAAGTTTCGTAAAGGCTCTCGGCCATGTAGTTAATCAACTCTACCGCTTCCTTCTTTTTCTTCTCGTAATCCTTTCCTCCTGCGTACCTAACTTCCAAGTAATTGTTTGGAAGCTTGGTAAAGTTCAAACCGAAGTACTTTGAGTATGGTAAGTTAAAATCCATAGGACTTGCTGGGTTAGCGTACTCTATGCTAGTCTCGGCGATGAACTTATTCTTCGGGTAAATGTTAAGGACAGAGTTCTTATAGATCTTCTGAATCCTTGATTTTGCAGATGGCCACAAGTCGAATATCTTTCCCTCATCCAAGTTCAAGATGTACTTGAAAACGTTCAAATTTTGAAGCTTTTCCTTTAAGTCCAGCTCATTTTCCTTGAACGATATGTTGATGTGAAGCCCAGTACGCTCGTTCGTGAACCCGTTCTCGTTGATGAAGTTAAAAACTTTCAGCATCACGTGAATTGCTTCGTTGTACGGCATCACGCCGGTTATGAGTTCGTTGGTCTTCATCCCTCCTGAATAGTCTGGTTCCAACTTAAATGTGTTCGGGAGAACCGGTGTCTTTCCGTGGTATCGATTGGTCCAATTTACGGTCTTTCCTAGAACTTTTGCCAATTTTTCTGAAAGTTCCTTTCTTGAAAGAGGGGAAAAGAACTCGAATTCGAATCCCAGATCAACGTTATCGAACAGTTTCTTCTTGTTTATGTCCTTGTACACTTTACTGGTTGGTATTATTTTTCTCGTAAAGGTTCTTCACGATGTTGGTGAAACTTGCAACGTACTGTATGGCTAAAAGAATCATGAACGGTAGGTCTACCCACCAACTCCAGTACACCTCTCCGGTAGAAACCGATTGAAACATTTTGTACGAACCCCAAGCTAAGAAGAATGGAAACATTATCCTAGCTGCCTTTACTCGTGAACCGTAAAACTTTTTTATCCTGACAAAGGGCCACTTAAGGCTGAAAGTCGGGAGTTTTACTGAACTGTTTCTAACTCCAACGTAATTATCGTAGAGCCATTTTAATATCTTGTCTTTCATACAGGTTATTTATTTCAAAGTTTACCGGTTTATAGCTACAAACGGAGCGTTCAATCTCGGCCGTGCATTGTCGATTATCGAAATGGTCGATTCGTCTCGCAGGAACAGCTGGCTTATCACGAACTCGTGATCCTCATCCTGAACCATCGTGCTGAACAGCCTGACATTAGCAACTGAATAGTTTGCGCTTGGCAAACAGTAATTCGCGGTCGTTTCGTACTCAAACTGCCCGATTTTGCGGTAATCGTTAAACAACCTGGTCACTCCGTCGAAATTTTTAACGTTCGCTGGATCCTGCCTTAAAGAGTACACCGAAACTTGAAGTTGGCCGTACTGAGCTGAGAACGGAACGATCAGAGCGTACCACTTTCCGTACTCTACTGGACCTACTGAAAATTCGTACGGATTAATATCGTTAATGACTATTCTGATAGTTAAGTTGGGCACTTGAGAAACCTCAGAGATGGTCCCAGTGATGCGGATACCTTTCTTTAAATAATCATCATACCCCTGAAAGAAGACGATGTCTTGTGTCACGGCATTAAACCTGACTAACGAGCAATAAGTTGTGCTAGGTGTTTCAACGGTTGAAGCAGCTTTCTTGTAGATGACAGCATTTTCCTTTATTACAAATTCCGCTTCGCTGGCAGTTGTCTGAATGTTCTTTCTCTCGGTTGATTTTAGACCTAAGTTTTGATAACCTTCCACAACTACGTACTTTCCGAACGCTGAGTAAGAATCCTTAGGCCCGTTCATCTTGATCTTCACAGCAGAACTTCCAGCCTTTGTGTTAGAATCGCCAGTTGAAATTTCTCTAGCTCTCCATGCTCCAAATATATCACTATCTTCGTAAGCATAGATTTCGATCGAACTTGATGGGCTGGCCGGAGTAACGTCCTGCGTTTTCTTTTCGTTTGGGCTTCCGAAAGTTTCCATCTTGTATTTCACTATCCTTGGCGCGACCGAATTCATGTCATAGTAGTACTCTATTAGCGGAGAGTAGTTATAGGTCAGCCCTAAAAGCTTTACTTTTAGATCCTGGTGCATGTTTCTTCGAGTTTCATCCTGGTGCGTGGAGATCGTCTTTGTCTGCTGCGGATCCAGAGCATCTAGCATCTGCGAAGCAGCTTCGTTTCCCATGAGCTGGTCGGTCGACACGATGAGGTTGTCCAAGAACTGACGGTCCTCGGCTTTCATGTACATGTCAATGTTTGGGTGGAACTTAGTGAGCTGAATCTTCCAATACATAGGTTCCATCATGAACCCTCGGTAAAGGTACGATCCTTGGATCTCGTACATTCTGTTCAGGAGAGGAAAGTATAAGTAATCTCTCTTCCTAGGTTGAGCGTTTCTTCCGAACATCTGCTGAAAGTACACGTTATCGATGTGTATCTCGAACGGAACGTCAAAATCGACTCCAAACTCTTGAAAGATCGGTTTGTTATCCGGAAATTTGTTTTCTGGAACCATCACCTTTATGCACCGGCGGTTTGTCGTTTTGAAAAGGGTCCATTCCTTGAACACGAAGTCAGCTGAATCCCTATCTGGTTCAGTTTTGAAGTAAACTACATCGTGACCGTAAATCTTGTTGGTCTGTAAGCTAAGTTCCTTAGCTATCTGGATAGCTGTAAAAGCTTCGTATGGTTTGAATAGAGCTTGGTTTTCCGCAACGATCATCGGACACTTTTCATCAGAACACTGGACTGGCGGGTTGTAATCCTCACCTTGGTTCTGCGCAGTAGCCAGAAAGATCTTCACCCATTCAACTTTCAAAGGTTCCGTGAGTTGGTCGTAAGTTCCATCATCGTACTCGAACTTTATCTCAAAGAAAATGCTTTCTTCGTTGAATTCTAACGAATACAGTTCTGATAGGTCAGCTGGGCTGAAAGAGTACCATAGAGACCAGTTTGCTCGGTCGGTTGAGTACCTAAATTTTCTGATGATGTTTGCCTCAACCGCACTTCCTAGGTCCAATTCTTCCTTGTAACCATTGGGCTGAATCACTCTAAGAGCTTTTTTGACAGGCTCTCCTGTTGTAAAAATTCGGTAATTCTTGCTGTACCCAACTGAATTTTTTGCTGGGTCTGGCGTGATCTTGTAAGTGACTCTCTGCATTGAACCTACTTTTTTGTTATTTATAGTAGGCTCGGTCGAATAAGGTAATCAAACCTTAGTACTTTCTGCGCAAGCTGATCTGGTCGATTTCCATCCAAACGGTCGGTCCAGTGTTCTTATCATCATCCATGTAGAACGATAGGAATATGAACGGCGTTCCGTTTCCGTTGAACGTTAACGTTCCGGACGTTGCTATGCCGCCGGTGTTAGCCGGAAGCGTTCCAACCGTTTCGTACGTACCTGCTGAGAACGTGTGCTTGTTTATGATCAGCTGGTGAGACGACCTGTACTTCAAAGTAAGCTCGTAATTGTACGAAGTTGCCGGCAGAGAAATGTTGTTAGAACCGATTCCGATTGCACCGCCTCTACCTACTTGACGAACCGCTTTCTGAACAAACTTGTTGAAACCTGAAGAGAGTCCATTGATTATGGAATAAGTCTGGTAGAGAGTAGAAGCTGCTTGCCAATAGTCTCCTAAACCGTACGGAGCGTTATCGTCGTTCCAGTCAGTTGAGAATGGATCGTTAGGCGAATCCGAGTTGACCAACAATTCTGGACCGTATGCTGGAGCGGCCGTTGTGCTAGTCGTGGTAGTCGTTGCTGGACTAGTAGTAGTGGTCGTTGTAGTAGGTGTTCCAGTAGTCGTTGTCGTAGTCGTCGGAGTCGAGGTTGTGCTAGTTGTTGTCGTGGTAGGACCAGCTGTAGTAGTGGTCGTTGTCACGCCAACCGGGTGAGCATCGTTGGCTGTCTGGTGGTCAGTTATGTAAGTTCCACTAACTGTAATTTCTGTTGTGTTTCCGTTAATTGGATCAGTTGGGTGAACGTAATTCAAAAAATCGTAAACTGATAAGTTTGACTCAATTGCGCATACACCAGGAGTTGAATAACTGTTACGGTGACCGTACAGAGCTAGTTCAGGTTTCGTTATCGTATCTGTGTAAGTCTTGAATTTTGCGTACGGTGTTCCTGCGCCAATTGGCATCCAATCGTAAGTTGTGTCTACTATATTTCCGCCTTCTCTCCACGAGTAAAACATTGAAAACTGTCTCAATCCAAAGCCTGTGCTTATCGATGGAGATATTGAAACGTTGAACTTAGCATTTTCCGAAACGCTAGATACTGGCCAGTGATCGAATATTCCCAAATCTCTTATCGAAATTTGGTGGATTTCGTTTCCGGTTGCATGCTGCATGCCTATCCATTCATTGTTCACATCAGACAGAACTCCTATAGTTTCTCCGCTAATGTGCGGTAATTCGTAATACGGCGGAGATTTTCTTCCTGCAGTTTCGACGATCGTCCAATTGCTAATCTTAAATTTAATGGTGAACGATACGATCTTTCCGACTTTAACGAACACGCCTGTTTTTTCGGAAATAGTAGGTTGGGTAACTCCTCCAGTTATGACATTTGCTGCAGGAGTTGGCATGGTTCCAAAGTAGACGTCAGGAGTGAACGTTCCTTCCTGGTATTCGTCTAAAGTGTTCAGGTCTGCGCTGTTAACGGTAGGTAATGCTCCAGTTGAAACTGGAAAAGGAACTGCACTACTCAACCGCGAACCTTTGATCTTTAAAGCAACGTTCGAATCGCTTGATCCGATCTTTACCTCCTTTGCTGTATCGCTTGCGTAAATTCCAACGTCGGAATCTGATAGGCCTTTAATACCCTGAGGATTAAGTTCAACTTGTGTTGACGTTCCTCTTGATAGAATAGCTAACTCATCGAACAGGAAGGTCGTAATTTTGGATTCTGCTCTAAATCCGAACTTGTTTGAAGAATATGGATCAAAACCTAAAGCTACCTTGTAAGTATCAGTTGGCTCTACTTTCTTGAAGTGTAAACCGTCGATCGCGAGAGCGGTCGTTCCAACTGCTGCTGAACTTCCTTCTAGTGTGCTGCTAGATAGGGCTAGGTGAAGAACCGAGTTTGAATCTTTAGCAGCGGCAGCTTTCTTATTTATAGTCCATTCGAATTTTGAGTTAAGCGCAGGTTCAGTTTCATCGTCAAGCGAACTTAGAACGAAATCTGTGAGAATTACGCTTTCGCCAGGAAGATCTGCTGCGTTCAGCCTGTACTTTCTAACTCTTAAGTTCTGGTACGTTGGGCTTACCACGTACTTTGCATCTGAGTCTGTCGTGTGCAATGCTTCCGCAATATCATCAACCGATCCTAGTTCCAATTGGTGGCGGTAACCGGTGCTCGAAACGAATTGATCTGGGTGTGTAGCTGCGTTAACCTTATCGTAGAATGAGTACAGAGAGAGTAGAGCTGTGTACGGGAACGCTTCGTTCAGCAACGAAACATCTGATCCTAATCTATCGTCTGTTACCTTTACTAAGTAACCGTTTGAGTCAGGTGAACCGTTCGATATTATCTTCTTGGCAGTTGCAGTATCGAAGTTGAAGATTAGCCCCTGCGAATTCTGAACAGACGCCGTGTTTAATTTCCAGTTAGGTGGGTACGTTTCCCAGTAATCTCCAGGTTTTGAAAGGTACGAAACTGTTATTCGGTCAATGCCTTCAGAACTGTTGATAGGAATGATTATTCTAGCCGGTGGCGTCTGCGTGTTTACACCAACTCTCCACGGAAACAGTTCTCCGCCGCTTTCGTTGAGAGCTTCTCTGAAAACTTCGCTGAAATCCGTTATTACTGTCCATACGGTACCTTCGGATTCTTTCTTGTATATTCCATTGTATGAAGCTGGCCCAATTTCAACCTTGCCTACGTAGTAATCACCGATTTTTGAATCAGTAGGAGAAGAAGTAGTTAGATCGATAAAGGTCGTTCCTGCTTCTGACCAAATTATGGTACCGTCAGCACCGGTGTACCCTCTAGGTCCTCTTGGACCTGGACCACCAGCGTCGCCCTTATCGCCCTTATCGCCTTTATCTCCAACACCAAGGGCTATCAGCTGATTGAAGTTAAAATTTAGCTTATTGGCCAAATCCGCTTGGTTATCAGCTGAGAATATCTCTTTTAGGTTGATGTTGACCGCCATTAAATGTACTTAATTTTTAGCTTTGGTACCAAGCTGACTCCGGCACTTGCTTTTTTGAGCATAGAACCTACTACGATACCTGAATTAGAGTTATTTATTTTAACCGTTTTGACTTCAACGTAACCGGCGTCGTCTAATTGGTCGTACGGTACGATGGCTATCGATATTGAATTATTGGCTATTGTCCTATCCTCTTTTTCGTAGAAATCTATATTATCCAATGAATAGAGTTTCAATAAGTTAGTCTTGCAGTACTGGTAAAGGTACTCGTCGAACGTTAGGTTTCCTAGAGAAACTTGATCCTCTGTTATCGGCTGGCCGAATTCGTCGGTAAAGAATTTTTTGAATTCTTCTCTCAGTTTCGTGCTTCCGTCCAATCCGTTTTCGGATAGAGCTTTTGCTACTGCTTGAGAAAAGTTGATCTTGAACCGTACTTCGTTCGTGTACACTGAGTATGCTAAGTCAACTAATTGGCCGTTTGCAGTTAAGTTCAAAAAGTCTGAATCTGGAATGTCGAATTGATCGTTTGTTAGCTCAACCGAATTGAAAGCTTCCACAACAAAACTCAACGGAACGTTGAGAAGTTTTGAAACGAAAGAATAGTCCTCAGTCACTCTTCTTGATCCAGGTATTTTTTCTCTAGCGCTCTTAGTTGTGTACGCATAGTGATAGTTGAAATCCCAACTACTGGATAAAATGTCATAGGAATCAAAATCGACTGGCGATTCGTAGATCATAGGGTACAGGGGTTCGAACTTTTGAGAATTTTCAAAGTCCAATATGTTAAAGTCCGCGTATTTTACGAACGAGAACTCCTGAATCTTAAAGAAATCGCTTATTTCTGGGTTTAGAAATACGTTTGCTCCGGAAAAATACATGTCTTCGAGATCAACGTTCTGTTTGAATCCTGAAACTGTTCTGTAAATTACGTCGTACTCACCGGAATAGCGGTTGATGTCGTAAGCGGTTGACGGTTCCTCTTCGTGAGTGAACCCACCGGTTAAAGATTTGCTGTCAGTTACAACAGACTCAGGTTTTGCAGCAACGATGGTCGTCTTTTGTATCTTGTCAGGATCCTCAACTCGAATAGAGATCTTCCTAGTCGGTAGAAGCTGTCCGTTCTGGTAACTTTCCCAAGAAACTAGTGATGAATTTCTTTCCAAAAGAAGTTTAAAGTTAGAGAACGATAAACTTTCAAATAGGTTTGCAAAGTAATCCTTTCCGCCGAACAGTTGGAACTGTTGAGTATCGTTGAGCCAGTAGTTTGAACTTCCGGTCGGGAAGGTTAATGGGCTAAGAACGAAGTATGGTCCTGAGGAATTGGCATCGACCCTTACTTTTAGAACTATCGTGCTTTTACCGGCAGGTCTGTCCAGAGTCAGCAAGTTATCCGCTACTCGTAACAGAGCATGAGTAGTTCTGCTAGGGTTTCCTAAGTCCAGTTCTGTCTGAAAACTATCATCGGCAAAGGTCACGTCGGTGTTCAACAGAAAAGATATTTCTCCCTGCTTGTCGATGAACATTAACGGGGAGAATGCCGGCATCGGCGGTTCGATAGGAGGAGATACTTCAGGTAAGTCCTTTAACGGATTAGTCAGAGTATCATGAGACCCGCTGATCGGATTTATGAAATCCTCAAGCTTAAAATCTGCTACTGGAAAACCGCCCAGCGCTTTTGCATCCAGAAAATAGTTAGTAGAAGTAGCAACCGATCCGGAACTGCTCAAATCTAATCCTAACCCGAGTTTTACTGCTGAGTAAGCGTTCTTCGTTGCATTGTACTTTTTATCCTTCACCGAATACAGGAAATTGTAAGTTAGATTAGAAACTCCATTTTCGTTAAAAGACACACGGTAATCTCCAAAGACTGATAAAAATCCTGGAAGAACCTTACTAACTGATAGGTGGCCTGACGGCATCAACAAGCTTACGCTCAGATAGCTTCCCGCTTGGTCCTCAATTATTCTAAATTGTGCGGCTTCTGTTTCAAGGTAACCGATCTTCGGCTTACTGATTTTTAAGTACTGTGTTATTCCGATGGGCGCAGCTAAGTTAATCGCACCGCTTTGAAAATTTCCCTGTGCTGCTTGACTAAATAAATCAGTCTGTTCAAACGAAACTACGTATTGCTTCGTATTGTCTGTTCCCTTTCTTATCAGCCAGGTTTCGTTAGCTTTTGGAATTCCGCCGTAGACCCAAGCATTATCAACCGTTCGTTCAACTCGACCTAGTTTAAACGAATCGTTTGAAAAGCTAGGATAATTTGACGAAATGATAGAGTCGAAAACTTCGTCTCCTATCACTGAATTTTCCGTCGTGTACGTGTAATCGACCAAGTAGTTGGTAGCGAAAGGATCCTTTATGATTCCGTCTGCATCCATGAACGTAATTAGCTGGTCTATTCTCTTGTCAGGGAATTTGTATATCCACGGTTCGCTTGTGCTAGTGATTATGTCTGGCAATAGTTGAGAGTTAACGTTTGCTACTGAACCAATCGGCATTTCGATGAGAATTACTATCGATTTTGCATCAACGTTTTCAATCACTCGGTACTTTATTAGATCCTGTGATTCGAAGATTCGTTCTTTGATAGGTTTCAGTAGAATGCTAAAGTTGTAATCCTCGAATCGTTTGGTTGACACGAGAGTGCTTCCATCTTCCGCCAATTCAGAAAATGTGAATTTTGCGCCGTTGAAAACGGTTGAAAATTGGTTTGAAAATTGATCGCGGTAAAGTTTAGAATACCTAAACTGTGGGCGGTCTATTTCTCTGTCATTTAGTTTTGGAATGTAAGTAAAGTACCGTTCAAAGTAAGTAGAATCGGCTATCATTTCTAACGCAGAAAATGGCTGATCGAAGTAAAAGAAATTTTTCTTCATCAAATCCTCCGCTTGTGTGTAGTTGAAATCAGATTCGATGTAGAACCATTCGTGAGTTAACTTTTCTGGAGTAGGGTAAGTTTCGTTGTGCGACGGCCCAAAGTTATCCTTTCCGAACATGATGTCGGAATTCAAACGGTAAGGATTTCCCCTAGCATCTGTCGAATCAATGATCCCCCATTTGGAAACGTACGGAATGACCCGGCCGTCTGTTGCAAATTCCTTGTCAAAATTTTCCAAGTAAACGTGATACTCACTCTTAAGGTTGTTCGTCTTGTACTTTTCTCTGTATTCATACGTTGGGGCTTTAGGGTCCGGTGCACTGTGATCAGCTCCGAACGAGAAAAAGCCTTTAAATGTGGTCATGTTATCCGATTCATCCTTTATTGGGATATCGTGTCTTTGAATTAGTGCCTGATTTTCAGGAAGCTTTTTCGACTGAACTAGAACCGCATCTCCGCTAACTACTTCGTACGATTGTAGTTTTTCAACGTTCTGCCAAACCGTTGGGTCAGGGTCAGCGGTTGAGTATTCCTGATTGTTTATTTTTACCTTTCCGTTTCCAACCACCTCGTACGCGTACTTAGTGAAATCCAAAAGTTCAGTTTCCTTAGGAACGTAATAGTTCTGGTAGAAGTCTATTTCTGGAATTTTAGTGTACTGGGAAGAGTAAGTGTAAAAGTCCATGTCCTTTATCTCGAAAAGTGATAGAACACCTATTACCGGTTTGAATATTTTACGAATTTCTAGACGATCGTACACAACGTCGATCGGTTCGTTGTCCTTCAACATCAGCGCTGCATTTTGTAAGAACTTTAACACAGCTTCTTCCGTTAAGGAATCGACTTCATCGATTGACACCGCTGAATTGCAAACTCTAAGGATCTTTGACCAATCCTTTTCTGTCTTTACAACAATATCGTCCAAGATAGGCATCAGCCTAGCTACGTTTCCGATAGGGATGACTGCTTGCTTTGTGTTTAGAAAACCGCCATCTGCGAATACTACTTCGTTCGTGTGAACTCCGTTTACTTTGACTCTCTGACTAAAGTCCCCTATTGCTTTTATTGCTAGCTGTTTGTAATTATTGCCAGCAGTCATCACTTGAGCAAAGAAAGTCTTTTCAAAACTCTTACCTGTGATGAAGGAATGATTCAAATTCGTTAGAACTTCAACGACGGTTGACGCTAGCTTGTTTAAGTCAGTGTACCGATTTCCGTTTATGTTCGCGTTATCCAAATTTATGAATATCCTCGAACCTACAGCTTCCTGTGAATAAGAGATGTCGTCCCAGATCCAATTGGTACCATCAACCGACGATTTGTACTGCACGCCTATCACCTCTGGTGTGTTTGGGGTGAATACTGTCGGTACTGTGTTAGGATTAGTTGAGTTAAAGAGCACAGTTTCTGAGGTAGGGTACGAAATTACGTAATCTTCATCATTTGGAAACACCAGATCGTAAGCAAAATCACCATTGTCATTGTGAACGAAAACCAAGTCATCGTACTTTCCGTAATCGTCACGGTTGTCGTACGTTGAGCCATTTGCATGATACACTCTTAGCGTATCTAGGTGCTGTAAGTCTTCTGTGAACTCTATGGCAACTGTAGATCTTGTGTTTAGCGATGAACTCTTAGCCGTTTCCTGAGAAAGTAATTCTCCTGGACCAAAGAGCAGACCAATGTCCACTCGGCTATCGGTTACCGTGAATTTTATGCGATTATTCGCCTGTTCCATCGATTGAACCTTTGGAAACACCAGCGAATTGTCTTTTATCTTGAGGTACGGGAAGAACATGCTGTTCTCTCCGGTCATTGCTCTGTCGAACGCTGTTAAATCTGCTTCAACTCCAATTCCGCGAAGAACTACTCCGTTTGAGTTAGTAATATTCACCGAAACTTCGTCTTCCTCCCTAAACCTAAATGGCAGTTGATTATCGTTATCCTCTTCGTTTTCGTACATGCTTTCAAGGTCAGTCCTAAATGCTGTTAGATCTATTAAGTTGCAGTAAAAGCCGATGTACCGGTTAAATGTGTAAGGATCAGAGTCGTCATCATCAAATAGAAATTCCAAGTTTATTATTCGCGGGTACACGATGTTGTTTCTTTCAAAACCTTCAGTTATGTACTTTTCTAATTTAATCTGAGGTATTGATTTTCTCAAAGTTGATGACAGTAACTCTGGAATTTCAACGTATGTGCCAGCTCCAATGGAAGATCCACGGTAAACCGAGTAACGATCATCCTTGAAGTTTACGTACAGAGGGTTTCTTGGGTACATAGGATTTTTCAAAATGTTCCGTATGTACGTTCCAACTTTGCTAGTTTCAGTCAAGCAGATGTTCTTTACTACGCTTGCATTTCTAAATAGATCAAGAGCGAACTGAGTTCTGGTGAAATTGGGGTCAGCAATTTTCTGTTTCCACTCGCCTACTGTGTAATTGGAAGCAGCTGGAATCTTTAAGATCACAAAACACTCTGGGATGACTGTGTCCAAGTAAAGAGGAGCAAAGTAACTGAATTTTTCGTGATAATTTTTGGAAGAAAGGTACTTTGCGCCGCTCGAGTAAAGATCAAAATCGAATTGATCCTTTAACTCTTTTGCCACCGTGCCTACTGTGATAGTTGAACCTACTGCGAACGATATCTGAGTAGGAGTTTTTCCGCCATCGTAGAATTTGAAGACGTTTACCTCATGACTTGAATTTTCGTCTATTGCAAAATTCTTGTACTTACTCTGAGCAAGCTCAGGAGTTGCGTCTATTGAATTGAACCATAGGTTGCCGTCAGAGTCAACGGTCAGCTTGAGGTTTGAAGTCAGCTTTGGGTTGGTCCGTAAAACGCCGAAACTAACTCCTTTGTCCGTTAGTTTGGTGTATGCAGGAGTCAGGTTGTGCAAAGTTCACCGATTATTTTAGTCAGTCAGAGCGATCTGACTCATAGTTGCCGACTTAGTTATCGTGCTGGTCGGTGTGATGACTGACGTTTCTTTTTCGTACTGTGAGCTTACCACAACGTCGAACGAGAATGTATCGTCTTTCAACTTTATGTCAAATCCTATCTGTTTAGTATATTTAACATTCCTTAAACCGGCTGTCACATTTGCGCGGTAACCACCGACGTACGTGAGGTAGTCTGAACACCTGTACTGGAACGTTAACGGAATCTTTAGAGCATTTGCTTCTCCGAATTCAACAGTTCTCTTTGACTGAGTTGGGCTGTACGCTGTAACCGCTACACTTTCGTGTGAAGTCGGTGAAAGGTACAGGTACGCTCCGCACGTGTATTTTCCTATTAAGTACTGATCGTTCGACGTAAATCCCTGTTTTAGTGGGTAATTGTACTCGTACGGGCTTGCTCCTGAAACGGTTGGCCTCTTGTATGCGGATTGAACAAAATTCTTTGCTCCAAATGGATCGGTCGATTCTTCCTCAGACGTTTCAACGTGAATTGCTTGGCTGAACGGTAGTGTCGTTTGAGTATCGGTTATGCTAGGCCTGTATATCGAACCCCAAGCATTGTTGTACTTTCCACCAGGTTTTATGTCTGGATGATCGACTGAGATGCAGAATTCTGATAGAAGACCTCCTCCTACCGGAACACCTGAGCTTAGAGAACCGTTCCAAACGCCGGAATTAGTTGACATTGAATACGAAACGTTCTTCACCTTTATGCTGAGAGAAGAAAGTGTCGGATCGTATGGCAGGTAATGACCAGCTGTGTACGGAACTTTAGTGTTAGTTCCGCTAAGCTCTAGTCCTTGGTAATTGTAGGTGTTAATGTCAAAGCTCGAAGAATAAGCACTCGCTGCCTCGTTGATCTTTCCACCTACTTCATCTCCAGCCACTAGTTCTTCGCTCAAGTTTAGAGACATTGCTCTACGGTACAGAACTTGGCCCTTTACCTGAGACGATTGGTAACCATCCATTTGTTTCAAACCGGCTGGCGTACCTGAAGTAGACGTGTTTATGGTCAACGGACACAGATCGTAACGTAAATTCGTGTGGTACCCATCGTCATCGAACAGAACAGGATTGGACGGAGTAGCTGCTTGACCAGTTGCACCGTTTAACGAAGCTATAAGCTGCAACGGGGTTTGCGAAGTATTTTCCAGTTGAATTAAGTACTGGTTGGTTATGATCTTTCCGTGATCGTACGTTGTGATGTTTCCGCTTACCTTCTTGATCTGATCTTTGTAGTAACCGGAGAATATTTGAATAGTCTGACCGTTGTTAACTGTTATAGCATTTCCTTCTTGGTCGATGAGACTGACTTTCAACTGACCGGCACCGCTAGCCATTGATGCTTGGATCGAACTGAGAGTATCACTTATCTGCTTTACTTTTGTGTAAAGGTCCACGATGCTGCCATCCGTTGCAAAGAACCCACTGGCAACGTCTTCTGCTTTGTGAGCAAAGTACTTATCCCTGCTAGTAAATGCTGTTGACAAGTGAATGTCAAGGCCCTTTGCATCCAAATCGCTCTGGAAATTGATCTTTGCTTCCTCAGCGAAAGCCTGCTGTGAGATAACCGAAATATCCTCTATCGTCTGCATGCTTGCCGGAAATTCAACTAGCACGCTGTTAGACCAATCAGATTCGACCGGATTGTCAGGCCAACCTGCTTCTGAGAGAGTTTTAACTCGAATTTCTATGACTTCTCCCTTATTGATAGGAATTTCAACCTGGTTGCAATTAACGACGTTTGGGTCAGCTACGTTTTCATCTTCCCACTCGTAAAATCCAGTGGAAGCATTGTATTTCTTAACTCTGGCTTTTCCTAGAGATTCTTTCCATGGAGAGAATGCGCCAGTTATCTTGTTTCCCTTTGCATCAGTGAATGTTATCTGTTCAGCAGTTTCGCTTGTTCCGGTTTTGCTTAAAACTCGGTAAGCTATCTTAAACTGAGCAGCATTCTGCATTCCATAAGTAGTTTCCTTAGGTTCAGGAATGTGCCACATTCCTTTGATGTGATAGGTTGGTGCTTTTATCAGAATAGGCGCTCCCTTTACGGCAGTGGTAACTGATGAGATCTTGCTAGCCTGGGCCGTGCTCAAAGTTTGTCGAGTATCGGTTAGCGTTTTTAAGTCCTTATTAAGTTTTAGTTGCTGAGCATCTGTAAGAGCTGCATTTGTGTTTAGTTGAGCTCTCTTGTCACTCAACTGCTTATCGATTTCGCTAATCTGCGACTTGGTTGCCTCAATCGAAGCAATGTTCTGCTTTACTGCTTGAATATCGTTAGCTGACTGAATGTGAGCATCAACCTGAACGACTCTAAAGTGTTCAGCTGATAACACAGCGGCATTTGGAGTTTCTCCAAGCGATTTTGGAACCTTCTTTTCCTTTGAGTAATTGAGGAACATCAAGCTAAAATCAGCAACGTACTGATTGTAAAAATCAGCTAATGCCATAGTAGACCCAGTGTTAAGCGTGATGGTTAGTTCGTTAGTGAACAGACCAAACCCTTGTGAGTAATTCTGGGTTGTGACTTTCAGCCTGGAGCTCATAGGTCTTAAGAATATTACCTGACGTTCGTTGTAACCAACGTTTACTGGGACAGTCTTGGTGATTTCAAGCTGGGGTTTTATCTGAAGTTTTGCTGCGCCCGCAGTAAGTTCGCCCAAACCGAACATGCGGTTAAGAACAACGCTTCTCTGTTTGGTGTCAACCGCTGTAACCTCATATTCGGAGTTGTCCGGTGTGATAAGAACGTCACCTACTACCAGAGTTCTCTGAACTACACTAGTCGGTGAAGTCGTAGCTTTTTCCATGTAACGCAAAGTATTCAGAACGTACTTGCTAACCGTCACAGTTTGAGTTTCATCAAGAACTACCTTTGCTTCAGCATCACTGAGTATGCTGAGTATGTCAAACGTTCCAGAAACTTTGTTCTGTGAAGGTGGTACCGCTGATTCGTTAGTGTCTTCGAAGTAAGAAATACCTCTAGCACTCAGATCGTTTATCAGAGTGGTGTAATTTATGTCGTTTCTTCCCTTGTAAGTAGAATCGAAGTAATTTAGATCTGCTTGAACCACAGATGTTACAATAACGCGACCTACTTCGAATCGGTCAATGTCATTAGATACGGCTATTGTATCGACAGGAATGTCCACGTACAGAAGAGGGTTTAAGAATGATTCGAAGAACCAATTTGCTTTGTAATTGAAAGTTGTCGGAGCTTGAACTGTCTTGCTGGAAACTGCATCCATCGTGTTAACTACGGTGGACACGTCCTGCAATTCGAACGATTTTACGTTTCCGTTCTCGTCTATCACACCAACTCTATTGGCATTGCCGGTTAGAAGAGAATTAAACTTAGCATCCAAAGAATTAACCTTGTTCGATAAGTAAGCAAACGAAGGAACAACAAAAGCCTTGCTGGTTCCATCCTGCAATTTTTGGTTGACTGTTACTGAGTCGGAACTGGTGCTCAACATCATGGAGAGTTTAGTCAAAAACTCTTGCAGGTTGTAGATGTCTACACCAAGTTCGGCTAGGTAATCTGATAGCGAGTTCTTATCGGCCATGTCAATTATCTTATTATTTTATCCACCTGGAATACCAAGTTTACGTGATCGGTGCAAGTCACTTCCACAATTGGCCGTCCTGTCCTTCCATAATTGTCCGGAAAATCAGCGGACGTTAGAGTCGTTATGATCCTTCCGTACGGTTCAGCTTGGTTAGTCATGTTGCTAGCATCGGTCTTTACGTAAATGACGAAATCGTCTGGAATTATCTGCGTGTCTATCACCAGCTTGAACACTTGTCCAGTTTTCCACTTAGTGACAGAATCGTTGATTCGTATCTCTAAATCTGAAGAAAGAGTCCAAGGAGATGGGTTCAAATTATTATTTGATATCGGTTTGTAGTGTTTTACGTAAGTGTTAGACACGCCCAAATCAAGAGAACAGACGTTTGCTACCGTTACGGCTGGGCTAGCCAAGTTTAACTGAGCAGACGATGAATACATCTGAGAATTATTCGTGATGGTCATCTGCCCGTTTACTGCTTTGTCCAGAGAAATTCCGTACCCGTTCTTAAACGGTGCTAAATCGTACGACATTAGGATGGAAGTTCGATTGTTGTAGAGATCGTCTAGCTGCTGGTTTAAGCTGTCTATTAGAAGCATGATTGCATCGGTTTCGCTGAACGCTTCCGATGCAGCGGCAACCGTCGTTTCTAGTATTTCAACTCTCTTAGTGAGAGCGTCCAATCCCGAAGTGCTGATCATAGCTTGTTTAGCTGCATTCAGGTCATCGCTGAGCTGTTCGAGTTCAGCTATCTTATCGTTGTACGTGGTCTGCAAACTTCTCAGCTGGGTTAAAACGTCAAGGAATAGATCTAGGCCAAATGTTGAGTAATCGTTTATTGATTTTTCAACAGCAACGTCTTCGATTGAAGTATCGAATTTGATGTTTATCTTGTGAGCAAATGCATTACCGTTGGTCCTATCGATAGCGTTAGGCTTTTCTTTTAGGATCATTGGTATCTCGTACTCGATGCCGGATTGCTCTACCTTGTTTAGGAAGTAAATTCCGTAAAGGTTTGTAACACTAGTAGGTTCGTTATTATCTTCTAACGGAACTGGATCGTACACGTCGTAGTACACTAAGATCGCGTTGAATTCGAAATCGTAGTTGTACACGGAGTCAGCTAGTTGAGCTAAACTCTTTATCGTTGGATCATCCGCAGCTACCGTGTAATGAGATAGGTCGAAATCGATTACCATACCGTCGTGAGTAGACCTTAGGTATTCAACTGTTCTAGTGTTTCCGCCGCCGTCAGTGTACGTCTTGTAAATCTTTTGGACCTTTGGAGTGGACGAAGGAACCCCGTACGGTGTTCCAAAGTACGCTGCTTGGTCCGTGTGATACATGTTGTTCGTAGAATTAGCTCCCCACCAATAACTTGGGCTGATAAGGTTCCAATCGATTACTGTGTTTAACGTGTCAGTTGATTTTTGCGTGCTTAAACCTGAATCTAGGTCAAAAAACGCGTACAAATTCATTCCGGCGTACGGGTGAGTATCGTCGTGATGACGTCCGTTCAAAAATTCAACGTCCAGCGGATCACCGGGAGCATTGAGTATCAACATTCCTGGGTTGTAGTTCTCGTCGGGTACTGAATTGAACAGAACGGTCGGCGAAGTTCCAACGTTCGTTGGAACGTTGATGTAAAGTTCGCTGTACGAATTATCCTGGTGTCTAACTGAGTTGACAACATCAATGTCGCCGATGTACTTAACTACTCGGTTGTAAGTAGAAGAACTAGCATCGTACCAATCTTCTGCCCACCTTTTTTCTCCGACCGGTAGAGTGTTTATCACTTCTGTCGCGTTTGCTGCTCTCCAACGAATTGCGCTGAGTTCCTTCAACCACTTCCAGAAAACTCTTTCTGCAACGTTGAGTTTCTTTTCTCTCATGTAAGTTTCCTGAGATATGAGAAGACTTTCAAAATTCAGAGCGTAATTTTGAAAGCTTAGCGCCAAGTTGATGTTCTGGTTGGCACTTAATCCGTCTAGGATAGGAGTTTCTCCGACTGCCAGAAATTGAGTTCGGTTATCGGTGACGAGCGTCGATGGAATTCCTATTTCAGGAATGCGTAACAAGGCAAACTTGGAAAACCTGAACTTGTTCGTGTTATTGTTGAACGTTAAGTTTAGGTCCTCAAGCCCGCTCTGAAACGTGTAAAATATTCCCTTAGACGTTTGTATCGGTTTTATCAAAGGAGCAACTGCCATCCGTTGTTAGATTAATTTATGATCACAGTGTTGTGACTGTTAGTTATTGTGTAATTTGCATAGTCCGCGTACTGCTCAGTCTTAGTAAAGCTGAAAGATGAATCTTTCGGCGCGATCTGCGCATTTGCTACGCTGTTTTGGTTTCCGAACCTAACAAAGTAGGCACTTCCTGTTCCAGCAGCAGCGACTGCTGCTACGTCTGTTGTCGGGATCGTTCCCCAAACCGAGCTGTTTATGTGGCCTCTCTTGTACGTGCTAAGGTTAGAGTTAGCACCGCAAATAACGTTTATACCGTTTGAAAGACCTGAATTTGAGATAGCAGGAAGGAGAGAGTAATCTACTTCTGTCATATCGTACAAGTACACTCTGTTAAGAATAACGGTAAACGTTTGCCCAACTGCTGGCCTATCGCTAGTCGATTCGTGAAGAAGCAGCCAGATGGAATTTCCGTAGTTGGTGTAACCGCTCGGGAAGATTAGGTCCACGTATATGAACTGCGGGTCTGTCTTCGATAGGGTCAGTTTTGAGTAGGTGTAGCTGAGATCTCCAGCAGCGGTTAAGGTTACCTGCTTTGGAGAAAAAGCTCCTCCGACATTTGAGTAACTCTGCGTGATAGCTTGCTTTGGAATTTCAACCTCTCCGTACAACCTCGACTTGATCGGGGTTGTAGAATCTCCGACGTAAAGACCTCTATCTGCTGCTCCACCTGTCGTTGGGTAAGTTATTGGCAGGTTTCCAGCGGTAGTGCCAATGACTATCGTCGGTACGGCTATTTTTGATCCAGCAGCAGTTGCATTGAACGCTTTGGTCATTGTAAAATTATCGGCCAAAAGAGTAGAAACTCCGGCTGCTTGGGTTAAACTAGCGATCGTAGCTGCGCCTGGCGTGGTGCCAGCTTTAAAAACGACGCTGTTGGAAACGACCAAGTCCTGAGTGAACACTTTGTTGACCGGTGTGTCAACCCCGATGTACTTGTTAATGAGGTCGATCTCCAGGTCGTTTATCAGACTCTCAATTGAACTTTTGAACAGGGTGTTGTTCGCGTTAATTATGAGCCTCATGTCTGACACAAAGGTCGTCTCCAAGATCGGAGTTATCGCTAGTGTAGTTTCGCTAAAAGCCATTTTGGTTGTTCTTTTTTGGTTATTTATTCCGATTTTTTATCGGCGTGTCATTTCGAATTTTCTGTCGTTCAACTGCTTTTCCACGTACTTAGAATAGTCGTCAATTGTCATTGACGAGACTGCATCTATCTCTGCGGTAACCTCGTAAACGTTTCCTCGAGTGTCCATCGTTTTTGCAACGATCTTGTACCTTCCAGCTGAATCGAACCTCCATATAAAGTACGAGGTTGTCTTAACTTTAGCAACTTCAACCGAATCTTTCGTTAGGGTCCATTCGGTCTCGATGTTAGACGGTAAGTTGGATATTATTATGAACACTGGATGGTGCAAAGGCACTATCATAGTGTTGTAAGTAGCTCTAACGTTAGTTGTGCTTAGCGAATTTTGATCAAATTCTGACGGCAGAAATCCTGTCTGTTCTCCTAGATCGTTATCGTAAACTACGAAACCGCCATCAATCCAATACCTTATGTCGGATGCCGTTGCTGCTTTGTGATCACTTAACGAGATCAATGTATCTGCGAATGGACAGTTTAGGAAAAGAAGGTCTTCATCTATCTGAACATTTGCTTGTAACAGAGTGGATTGAACCGAAACTAGAGTAGTCGCGTCGAACACGTACTCTGGTTTTTCGAAAGTGTATACTGATTTGACGACAGCTAGGTCGAAAGAATCGAAGTTGTCGACCGCGTTTATCAGATCGACGTCTATCTCTACTTGGTAGTCTGATAGAGTCACTACGAAACCTTCCGCGTACCCGCCGCTCGAATTTCTTATTCTTACTCTATCTCCCAACTGAAGAGTTGTGTTGGAGTAGATAGTAGGAAACATCCAACTTGATGGGCTAGGCCACAGGAGTCCGGATGGGTTTGGCCACAGTGGGTCGAGCTCGTCAGGCCAGCTAGACGGACCTCCCCATATTGGACCTGAAGGTCCAGGGTACCAACCAGATGGGCCAACCCATATCAAACCGTCATCGTCGATCCAGTACGGGCCGCCTGATGGGTAATCGTAAAACGGACCTGACGGACCGTAGTACCATGGGCCAGACGGTCCTACCCAGAAAGGTCCGGATGGCCCGACCATTGCCGCTTGAAACAGCGTGCATATTCCCAATTTTATAGTCTTGTCGGATATGTCTAAATCTATCGAACTTGGCAAGTAAGGCAGAGCATCAAAAACGCCAGAAAGAGTGTACTCAAACTTTAGTATGGAATGGTTCTTCTTGTCCTGGAACTTTGACGTGGCTTTTACGCGATTTCCTACTACTTGGTAACGGTACTCCTTCCAACCAGGAAGATTGGCTGTTTCCATGTAAGTGACAAAATCTTGCGGAGTTGAGATGAGCATGAAGAATTCTACTTCGGAAAATCCACCGAACTGGATCCTGGTTAGGTAGGAAGCCGGCGTGTCCATGTAAAGATTATCAAAATCTATGTAGAAACCGTCCATTAAGTCGCCAACGTATCCCATTTCTGAAAAAGTGACGTACTTCAAATCGCGGATCGCGGCGGTCGAGTAGTCGGATAGTGTCGGTTGTCCGTTTGCTGAACCTGTTCCCCACCGGTTCTTTGCCGGTTGAGCTGAATTTTCGTAAGTTTCGTAACCTGCCAAAGGATTGTATATCTGAACCTCTGTTTGAGGGCTTCCGACTCCGTATTTTTGCGAGTAAGTGTACCAATCTAAGTAGTGAGAAGTGACGTCAGATATTGGAGCATTGTCCCCGTTTAAGTTTATCACAGCTGCGTACGGAAAGTAAAGTGGGCTGTTTCCTAGATCCTCAACCGTTACGTTGCTCAAGTTCTTAAAATCGTACTTTGATTTATCCTGAATTTTGACGAACGCTTCGAGAACTGGTTCTTCTCCCATGACGGTTATCTTCCTACTTTCTGTAGAAGTTCCACCGTGCATGTCGTGAACTTTTAAAGTTATCGTGTACTCGCCGGAATACGGTAACATGTGAGGTATCTTATGAACGTTTGCAACCTTATCCCTCCACTCAAAGTAGTAATTCTGAGGACCTTCAATGATCCATTCAATCTCGTAAGCGTTCTTGTACCTCAAGAAACCAACTGTGTAGTGAGAATCGACCAAGTTAACTGTCCACCCAGTGCTGGTAGCACTTCCAACAGCAGTATCAACACTAACCTTTATAGTAGTAGGTGGGTAACCTATCGGAGCAATTTCCGTAACCGTTCCTATCATGTACAGGGATTGGTTTATCGAAACTGTGATCTTTACTCTTGATCCAACATTGAATGATTGAATCGTCGCACACGAAAAATACTTTGTGCCGGTAGTTATAGTGTTTAAGGTTGACGAAGTGGTAGCTTCGCTAAGTATGAAGTCTTCAAATGTTATTCCATCCAACTGCTTGATCATCAAGTCAGTTATGTAAGCTTCCAGAATTATAGGACACCCGATCTTTAAAAGAGTGTCATCTCCTGGTTCCAACGGATTAGTCTCGCCAATGTGGTAGAACTCGTAGTTCGTTAAACTTTCGTAGTACCCATCTACCGCATCGATAAGGTAATCTATCTGATCGCTAGCGTACTTCTGTTCGTCCTGGTAAGGTTCTATCTGTCCGAGGTTAAAAGTTACTATTGGAAACTCAGAGGTTCCGTCAAGCTTAGGGTAAAGCGGACGTAAGTCTCTGATCTTCAACTGAGTTGAAGAAGTGTTAGGCGAAAGTAAGTGTATTGAGTAATCATCGTTTATATCGGTTGATTCGATAAAGGTTGTGTCTGTCCAATTTCGCAAGTTAAACTTTGAAAAATATATGAACTCTCCGATTATATCCTTTATGACAACGTTTACTGGAAGAATTTCTTGCTTTAATTTTCGTCCGACTCCGTGCAGCTTGAAGAATATTTCCTCGACCGTGAAATTTGTAGTGGACTCCACCTCTGGCAATCCGTCCTCATCGAACGTATCGCTGGGAACGGTAAACGCGTAGGTGAGAGCTAAAAATTCGGTCTTCTTAAACTTTCCGCCATTCTTTATCTGACCGTTGAGATCAACAAAATTCACTTGAGCTGCATCTCCGACAGTCATTAGGTCAGTAACGTCCACCATCGCGTAATTCTGGTAGTACAACGAATTTGGGTCGACGTCCTGCCAGTATTCTTTTACTCTAAGAACGTCACGGTAGCCCAAAAGGTTGATGAGGTTCACTAGACCCTTGTAGGTTCCAACGTAAGGATAGACTTGATCTATCGTAACAAGCATGCTCTTTCTAGCAGCGTTTATCTGAGACCAGTCAGGGAGACCTTCTTTTAGGTCATATTCCTTTAGGAGCAAAGCGTCCTCACGGTTAAATTTTATTCCGAAGTTTTCCAACCATACTCTGTAACGTTCATCCTCGTCCTCTCCTTCCCCATAGAAGGTCAACTCCAACACTTTGGTCGAAGTAGATCCTACCACGTAATAGATTTCCATGACCCTAGTGTACGACCTCTCCTCGCTTGGAGTGAAGGCCACGTTCACTTGCATTGGGTAAGTTAAGTCAAGAGTTCCAACCTGACCAAAATCGCTGTGATTTATAGTGATGGAATCCTGCTTGTGAATGTACGGCGGATCATCTGAATGAACACCCTCTCTTTGAACAGTGAATAGGAACAGGTTTAGCTTAGCGTCCTGATTTACCCATTTTATTTCGAACCACGATCCGACTTCCATAGTTGGGTACTTGTAAACACCTGGAGCTGTGTTCTCTAGGATGAATACGTTCGACACGTCGAACAGGGCTAATGACACTGGCAAAAAATAGTCAGCGCCTTCCCAATATCCACCTGCGTTCAAGGAAAGGTTGTACGATTCACCGTTCTTATCGAAAAAAACTAGGTTGTTGACGTTCATGCGGCTAGCGGCACCTTTCGATTATTTATCATGCAAATCACAGGTGTTAGATCGAAAAGATCTCGCTCTCGCCCGTGAAGTTCAACGACACGAATTCTATCTTTTCGCCCTTCCCGATGTGCTTGTGTATCTTCTTGTACTCCTTGGCGTACCCATTCTTTACTATCTGCGTGAAGTAAGCGAACGCGTTGTTGGATTTTTCCTCGTTAAAATTCTGCCAATACCTCAGCAGATCAAGTATAGCTGACTGAATGCAGTCTTCCTTGTCCAACGGGTTTGTGAAGGTCAATTTTTGGATAGCCCTATTGGCTAGAAGGATGAAGTAATCTATTGCCTTAGGAGAAAGTTCTCCAGGTTTGTGCTGGTAACCAGTTTCCTCGTTAAGCAACCCGTACTTGCATCGTATTATCTCGTTTGTGAATTCCCTGTTGTTTATGTAGAATTTGTTAGCCTTTGCTTTCGACATTTTCAGCTGGTTCTTTTAGAAGTTCATGAACCTTAAGTACGGCTAAGTACGAATCGATCATGTCCATGAACGGAGACTGCACTACAGTCCCTTTGACGATAGTTTCATGATGCTTATTTATCGCACTTAACAGTTGGCTGGATGCTGCTAGGGAGGGATTTTCAACGAATGCACGGTAAACATCGTACTTTCCCGCGTTGCCCTTCGCTCCGATAGCGTTCTTCAGCTCTCCAGGTGAGAAAATAAACACCTTCTCTTCGTGCCCAGCTAAAACTCTGTCCAAAATCGCCTTTCTCATCATGCCGGTTGATTGGCAGATGTCTAGCAAAGCGTTACCCTTTGCTCCGTAAGATATTCCTTCGATGGCTACGATTACTCTTGGGTCTCCTGCGATTTCTTCGTTTATTTCTGATGCTAACACGTCCACCAAGTGGGAATAATTCGCCAGCTTGGATCGTTCTATTGCTGAATAGTTTTCTTTTGGCTTTTGCCGAGGGGTCAAGTACACGAAATGCAGGTTTCGGTACTCTAATTCGATGTCTTCTAAAAATTTACGGTACGATTTGGAGATTGAGGTATTGACACACGCTATCCACTTGAAACTCTTAAAGTCTCTAGAGATGCATACAGCTGGGAACTGAATCGAAAAATCTATGCCAATAACGATCAATTTTCATGGTAGTGATTTGTCGGTATTCTACACGATTTTTTCACTCGGTTTTGAAACCTTTTGCAGGTGCCTTATAGAATAGGGGTGTTGGGTGGGTGTAGATAAAAGAATAAGTCTCTTAGTCTACTTATACTCAATAAGATAATAAATCTGATTCCTAAGATCTTATTTACCACGGGCGGGCCCGAACCTGAAACCAAGTTCACTTTCTGAAGTATAAGAAACAAAAATCACAACTATGTTCAGCAGATCTGAAATAGAAAAATTCCTATTTTTCGACGTAGAAACAGCAGGCAGTGTAGCTTCTGCCAACGAACTATCCGAAAGGATGACTAACCTCTGGTCCCGCAGGTGCGAGTACCTGAGATCAATAGATAAACACCCAGAAAACGCGGCGATGTCAGACGATCAGCTTTGGTTAGAAAAGGCTGGCCTTCAGGCAGAGTTCGGAAAGATCGTGTGCATTTCTTTTGGAAAGGTGAAGTTTCAGGACGATCCTGACCTTCCACCGATCGTTCAGATAGTTTCCTATTCAGGAGATGACGAAAAAGCTATCCTTGTTCAAGCGACTAAGGTGTTCAACGGAATGTATAAGAACAAAGTCGTGCCGTTCGGTCACAACATCAAACGGTTCGACATTCCGTACATCTGCAAGAGAGCTTTCATTCACGGAATGGAACCGCCTGTGCCTCTTCAGGTTTGGGATAAGAAACCGTGGGAGATCGACGTTAAGGATTCTTCCGAACTGTGGAGCTTCGGCGCATGGCAGGAAGGGTTTACTTCGTTGAACCTTCTGTCAGCAGTGTTCGACCTTCCTTCTCCGAAGGACGAGATGGCAGGCGATCAAGTTCACTCAGAGTATTACGCAGGCAACATCGGAGACATCCAAAAGTACTGCAACAAGGACGTTATCGCTCTAGTTCGCATAGTTTTTGCTCTTAGCAAGCTAAACCAGTTCGAAGAGTCAGATATAATTTACAAGTAAGTGAACCATTCACGCTCTAAAAAAATCGAATTTCTTTGAAAGACATGAAATTTACTACCGATGCTAGAAAAATACTAAGCAACGGTATCAACGCTTTAGCTGACGCAGTTAAAGTCACACTTGGCCCTAGAGGTCGAAACGTAATCATCGCTAGGGACAATAGTGTCGCTATAACTAAGGACGGCGTGACCGTCGCTCGCGAGGTTCACCTTGAGGATTACTTGGAGGACGTCGGCGCTCAGATGGTCAAGCAAGTCGCTCACAAAGTTTCAATCGAAGCAGGGGACGGCACCACGACTGCTACCGTTCTAGCCAGCGCCATATTCAACGAGGGTAACAAGCTTGTCGTTGCCGGTTCCCACCCAATGGAACTAAAACGAGGCATTGAGATCGCGGCAAAAGAAATCATCCGAACCTTAAAGGAAGAAAGTCTCCTAGTAAAAGAGATAGAAAAGATAAAGCAAGTTGCTACCATCTCGGCTAACAATGATGATGAGATCGGCAATCTGATAGCAAACGCTATCGAGTCAGTCGGTTTCGACGGAATCATCACGATGGGCGAGAGCAAGACCAGCGAGACAATCGTTGACGTGGTCGAAGGCTTGCAGATCGGTAGCGGTTACATTTCGCCGTACTTCATTACCAACATCGAAAAATCGACAGTTGAGTTTGATAATCCGATCATTCTCTTCTACGACAGCAAGATTTCCAGTTTGCAGGACCTTCTGCAGTACTTAGAGTATTCAAACCAGGTAAGCAGGCCTCTTCTGATCGTCTGCGACGGTATTGACGGCGAAGCTTTAAACACTCTGCTCTTAAACAAGCTGAAAGGAACCTTACGAGTTGCAGCTATTCGTGTTAGCGGGTACGGTGATCTAAAGAAGATGAAGCTTGAGGACATGGCCATCATCACAGGAGGAAAGGTAGTTTCCCAGTTAGAAGGTAGCACTCTTAAGGAATCAGTTGCGAAAGATTTCATTGGTTCGTGCAAGAAGATCACCATCACAGCTGACAATACCACGTTCATTGGAGGTACTGGCGATCCAGAAAAAGTTCAGGAACGAATCGCGGAACTTAAACTTCTCATCGAAAATGCAAATTCAGATTCGACAAAACTGCTGCTAAAAGAACGCCTTTCTAAGTTCGAAGGTGGAGTAGCTATCATAAAAATCGGAGCTGCTTCCGAGATAGAAGCTCGCGAAAAAGCGGATCGCATCGATGATGCTCTTGGAGCAACTAGAGCAGCTATCGCGGAAGGCATAATTGCAGGAGGTGGAGCACCTCTGGCACTAGCAGCTGACAGGCTAAGTCTCGTTCTACCAAACAGAGACCAACAATTGGGAGTAGACTTGCTTAAGAAAGCATGCCAACAGCCTTTCCGAATCATCATAGAAAACGCGGGTCTTAGTCCAGACGTTATCTGGAACAACATTAAGGACCACCAAATTCAGAGCGACACTCAGTACTACGGGTTCGACGTTAAGAACGAAAGGTACTGCGACATGGTTCACTCAGGGATCATCGATCCTGTGAAAGTCGCAACGTCAGCTCTAGAAAACGCAGTCTCGATATCGGCTCTTCTGCTTACCACCGATTGCTTGATGGTGCAGAAACCAACGAAAGAAATGAACCCTCAGGTTCAATAAGTCAACAGCCATCGACAAGTAGTGCCTGGGCGAGCAACCGTTCCAGGCACTTGCTTTTTAGGGGCGATCGATAGATAAAATAAACGATATTTTGCTGGATGGAACTTTCTGACTACAAGAGCCTGATAGATGCGGTAAGGTGTGGGTCAGCTCCGAGCTTGGGATTCACAGACGAAGAGTTCGACCGAGTAAAAGCTTGCATAGACCAGGTTAAACCGATCGAAACGATCGACGTCTCGTCAGACCTTAGCATAGATACCTCTCAGATGGATTGTCTTCCGTCTGCTATTTTGGAACTTCAAAAGATGCTAGAGGACCAGCAAGGAAAGCTGCTTGACGGAATGAAGCAAGGGATCCTACGAGCAAAGGTTCAGGAGCTTAGAGACAACTTAGACACGGTCAAAATTTACTACGAAGCTAGACACAGGTTCCTGGGAGAAGTCATCGACACTTTAGTAAAAGAAGGCATAGCAAAAGCTAACCAAAAGATACAATCCATAGAAGCGCTTCCTACCTCTGACGCAGAAACGGCTAACCTCATTCAATCTACAACTACTCAGATAACTGGTCAGCTGATCGCGTACTTTTCCAACCAAGCGACTCAATTCGTTCCTAGCAGAGCAGCAACGTTTGCTCTTCGGCTCATCGGGTTGAACGGAGTAACAGTAAAACTGCCTGACCCAGAAACCAACCAGTTGGTAGAAACTACCGTTCAGATATTCGACAGTCCGTTTCTCACAAAGGATTTATTTGGAGTCAAGAGAATTTTTAGCTTAGTTAACCAGGATGCTTACGATCCCAACAAATCAAGCAATCCGCCAAAGGAAATATCAGATTACGATAGTCTGCCAGGCTTTTTGTACAACGGAAATTCACCTGACATTTACCCAGGCTTGTACAGAAAGATGGCTAAACCATTATCCTACCTTTTCACATTGGAGGAACGCGGGTTGACTGTGGACGAAAGCTTAATAGATCCTCAGCTAAAGGAAATAAAGGACGCTCCGACCACGGTAAGTGAAGGAGAGACAACCTATTACATTCAAAACCAAGCGACGTACGAAGCTTTTTACGATAGCTTGAAAGATGAGTACCCTAAGCGAGTAAAGAAGGAAAAGGAAGAAGTTTATCCTAACATCATTCAGTCAAGCAGTCAGGCTATCCAATCTTTAGCCATACGGGAAGCAGCTGACGTCTTTAGAAAATCTCCAAACATGGGGAGCACCGTCATACTGACTTTTTATGCCAATGCTAGGTCTGAGGTGGAACAGCTCATATCAGATTGCGATGATCAGCTAAAAAAGCTAGACACTCTCATCAAGGAAAATGTCATGGATGAGGAAGCTACTAAAAAGAAGATCCTTGGCATACCGTGTTTCACAAAAGCAGGAACAATAGTTCCAGAATCAGATCCAGGTTGTGAAGAAGACACTAAGAAAAAACTAGGAACTGACCCGCTGTACCTTAGAACGCTTGGAGAGATAAACTTCGGTTTACCTGACATAGGTTCACAGTGTTACTGGAAGGAATTTGCAAAGGCTCTGAACAAAATTTGCCTCTTACCATTTCCGGATCTAAGCGGACCTCCACCTGCAAATTTGGGATTTAGGTACTGGCCAGTTAACTGCGTTATTCCGGCAGGGCCAGCGTTGGTTCTTTTAACCATACCACCTATCTGGAAACCTCTGTTTGTAATACCAACAGCAGTTGGCACTCTGATCTGTTTCCTAACGATGCCTATCGCTCCAATAGGCATCCCTCTGCCGTCAATCTATTTGTTTTACTTTGCGCCGGACGGTACGAAGTACTTGCCGTTAGCGGTAAACATTCCTTTGCTTTGGAGCAACACTAAGAACTTAGTGTTCGGGTACGAATTGGACACATCTTCGAACTCTCAAAACCCATTGGGTCTGAACCCTAGTAATTCTTACAAAGGTTACCCAATAAAGGGTGCATTCACTCAGCCGTTAGCGATATCTGCCGCATCTTCCAAAGCGACTCGACTCGCGAAACTAGCGATCGACATAGCGAGCGGAAAACAACCGACCGTCACCAACATAAACGGTGAACAACTTCCGTTCGACATGAGTAGCGAAGATTACTCAAAGTATTACTTAAGCGAGACGGAGATGATGAAAAACATCGTGGATGCAGATCCGTCAAAAGAATTCGACCGACAGTTAGATCGACTTAAAGCCACGTTGAATAAGCAGCTTGATAAGTTAGGCAACATGCAAACTGAGTCGGTGAACAATCTTCGCGAGGAACAGAGAAACGCTAGGTCGGAAGCCCTTACCGAAGCAGAAACGGAAAAGAACCTAGCCAAGAAGAGAAAAGATAAGAAAGCAGCTAGGGCACTGAACACCATAACGATACAGCAGAAGATAAATTCAACAGTCGATGATTTTAACAAGCACATTGATAACATAAAATTCGGAACGATACGTTTTCCGAAGGATTCAACGAAGAACAATCCTGGAATACCCGAAGCTATCACAGCTGTGATCGACCTGATAACTATGGCATCCTTAGGTGACTTTAAAGTTGAGGAAAGTGCTAAGAGTTTAAACGCCCAGATGAAAAAAGCTGTTGCCAAGATAAACATGAACGAGGCAGTAACCAAACAGTCGTTTAACTTGGAATTGCAGGAAGATCTGGATGAGCTAAAGGATTCGCTGAACAACATGGTTCAGGAAACGATAAAGTACTTAAAGGGCGACCCGGTAAACTTCGATCTTTCTCAAGCGAAGGACGATGATGAAGCAAAGGAAATGATGATAGCTAACCGTAACCTTCAGGAATTAGCTAGAGACGCTTTAGCTTTTACAGCGGTTGCTCTTCTAAACCCGCCGAAGATAACCTTGTTCAATTTTTCAAAGAAGTGTTGCGAAATTTCGTCGCAGCCAGTTTTTTCTGGCGTTCCGCCTGAAGTAGCAATGGCATTCGCAGTTCTTTCTGCTCTGATGCAAGCAATCATTGATGGGTTGACGGTTGACAGCATAATTGGATTTTTAGGAATATCTGGAAAGCAAGTAGCATCATCTTTTTTGACGACATTGTTCGACAGTCTTATTTCCGTGATACCAAACGTTTCGTTGCCTGACCCAGCTAACCTTCTTCTTTTGATCCAAGCTTTCTTGGTTCCGATTCTCTCTTTAATCTCAATTCCGAAGGCTTTCAATCCTTTGCAACCGCCGTCAATCTCGATAACTATTCCGCTAGACCCAATTCTAAAACCTCTTTTGAAAGCTCTTATCGCTGCTCTAATAACTGCAACCTTTTCTCTTATAGATGAGGCAGCCGATGCTTACCGAAAAGCTAAGGAAGAGGCAGGCGGATCTACTGATTCAATGGTTCCACTAGCCGATCCTCCGACCGTCCCGGTGAAGGACCAACGAGGTGTGTTTGGCGTGTCAGAGGCTGATAAGGAATCCGCCAAACAAGTATTTTCAGCTTCGTGTGGGTTCGGTACTACTGTTTCCGTCACAGTTGACGAAACAAACACGCCAGTTGGACAAAGGTACGTGTTCACCGATCCAACTACCGGTGAAAGATCATCAACTGATTCGCCGGTTTTCAAAGTTTCACTAAGCTTGTCAGACGGCACGATCGTAAACTTAGCAGCATTTCCTCTTCTTGCTCTTGACCTTTACGGCTACTTCCACCTCATAACGGGCGCAGACATAATCGAATTCATTAGAACTCTCATGAATTCAGTTTTTGACATGATAGTTGCTCCGTTAAAAGCGGTAGTAGACCTTCTATCTAAACTTTCGCTATCTCTAAACAGTTACAGTTTCAACATAATAGAAGCTGCTTTACCTTTAATAACGATATTGAAACTGGCGAAAATTGCGATAGACGCAGCCATTCCAAATTCGGTAAAATTGAAAATAATAAGCCCAGACGCGTTCAACCTCATTCAGCTGACCATTATACCTGCTTTAGAAGCTATCGAACCTGTTCTGAAACAGATAGCATGGATCGGCGTTCTAGCTTTGTGCGCATTAGGCAATCCGATAACGAATTACATAACGGTTGCCGGCGCAAGGTTGATCCACCCGATCATGAACATGGACGATCTTCCACCTTGGGAAAGGTTGACTCACAAAAATCCGCTATTTGCGATTTTCTTGGACGAGATAGCTTGGAGAGGTTCGATCTATGCAACCGGTTCTCTTATATTTCAAACGAAAACACCAGCGGTCTTGCCGTACTCTCCTACTTTTCCGATAAATCACATTACTCCTCACATGATGTAAAAAAAGTGAGGTTGACAAAAACCATGAGTGTGTTCTCCGTATAATAAGAAAGAGTTATCCTTTAATAACGCAAACATGAGCTTAAAATTAGTTGACATCACCGTTCCTGGATCGGACGTTCTTACCCAGCCGACTACAAAATTCAACGAAACCCTAAACCTTATCAGCGGAGACAGCAAAGCTCGAGTTAAGATCTTTTGCAAGGAGCCGTATGCTCAGGAACTATACGATCTCTACGTGAACAATTGCGTCACCAACGAGATAGGGTCGAAGGACTTTTCTGAAGGTCAGATGTGTGTGGTCGTTGCAAAAACGATCGATTTTACTAATAAAATGATTCAGACCGAGGAAAAGTACTCAAAGACCAGCGTGGTCGTTCCTTTCAGGGAATACTCTGAGGATCCTGAGATACTTTTGAATGACGAGTCTTCTCGCGAATTCAGAGTGATCATCACCAAAACAAACTCCGGTGATTATTACGGTTCGGAGAAACAGACAGCTACTCTGACCCACCGCGAACACCTAAACGATTTCATGAAGGGCGACAAATGGTTCATCGTGAAGATCGTTAGCCTTGTGAAGGGTGGTTACCTTGCTCTCTACAAAGGAAACATCAAGTGCTTCCTTCCGGGTTCTCACGCGGCTGCTAACGTGATAAAAGATTTTGACGAGTACCTGAACAAGGAAATTCCTGTCATGATCGAAAATTACGATGCCGCGAACGATCTGTACATTGTTTCGTATAAAAAGTACGTTAAGTACACGCTGCCTCAGAGAATTCACGAACTTGAATTTGGCAAGAAGTACACAGGCGTGATGACCAACGATCCGTACGCTTTTGGCATCTTCGTAGAAATCAACGGTTACTTTACTGGACTTCTACACCAGACGGAATTCGCAGATTACGAAAAGTTCTGCTCTACCTTAACCGGCCCTGAAATTGACGTGTATGTAAAGGACATAGTCATCAAGAAAGGCGAGCCACGAATAATTCTCACAGACACTCTAAGCAAAGTTGATGAGGACAAGCTTGCATGGCAGGATTTCAAAACCAGGATCGAGGGCAAGACTCTAAGGTACGTTCTCGACAAGTCAGACTTTCACATTGAGGTCGACATGCCGGATGAGGATTCAACTTTCAGGACAGACGTAAGTCACCTTAAAGGTAAGATCCGAATACCTAACACCGGAAACGTCACCATCACCAGGGTCGACACCATTCGCAAAAACTTGAAACTGGATTTCATTGACATCTAATATTCTGACTCATCCTTAGATAAATAATCTAAAGGTATGAGTCATTCAGACAAACCCAGTTTGTTGACGAACTAGCTAGTCAATTTTAGAACATTTTCAAGCTTAACTTTCGTCAAGAACCTAGCACTCATATCCGATTTTGAATACTTAGGCCTAAGACGGGAAGGAGAAATCCTTCCCGTTTTTTTGATAAATAGTATCAGAAAAAGGCAGTTTACCATGGACATTCTCAGCTTTGACGAATTTAGAAAATCCGTACTAATACTTGAACAGGACGAACTTGGTGCTGGGGCTCCTCCTCCACCTCCTTCTCCAGCGGTAGACACTCCTCCACCGCCACCGACGACTCCTCCTCCTCCACCTCCTGCAGATTTTGGTGCAGGATCTTCAACCTTACCACCTGATCCAAACGCGCCAGTAGCAGCTCCTACTGAGCCAACCGGATTGCGCTTTGTTTTTATTCAGGACGCTCCTCAGAAAAAATGGCACGGTGAGTTCGATAAGGAAGGCGGAGTTAAGAGATTCACAGTTTACGAAGTATCTCAGGAAGAGCTGGAAAAGTGGTTAACCACTCACAAGGACGAAGAAAATGCTGAACTTGTGAAAGCTGCGCTAAACGGAAAGAGACCGATGCCGTCAAACGTTTACTCGGATTTCAAAAGAGAAGTGATGGACGGAACTCTCGGAACGGATAAGGGACCGATTGACGTTACTTTCGATTCAGAAAATGAATTTGACAATCCATCTACTGACGATCTGAGCGTTGTGTTCTTGAGATCATCGAAAAAATGATAATGGATTTTTTGCGGTTCGTGTACGAGTCAAAATACGATTTCTTTTCGGAAGAAATCGCGAATACTTTGATGAAACTCATCACGTCCAAAAAAGCCGAAGCTTTCAAAGGCCGGATCGCTAGGACTATTGAGTACGTCGATCCTGCGACATTTTCTCTGACAATAACAGTTGCTAGAAGCAAAACGTTCGAACCTAGCAAAAGTAAAATTTTCTACAGCGTTCCTTGGGAAAAGCAAAACTTTAGTAAAAATGGTTTCGCTATCGACGCAAGATCCTACATATTTTACGAGGACCACGCGCCTGACCCAGAAATAGAAGTAAACATAGTCATCGACCCTTCCAAAGAACCAGAATCTCACAAACTTTTATACTTCCGTCTTTTGGATTGCGTTAGACACGAGCTTGAACACCTTCTTCAGAAAGGGCAGAACAAGCAACCGCACCATTCAGGTTCTGAAGTAGACAAAAATCGAAAGGAATCGGAATCCTCTTACAAGTATTTTCTTTTACCGGATGAAATACCGGCGATGGTTTCAGGAATGAGACTGTCATCAGACAAGAAGGGCATACCGGCTGACGTTGAATTCGAAGCGTACCTTTCTCCAATCAAAGATTCCGGATTAATCACGGCCGAGGAAATGAAAGAGGTCATCGACTGGTGGGTAAAATTCACGATAAAACACTTTCCGGAAACAAAAATAAGCAAAAAGTATCGGATTCTTTAAAACCGATTTCTTTTCACAAATATAATAATTCAAATCCTTAAAATAAACAACAAGAACATGGCAAATTGGTTAGAACAAATCAAAACCGCGGTCAGCGAACTCGAAGTTGAGCACAACAAATTCTACAACAAGGGAAACAACTCAGCTGGTACCCGCGCCCGCAAGCTTCTGCAGGATATTAAACAGCTTTCCCAGGAAGGTCGTAACGACATCCAGAATGTGAAGGCTTCGGTTAAGCAGTAAGCAGATCAAAGTACCTCCTTTCTTTAATCTGAATGGGCAGAAGTGAAAACTTTTGCCCATTTTTTGTGAAACCTTTGCCGCCTTCTGTGTAAAAGAATAAGTAAAAATAACACCCCTAAAAAATCACATTTGAAAAATGGAAGACCTTTTTAATCTTAATCCAGACGATTTTACCGGTAAATCAGGAGGCACTCGAAAAGTTGACGAAAACCTTTACAACCCAGGACCCGATCAAGGGCAGAACGGAGTTTACAAATCAATCATTCGTTTCATTCCTTGGGCACAAGACCCGGCAAAGAGCAAGTACAAAAAGTACTCAGCAAAACTTCAAAACCCGTTAACCAACGAGAAAATTTTCGTTGATTGTCCGTCCACAACCGGAGCACCATCAATCCTATGGTCGCTTGACTTAGAACTCAAGAACCTAAAGGAATCCGAACCTCAGACCGTTGAGGAAATCAAAAAGTACTTTAACCGTTGCTACAACTACTTCTCTTGCATCTACATCAAGAGAGATCCGCAGTTCGAAAATCTCGAAGGAAAGATCAAAGTTTACTCTTTCGGTTACGGTATTGACAACCTCATCCAGCAGGAACTTCACCCGGAATCGGAGCTTGTCGTCGAGCAGTCGATCAACCCGTACTCTCTCACTGAGGGTAAGGATTTCGTTCTAGTCGTAAAGCGTAAGACCAAATCGTGGAGAGACTACACCTCCAGCAAGTTCATGAAAGAAGTCAGTCCGCTGATCATCTCTCATGGCGGCAAGGAAATTCCAGTATCAGCGGATCCGAAGGTGATGAATTTCACCAAGAAGTTCCTTCTAGAAAATTCGCCTGACCTCAGCCAGTACTTCCTAAAGGAATGGACAGAAGAGGAATACGTGAAGATTGCAGAGTTCATCAAAGCGATCGTTCCGTACAAGCAGATCATCGATAACTTGGTAGCAGGCTTAAGGGATGAGAAGATGAAGAAACTCTTTACTTCAACTAAACCGGCTACGAAGCGCACTGCTCCAGCCGGCGAGGAACTTGAATTCACTCCAGCTCCAGCTCCTCAGTCTAAAAGTCAGTCTATATCAGTAGAACTTGACGAACCAGACGGTGGTCCGGAAGACATCAGCGAACCTGAACCGGAAGAAATGCCAGCTCCAACTGCACCACCTGCAACAACAGGAAAGGAAAAAGCCGGAGCGAAGAGTACCGACCTTGACGACCTTCTGGCCGACATGTAAAAATTAAACCACAGACCTACCATGGTAGAAAATCCTACCGCTGACGCTGCCTCCCCTAACAAGGAGGCAGCTGTTTCAGCTGAGAAAATTGATCAGACCAAGCCAATCGCTAGATTGCTTGGGTCTATTAGTTACGATAACGAAGAGGATTGGGAACTATTCCTAACAACGATGACTTCCCAGCAAGTCCTCATCGTTTTGATAGCTGCTGCTCGGTACGCTCAAGCTAAAGGTGCGTACAATTTAGAAGAGTCAGAACTAATATCGCGAGCTATAAAACGCTTGAAGGTTCACACTCAAGAAGCGATGCAAGCCGCTCAGAATAAAGAAGAATCACAGCAGTCACCACCTGAAGAAAAACAACCATGAACATAGTAATCGACGGTAATGCATTTCTAAACGTAGCTACCAGCATTGTCAAGAATATTCTCGCAAACGACCGTTCGATCGGAGAGCGGTATTACGTCAACGATTTACTATCGGACGATAAGTTCATGCTAAAGCAGGCAAGCAAAGATCAGTTCAAAAAATTCTCACTGAATTACCTAGGAAGCATCTTTGCTCCGTTCAAGGAAAACATCACGTCAGTATTCATAGTTTTCGACTCTAAGAGTTGGAGAAAACAGTTCATAAAGGATCACGTTGAGGAACACGGCGAGGGAGACTTTGCTTACAAGGGCACTCGCAAGTACGACGATAAGTCATACTTATTCTTCGATTACTTTCAGGACGAGCTCTTACCATTACTAGTTGAAGAGTACGGTGTAATCACCAGCCGAGTTCCTGGAGCAGAGGGAGATGATCTGATCGCGTACATCTGTGAAAACGTCAACGAAGACATCTGCTTGTGGTCAGTTGATAAGGACCTTACTCAATTACTCGAAAGTGAAAAGAGAAAAGTCATTCTCCTGATGCCTAAGATGATGACCAAGTTCAAGAAAATTTACACAACGGAAACGTTTGAACCGATCGAAAGAAAGGACGTTGATTTGTTCAATTTCGACCTGGAAAGCGTTGATAATTCGGCAGTTGTGAACGTCCTGACAGACTTGATCACTAAAGATTACCAGCACCACCGAATCAACCCATCAGCTGATATTCTAATGAAGATTCTAGCTGGCGATAGTTCTGATAACATTCCTAGAGTTCACGAAAAGTTTACTCCTTCCAAAGTCGTTAAAGCTATGGACAAGATCAAGGAAACCGTTGAGTGGAACGACGTAAAAAACTTAGTTGATTCAGGTGACCCAGCTTTCATGGATTTCTTGCATAAGGTAATATGTGACACTCTGAAGATAAGTGATCCTGGTGAATCTCAGACGATCCTGAACAACCTGAACCGAAACCGCAAGCTTATACGATTGAGCACAGCGGTCATGCCTAAGGAATTGGTGGAAGCGATGAAACGTTCGGTTAACCTGGACAACAGAAAACGCTTCAACTACTTTAGGTTCAAAAAAAATTACAAGACCTAATGGAAAACGCAGTTGGATTTACCCCTCTATTCGAAAGAGTGATGATAAAACCTGATGAGGTTGAAAAAAGAACCGAGACCGGCATCATCCTGCCAGTAGAATCAAGAAAGAGACCCAACACTGGGATAGTGGTCGAAGTGGGCCACCTCGTTTCCCAAAAGAACTGTCCGATAAAACCCGGAGACCACGTTCTTTACTTGAGGTACGCTGGTTTTGACGTTGAAGTCGACGGCCAGATCTATCACCTGGTCATGGCAAACGATTTGGTTGGCATTATAGATAAGTCTATAAACAAATCGTTCGAACTCAAAGATTATGCATAACAAAGTTTTAAGGTTCACGCAATTCATAGCCGAGCAAAAATCCCAATCTTCACCGGTTAGGATATTTTGCGACATGGACGGAGTTCTAACGGACTTCGATCGTGGTTTTAAGAGAATGAAGCTGAACCTGCACCATCACACGCCAGACGAGTACGAAAAGAAGCACGGTCGTCATTCTATATGGCAGATCGTAGACAAACGGAAGGAAAAGTTCTGGAAGAGATTACCTTGGACCGGAGACGGTCGCGAACTTTGGGATTACTTAGAAAGGTACAGCCCCTACATTCTGTCTGCTCCGAGCCGAAGCGAGTACTCTAAGGAAGGTAAGCTGATGTGGCTTAAATTGAACTTGGGCATAAACCAGAAAAAGGGTATTGAAACGCCAGAGGAACTGGAAGCTGAACCAGAAAAGAGGATCATCTTTTCGAACAAGAAGGAACTCTTTGTCAAGACGGCGAACGACATACTCATAGACGACAAGAAGAGTAACATCGAAAAATGGACCGCTGCTGGCGGAACCGGCATACTTCACGATGATTCGACAGATACTATTAGGTTATTGGAAGAAATCATTTCAAAGCTTCAGGGAGGGTTTGAAGAAGAACCTGACACAGAAGCGGACGAAACCCCACAGGAAGAAGAAACAGCCGATCAAGGCGCATAGTTCTCGGACTTAAACCGAGTGGTGGAGTTGACCAAATCGGTCAGCCTAAAACGAAAAAGGAGCTCAGCGAGCTCCTTTTTCTTTTCAACAAAACCAAATGTCGGGTTAGAAGGATGGGGTAAAACCTGTTGACTGTGATGAAAGCTGTCCTCCAACCCGTGTGATAGTGATACGGTTGATGAACTTGTGGATTCCTCTTGGGAAGTCAACCAAGATGTCGACAACTCCTGCATTGTTCTCGAGAACTTCTGTCGTGTTGTTGCTATCGTCGAAGATAACGTCGAACCAGGAAATTCCGCGAGCGTCTTGTACAGCTGCCAAGTAATTCTTGATCATGGTCTTTACTCTCATTCTCGTCGTAACATCGTTCCAATCGAACAGGAAGTTCAGGAGGATGCGTTCAACGTCTCTTTCGATTGTGATGAGAGCTTCCCTTACGTGAATGTTGTTCAGAGCCGATTTTACTCTTTGGTAACCAGTGTTGTTTGAGAACACCATGACTCCGAATCCCCTACGACGAACGATCAGGTTGAAACCTGCTGGTTCCAAATAATCTCTATCGCTGTTTGTGAGATCGTATTCGAGTCCTGTTATTTCAGGATCGGTCAGGATGCCTCTCTTACCAGCTACGATAGAGAAGGTGTTTCCGCTGTTGTACTTCTTCATGAACGCGTTTGCCACGTACATTGCCGGAGGGATCGATTTGTTCTTTCCGTTTTCGAAAATAACGATGTTCGGCATGAAGTAAGCTGCGTAGGAAGATAGTGGGATTCCGTTCTTTTCACCAGTTGCAAAGGTGAACAAGTAATCCGGGTTAGAGCTCAGGTCGCCTCCAGTTGAAATGTACTCGGTCGATACCAAGCGAGTCGTTAAATCGATGAAGCTTGGGTTGACTGACCTTTCGTACTGTGCGAAGGACGGAGAGTTTGCGATTACGAAGAGCTTTCCGTGATCAGCTGCTAGCTGAGCTAGTTGCTGTTTCGATCCTGGGTAGATCTGTCCTTCGAACGAGTCGATGAGGTACCTGAAGTCCAGGGTTTCGTTGTCAGCTAGGGTCGATGCTAAGTTGCTTCCGTCGAATAGGAAGTCCAGTATGTCGTTCTGACGATCAGCTGTACCGTTAGGGTACAAGTTGAGGTCGTTGAGGTTCATAGCCGGAACTTTCTGTCCTACTAAGCTTGTGATGTAATTCTTTATTCCCTTGTAAGCACGAACCGTAGTTCCGGTGAGCTTGATACCAAGGTTGTTAACGTCAGCCGGTGCTGATGTGGTTACTGTGTACTTCAGAACAGTTACAGTTACTCCAGAAGGACCGTATGGACTCTTGGTAACTTTCTGTGCTGATACAGAGTTGATGCGAAGCATACGACCACGTTCGGTTCCTGCTACGATGTTTGCTTGGAGGTAACGACCGACCTTAAAGAAGTTGTCGATGTTTGCTCTCTTCGTTGCATCGTACGGGAAGCCAACGGCTGCGTTTGAAGTTTCGTTTCTGCTAGGATTTCCGTACAGAGTAGGATCGATCTCGAAGACCAGCCTGTTCGGTGCGAAGTACTGGTAGGAGATGAAGTAATCAGTGTCGGTCATGTCAAAGTCCATCCTGTAGAAATCTGAAGTCTGGTTGACTATCCATAGGTAATCGCGGCCAGCGTCAGTTATCGATTCTGCGTCTACCTGGTTTGTCCTAGTAACGTCAGTGAATGCTTGGAAAGTGATGTACTTAACAGCGCCCTGAGTTTTGATGAAACCGTCAGATGCTATGTACAGAGTAGTTGGAGTAGGAGTTCCGTATTTCAGGTAATCACCGTTCTTTACGATACCCTTCATCCATGCTTTGTAGAGTTTGCTTGCTTCCGTTGCGATTATCTCGGTAGGAGTTTCAGCATTTATGTAGATCTGGCCGTCGATGTAAGTCGGTACGTAGGTCGTGAGTTTGAAGTAGAATGCGCAGTCAATAGGTTTTCTGTAGCTGAGCGTGTCGATCATAGCTACTGGGTCAACTGCGGTTATACCGTCGTCAACCACGTAAGCTGCGTGAGTTCCGTTAGCGATGCTGAGTTCATCAACACCGTGACCGATTAGATCGATTCTTTGTTCTGCCATAGGTTCTGTATCTGAACCGCTGTCAAAAGTAGCGTTCGTTAGGTCGATCATGTCGACTTTCTTGTAGTCGAGTGCTACGAATACTCCGGTTTCCGGAAACTTACGATTGAACACTGTGTCTATAGCTACGATGGTTCCTGTGAGGTCCCTGAACTCTGGGATGATGCATCCAACAGTCTTAGCGTACAGAGTAACTTCTTTCAGTGCGGTAAAATCGTTGATCTTTGAACTGATGATACCTGATGCGGTGAAGTATTGGCTGTAAACCGGGTCGCTCGATAGCTTCAAGTAATCGGTCCAGTCTCCTTCAACGACGATGACTTCGACGAAGTAGTCCTGAACGATGTCGTCCGGGTTCAAGAATTCTGGGATCTGAACTTTGTCACCAAGGAGGGCGTAGTATTCCTTGACGGTTATGTCGTATCCAGTAACGTCTGCTATTCTTACCCAAGCGGTAACATCTTTCCTTGAAAGATTTACTACCGTTAGGATCTTGTTTGCATCGCGATCGGCTGCTCCGTGCTGCGCTGGGTTGAGAATGTAGTCATCTCCCAGCTCAATGTTTTTCCACTTGTTAACCATGTCAACGTCTGCAAACCACAGTTTCTGTGTGTTGTAGAAATTGGACATGCTGCTCTTGTAGTTGGTATTGTCCCAAACCGCGTTGTTGGAAGCTGATTCAGAGTTGAAAGTAGCGAAGTAAGCTTCGTCGGTTGCGGAGACAGGAAGGACGTTTAAAGCGTAAACAGGTCCTTGCCTTAGAGCAACATCAATCGTCCTGTGGAAGTAGCTGCCGTTTTTCTCTAGCTTGGTGTCAAGCTCCCCGTATACGATCTGGCTGGTTCGAGTGCTGTCTACCAACACAACTGAGTTGATAGGGCCCTTTTTGCTAGAACCGATAACAAGCCGCCCGGTCGAGATCGGGAGAGCTAAGTTCTGGCTCTCATCTATCTCTACTGTGTATACGCCACTTGACTTGAACCTGTTCAGATTTAATTTTTCTGCCATCGTGTGCTATCGTTATTTTTTAGGTTATTTATTTATCACCCTGTTCCCAAAATCGACTTTCTGGGAAAATGACAGGTCACAACTGAAGTTATTTATCAGATTCTTACCTACCAAACCTAAACCGTTTCGCTGTTCTCAATAAAAGATGACATAAAAATGACTAATTATGCAACCTAAACTGCGATTCATAAAGACTAAGGAGGTTAAAACACCTTCGTACGGAACTCTGGGTTCTGCTGGCATTGATTTTTTCGTTCCAGAAGCTTTTCCTGAGCAACGGTTAAACCCAGGAGAGGATATTCTCATCCCTAGCGGAATAAAAGCTAGAGTACCGGATGGTTACGCGTTAATCACGCACAACAAGAGCGGAATAGCTACCAAGAAGAGACTTCAAGTCGGAGCTTGTGTGGTGGACAGCGATTACCAGGGTGAGATTCACATTCACGTTTACAACACAAAAGCTGACGGAGCGGTAGAAATTGCCCCAGGCATGAAACTGGTTCAATTTCTTTTAATTCCAGTAGCTCACGCTGACCTGGAAGAGTGCAACACGCTGGAAGAAGTGTTTCCGGTTCAATCGGAAAGAGGTGACGGCGGTTTTGGGTCAACCGACACTAAATCTGAAGCTATGGAAGCTACACGTTAAAAATTTTGGTAAGTTAATGAAAAAGAAACGGTTAACTCGAGATGACATGCTGAACTGGTGGCTCAAAAAGTACCACAAGAAAACGGTTGAGCAAGTTATTGCCGAACAACCAAAGGAAGTTCTTCAGAGCCCAGAGTGGTTCAAACTTTACCCGGTCACAAAAGCGCAGCACGATGAGTGGTACGCTTGGGCAATATCCGCTCTTTCGAAGGAACGCGGACTTTCTGAAGAATCCGTACGAAAGCTGTTTGCTTTCGATTACTTGAACTGTTCGCCGTATTACGTAGAAGAAAATCAAGAAAATGATAGTAAGCACCGAATTTAAAGTCGATGAAGCCATGCTAGTCGTCTCCTACTACGATGAGACTGGCAAAGTTGCGTTTATACAGAAACCAATACCAGCAGTAGATCAGTTCAACTGGACGGTTACCGCAAACCCTACCGAATTTAGGAACTGGGACAATCGTTTTTTACGTAAATCTCCTAGCAAGTGGCTCAGCCGGTTCAGGCTGGAAGAACTCACTCAGTCGAGACTCACGCCGGACGAACTATCCCGTCTCTATTCGGATTACAGCCCAAGAAAGTATTTTCTCGACATCGAGGTAAAGCTTGATTCTCAGGATTTTCCTGATCCAGCAAAAGCTCTCATGGAGGTCAACCTCATAACGTTCGTCGGAGAGAACAACATAGTTTACACTCTTTCCACTATGGAAAACTTTGACGTTGAGACTCAGCAGAGACTCGTCGATGAAGTTAACCAATACTTTAAGGATGCAGGCATAGAAACCGATTTCACGCTAAAGTACCTATACTTCGAAAAGGAAGAGGACCTGATGCGAACGTTCTTTCACAAGTTATTACCGAAGATACCGTTCTTGACAGGTTGGAACGTGATCGGATTTGACTGGATCTACTTGATCAACCGAGCCGATCGATTAAAGATCGAGCCGATGAAGTACATGCCGTGCGAGAAGCTCATAGGAAAAGCAAAGATGCCGATCCACTTGGGACTCCTCGACTACATGGAAGTTTTCATGAACACCAAACCTTACAAAGTTGTCGAGAACTACAAATTGGAGTACATTGCTGAGCTCGTTCTTGGTGTCGGAAAGTTGAAACACGAGTACGGTTCGATGCTAGAAGCGCAGTCAGACACTTTCAACTTCGTGAAGTACAACATCATCGACACGTGCCTTGTCAAGCTGATGGACGATAAACTGCAGCTTCTTGAGGTAGCTTTTGCTATCTCAAAGTTTGCTAGAGTCGATGTTTCAAAGGTTTTCAGCGCGGTATTCATCACCGAAACTCTCATGTGCAGGGAATTCTTAGGAAGAGGTAGATACATGTCCAACGACAAGAAGGATCTCGACGAGGAATCGACATACGACGGCGCATACGTTATGAAGCCAGTTCCAGGTTTTTACAAGTACATCACCCTTCGAGACTTCAACTCCATGTACCCAAACCTAACCATTCAGTTCAACATGTCGCCGGATGCTTACATGGGACGAATTTCTAACCGGGACGCTGACGTGCCGAACGATGTCATCTTCACTATGAACGACACTTTATTTACGAACAAGTTCGACTCAGCTGCACGAACCATTCTTACGAGGTTGTACAGCGGTCGTGTTGACACAAAGGACAAGATGAAAAAGTTGGAGGCTCAGTTAGAAAGTGAAAAGGCGGAAAAACAAAAGCTTAATTAAAAAAATCAGAAATTTCATGGCAGGATTCGACATAGAGGAACTAATGTCCATAAAAAATGCTTACCAGGGACAGAGATTCCAGTGGATAAAACCGCCAGCATCTGAGAGACAGAAACTAGGAACGGTTGTGACGGTCATTGACGTCATACCAGGCCGGCGCATAAACACGGTAAACGGACCCGTCCAAACTTACTTGGCGGTTCTGTCAGACCAGTCAAGGATAGAGTCAGAAGCTCTCACAAATAACCTTATGATGCTTCACGAGGACCAACCGCCGTTGACCAGAGACGAGGTTCTATCAATTTACGTTGAACCGGAAGTAGACTTGGATGCTGTCAAAAAGGACCTTCCGGCTGACTTGCAATCTCTTTCTACCCTTCAACCTAGCCAGAAAAACCTTGGAGTTTCAGGACCGTCTGATGTCGGTTTTGCCACAGGAGTAAGCGGCAGTCCTGACCCGCCAGCGCAGCAGAGACAACAAATCCAAATCGACACTAAGGGCCTGTTTGGAATGTTCTCGGTAGAAGAGACTGACGTCAACCTTAAGGTATCTGTCCAGCTTCCAGCAAAGAACCTTCTAAAGATGATGTTTACTAATTCTCAGGACAAGGAGCAGTTCCTCGACCAGCTGTCCGCCCATATAAATAACAGCATAACGCTAGACGCTATCAAGGCTTCCGTGCGCACGTTCATGGGCCAGGACAAAAAGAAAAAGGAAGATGACCAATAATTCAAACCCTCTGGAACCGGCAAAGATCGTTAAAACGATCACTCCGCTTGAAGGAGGAAAATTCGACCTGGTTTCTCTAAGCAGAAACACCGATAAGGATAACAGACTCGTGTCGAAATCCAACTTCATAGCTATCATTCCGTTCGAGAGAAACGAGGAAGACAAGATCTCTTACATCTACGGCGTCAAGTTTCAAAACCATGCTACTGACCGAGCGGACGTTTCCTTGCTGGTCGATACTTTGGATTCAGAAAGAGATTCAACCGCTTACGATTCCGTCGGTCGAGCTCTTTTGGAAGAAGCAGGGTTGAACATCGACGAGATCGGCATTACTGAGGATGACCTTTTTTACTTGGGCCCGATGACGTTCAGCGAACCCATCAGCGCAAAGTTTAAGTGCTATGCTATCGACCTTACGAAAGTCGTACGACCAGACGAGCAGTTGGAATTTACGACTACCCTAGCCAAATCCCCGTTCACCCGAGGTGAATCCGAAATCGTTAGATTAGGTTTCCATCAAGTCGTCAACGGCGATTACCCAGACGTCACGATTTTAGCCGGAGCTTTTCTCTTAGTTTCTTATTTTGCGTAAAACTCGCGTGATCTTCGGTGTACAATACAGTATACCGAAAAATACGCATTACGCATGGCAAAAACACCATTTGAAGCGTTTGAGAAGTTCACCGATAACTTGGAAAAACGCGTAAAATCAATAGTCGAATTAAAGGGATTCGCGGATATCAGCGAGTTCATTCCTACCGGAAATTACCTACTAAATGCACAGCTGTCCGGTTCAATCTTCGGAGGTTTTCCAAACACTCGAAGCATTGGAATAGCTGGCGATCCAGGAGCTGGAAAAACTTTCCTCTGCATGAATGCTGTTCGAGAGCTTCAGAAGATGGGTTACTACGTGTTTTACATTGACACCGAGGGAGCTATCGACTCAACCGACTTTCCGAAGTTTGGAGCTGATTTAGGAATGCTCAAATACTACAGGATGAAACTGATCAGCGACGTTAAGTTTTTCGTCGATGGTATGATAAAGACCAAGAAGGAAAGTTCAGACCTAAAGATCGCTCTGTTCGTCGATTCTGTAGGCATGTTAGACACAGACAAATCTATCGCTGACATCGAGAAAGGAAAGAACGCAGCAGATATGGGTCTTCGGGCTAAGGAGCTCAGGGCTCTTTTCAAATCGTTCACCTTGGACCTTTCCAACTTAGCCATTCCCTTCATCTTCACTAACCACACTTACAGCGGGACCGATGCATACACCGGCAAATCCCCCAGCGGCGGAGGCGGTCCAGAATTCGCAGCTTCTATCATTCTCATGCTTAGCAAGGGAATACTACGAGACGATGAAAAGACTGCAACCGGAATCATCGTTAGGTCGAAGACCAGAAAGAACCGTCTTGCTCGTCCGATTGAGATCGAATTTCACATCTCTCACCAGAAAGGTATGAACCCATTCGTTGGCTTGCAGGGTTACGTTGATTGGGTCGGCTGCGGAGTCGGCCGTGGAAAAAAATTGACCGAGAAGGAGTACCTAAAGTTAAAGCCGGACGAGCAGAAAGATTGTCATCCTTTTACAGTCGGAAACGACACATTCTACTTCAAGCCAGGACCAAAAGCTCAGAACTACATCATCAGTCACAACGGCGATGAAGTTCCAGTTAGACAGTTCTTTACCTCTCGTCTCTTTACACAGGACGTGCTTCACGCATTGGACGAGAACGTCATAAAGCCGAAGTTCAAATACCCAGAAACAGTTGAGGGTTTGTCCGAACTGGAAGCAGAAGAATTAGCTGACTCGGAAGAGGAAGGACCGGGTGATGAACTTTAAGATTCAAGAAACTCTTCCCATAAAGTATTCTTTGGGATTGCACCAGAGCATGCCAAACTATCCAACGTCTCAGGATTTCATGTTCGACGTGATCTCGCACCTAGTTAGAGTTGCTGAGTCACGTGAAAAGGAATGGAATCCAGCTGATATAAAATTCTCAGTAAAGACTCTCAAGTACGTTTTTGGTGACAACACTAAATCCGAAGAATTCTTGGGACGTATAAAAGCCATACTGAAAGACCTCATAGATTCCGAGGCGCTCGAAAGAAGAGGCGAATACCTTTACATCAGCAAGTCGGAATTTTCACGGTACTATTCAATAAGTTAACCCAATTCACATGGTAATAGATTTTAAGGAAAATATCGAGCTGCTGGAGAAATTGATATTCAATTTCGTTCTGATGCCAGACGATAATGAGGTAGTGATCAAACCAAAAAATAGTGAGTCGATCGACAAACGTGAAGTCATCGCTGCCGTGAAACCTCACTATTTTAACGATGATGTTCTTCAAAAAGTTTACAGGGAAGTCAAAAAGTTCTTCGTTGAATACCGAAAAGTCCCAACGAAGAACGAGATCAGAGAGTTGTCCAATTTAGCCAACCTTGACATTCCGGAAGATAAGTTCGAAAAGCTATTTGAAATCGACTTAAAATCGATGACTTACGATTTCTTAGTCAAGTATACCAAAGCTTTCGTTCTTTTGAAGAACCTCAATGAGGTAACTATCGAGACTCTTTCCTACTTAAAAACGGCAGAGGTAAATCCAGATAACATCGAGCTCATCACCAACGAAGTTCGAACTAAGTTCAGCGATAAACTCAACTTATCTTTTACTAGCGCAGATTCAGGGTTAAACTTTTTCAATGCTAATCACCACATTCAACTTTCAAAAGTCGGAACTCCAACAGGTTTTCCGTTTTTCAATAAGGTCTTAGATGGCGGATGGAACCCAAAAACGTTGGTCATATTCCAAGGTAGGCCGAAGGTCGGAAAATCGATGGTTCTTTCGAACATCGGAGCCAGGGCTTTCTTAAGCGGAGTTGACGTTGGTATCGCTACGCTTGAACTCTCTGACCGAAAGTACATGAAGAGGTTAGGGTCCACTATCCTAAACATTCGCACTAAGGAGTACGATTCTTACTTGACCAAGGAAGATGCGGTCGGCATCGACGAACGAATAAATTCTTTAAGAGAAAAAGTGCCCAACTTAGGACACTTGGAAGTTAGAGAATTTGGCGCGGGTTCCGCCACCGCGATCGACATAGAAAATTACTTCTTACGGGTTCAGCAGAACACCGGCATCAAGTTCAAAGTCATAATCGTAGACTACCTGAACTTGATGAGACCTCTTCGAGATCAGGGAAACATGTACGGAAACGTAAAGACGATCAGCGAGGAACTCAGAGCAGTCGCCATACGAAACGAATGGTGCATCATATCAGCTACTCAGATAAAACGAGAAGCAGTAGATGATCAGGACTTAGGAATGACTGATGTCGCTGAATCGTTCGGCCTAATTCACACGGTGGATTCATTGTTCGGTCTGATAAGAGGTCCGCTTGAAAGAAGAATGAAGATAAAGCTTATCGCAAACAGAGACGGCGGTTACAACGAGAGCTTCAAGATGTTCAGGTTGGATTACGAGTATTCCAAACTGATAGAAGAAACGGATCCAGCCTCCGAGTATTACTCAGACGATGACGATACTCAATCGCTGGAAGAACAGATGCGAAGCCAGTACCAAACTGCTCAGACTACTGACGTTCCGTCGTTGGGATTGAACCTAGACGATGATTTTCCGCAAATTCAACCCCAGGTAGCTGAGGATTTTCCGCAGCAACCTCCTCCTGAAAAACCAAGAGGGCCAAAAAAGTCTCATGATGACATACTGAATGAGATAAGCTAAAATAACTAACTAAACTTTGAAAGACAATGAAGATACGATATTCGATGATGTAATCGAAGATCAGTCAGACGATCAAGTTGACGAACTTATGCCGTCTTCGGACCTTGTGGATTTTGGAGCGGACGACTTACCTGAAGAACCGGTGGATGAAGATCAGGAAGAATTGGAAAGACGCAGAGTTGCGTATGCCCAGCTCAAAAAGACCGATAAGATCTTCAACAATTCCTACAACATGGGAGGGCAGCAGGCTGAGGAACACGAGGAAATGTCAAGCTCGCGAAGCGAGATCAAGATAGATCCAAGTTCTCCAGAATTCGTGATGTACGATCGGGACAAGCATTCCGATTATGTTGACGATAAGATAACACAAGTTGACATTCACAATTTCATATCAGAAGCCCCGGAAGTTCAGGAAATTCTCAGAAAAGAACCGGAGAGAAAAAAATACACCAAGACTGAGATAAACTTCCTCTTTGAGTTCATTAGAGCAGGAATAGGACCGGGATCAAAGCAGAGCGTCTTTGTCAATCCTATTTACATTTTTGATTCGATTGGGTCACTTACTGGAATAGAGACAAAGAAATTATTTGACATGTTAACTTACGAGAACAAGGAAATTTTGCTCGTCGAGCTCGATAAGGATTACCATTTTCTCGACAAAGCATCAAAGGAATTTAGAATTTACGAGTAATGAAGCTAACTAACATAAGATACGTTTACTTAATCGGTGACACTCACTTTGGGATACGCAACAACTCAATTGAGTGGTCTGAGATACAGAAAGACTTTTTCATGAATTTTTTTCTGAAGAAGATCGATGCTGATTTCGACGAGGCTAGGGACATCTTGGTTTTTGAAGGAGACGTATTTCACTACCGTGAAGCGGTAAACGTCAGAGTCCAGAACGAAGTTTTGGACCTATTTACTGTTCTAGCTAAAAAGTTCAAACGAGGGGTTTTCACAATAACCGGAAATCACGATACTTACTACAAAGACAAGAGCGAAGTTCATTCGTTAAGGTCAATCGGAAACTTAGCAGACAACATTCACGTTTTTGAAACGCCTGAGATCCTATCAATAAACAACCAGCACGATTTTTTGATGCTTCCGTGGGTGGACGATCCAGCCAAAGTGAAGAACATTTTAGTTGATCACCTTAAGTTCTGTCAGTACGTTGTGTGTCACACAGACATCGTCGGTTTCAAGTACAACAAGTGGGTAACTATCGAAAAAGGATTAGAAAAAGAATCGTTTGCTGAGTACAAGCGAGTTTACAGCGGGCACATTCACATCAGGCAGGAAAAAGGAAATATCTTGTACACCGGTTCTCCTTACCAGATGGATAGAGGAGATATCGGAAACACTAGAGGTTTTTACAGGTTGCAAGTTGACACGCCGGAGATACAGGAACAATTCATACGAAATTCTAAGTCGCCGATCTTTTTAAAGTACGACATTTTCGACATTTTGGACATGCCAAAGTCCGCTATCGTGGAACAATTCTCTAATAATTTTGTTGACGTGATGATAAACGTGAAGTTCGCAAACAAATTTCCGGTTCCTCGGTTCTTGGAAGAAATTGCTAATTCAACTCACCGAAGATTGGAATTTTTCACGTACACCGATAAGGAAAGGGTCGAAAATACGGCAACCGCCGACGAGTTCGATCCAGACAAAGATTTTAACCTATTCGACATATTCAAAGCATACTTAAAGACCAAGGACTACCCGTTAGATTTTAAGAAAAAGATAGCTTCAAAGTTCGTTGAACTTCACAAAGAAGTGATGGAGGAACAGAACAATGCTTAACCCATACGTCAGCGATTACGTTTTTGTAAAGAACTTAGGCGGAGCGAATTACGTGGTCCTAGCTAGGACCGACATACCCATGGACGAGATCGTCGAAATCTGCCCAGTTTCTATCCTAACTAAGAAAGAGGCAATCATTCTAGGAAAGGTAGTTCCATCGTTTCAGGAAAAGATTTTCACAGATTCCGCTGTTCTGAAAAAGGAATACGAGCTGCTAGCTGAGCTGAGCGAACTGGAACTAGAAAAACGATTGGACCGAGGCGAGATAACGCCTGACGAATTCAGGAGAATTCTCATGTCGAAGATGAATCCGACTGCTCTTCTAGAATCAAAGTCTCACGTAGTGATGTTGGGAAACGGAATGCTATACCGAACTAGCGAAATTCCAAACCTTATATGTGAGTATCATGAGGACAACAAAGTCTGCGTTTTCAAAACAGTTAGGTTCGTTTCTAGAGGGAACGAACTAACTTACTTTAAGCAATAACTATGAAGCTACTCAACTTTTCATTTAAGAACCTTTGCTCGTACGGAAACAAGGTCCAAGCATTTTCCTTCTCTGAGGATCCACAGTTGATCCTAGTTGAAGGAAAGAACGGCGGCGGAAAATCCACCATCTCGGATGCTATCACATTTTCGCTCTACGGCAAATCTTCGATACGCAAGACCAAGGAACTGCCGAACCGTTTGAACAAGAACGGTTACACTTTCGTAGACTTCATCACGGATAACGGTGATAGAATAGAGATAGAGAGAGGCCTGGAACCTAATTTCTCCAGGCTCGCTATCAACGGAGTAGAACACAACCTTCCTGACAAAAGAAGGATGGACGACTTTGTCGAAGAGGAACTCGTGAAGATTCCGTTCAACGTTTTTTCCAACACGATAAGTCTCTCGATAAACGATTTTAAGAGTTTCGTTAAACTCAGTCCATCTGATAAACGACAGATCATCGATAAGATATTCGGGCTGGAAGTCGTTAATTACATGGCCAAGAAGAACAAGGAACAGCTGAAGACTTTAAAAGCTGCTCTGTTGACTCTTGATTCATCCATGGAAAGTAACAGAAAAACTCTTGAGAATTCCTTGACCCAACTGAACACTATGAAGGAGGATCTTTCGGTTCAGAAAGAAGCTAGAAAGAAGGAAGTAACCGAACGAATCGAACAATTAGCAAAGGACAAGGACTTTTACAAAGATAACTATAACAACATCACGAAAGAAGTTCAGACTTTGGAAAAAGCTGTGACTGAAGCTAGGGATGCTAGGACAGCTGCACAGATGAACATCTTGGATTGGGATAAGAAACTACAGCTCTACAAGAACAATAATAAGTGCCCTCACTGCTTGTCGGATCTCACTGATGCTAACCATTCCAAGATAAAGGATGACATAGTTGAGCAAAAATCTTCTCAAGAAAAGCAGATTCCAACCCTATCTGAAACTGTGAAGAAAGCCGAAACTGTTCTTTCAGAGAAAAAAGGAGAGCAGGAATTTGCAAAGAACCGGTTCTACCAGATAGATGCACTGTTAGCCCCGTTAAGAAAGGAACTTTCAGGTTTGAGCATGGAAGAGGATCTCGATACTGACGGCACTAGTTACCTTGCTGAGGTAGTTGAAACCATAAAGAAAGCTTTGGAAAAAGCAAGCATTGAACGAGATAAGTTGGTTGACCAGATAAAAGTTTCGGTCGAATCGGAAGATCTTCTTTCTGACAACGGAATGAAACGCATGCTGATGGCCGAGATACTTCCCGTCCTCAACAAGAAACTATTGAGGACCGCTAAGGTTTTGGATTTTCCGTTTGCTTTCGAGTTCGACATGAATTTCGAGCCAGTCATCACACAATTAGGAGTTCAGATCTCGCCGGACTCACTTTCTACTGGAGAGCAGAAAAAGATGAACCTTATAGTCCTGTTAGGAATCATTGAGCTGATAAAGTTGAAGAACAACAGCATCAACCTTCTTTTCTTGGACGAGATATTTTCATCGCTAGATGTAGAATCGATATACCGGGTGGTTGACCTTCTCAAAACTTTTTCCAAAAAGTATAGGATGACAGTGTTCGTCATTTCGCATTCTCCTCTACCGGAGGAACTTTTCGATAGAAAATTGTCAGTTCAGAAGGTAGATCACTTCTCAGACATCAAATTTTCGTAAACTAATTCGCAGTAATTAATACAATATAAAGTAAAGAATCAAACGATATGGATATACTGTATTTGTTGGAGATCCGTTTGGCGGATATGCTCAAGTTAAATCAAATTTAAGCAAAGAAGATGCTGAAAATCTGTCTACTGAGATTTCCGCGGAATGCGATTATTTTACAACTACACAAATTCAGCCAGATGGTCATAATTGGATGGGAATAAAAAATCAAGAAAAAACAACTAATGAAAGTATTTCAAGCTAACACGTTTGCTGAATGTTACAGGGACTCTCTGCATCACGTCATGAACAATTGCCCGGAAAATAATGCCAGGGGTACGATAAGCAAGGAACAGCTTAACGTTGCTCTAGTAGTCGAAGACCCAAGGTCATGCTTGTACACAAACCCAGCGCGTAGCTCGCAGATGAAATACATTGCCGCTGAATTGGTATGGTATTACCTGGGACGGAACGATGTAGCTTTCATTTCCAAGTGGGCAAAGTTTTGGGAACAGATCCAAAACGATGACGGTACAGCTAATTCAGCTTACGGCAATCTCATCTTCAGGATGAAAAACCAGCACGGATTTTCGCAGTACCAATGGGCAATGCAATCCCTCATCAAGGATCCCTACACCAGGCAGGCTATCATGCACTTTAACATGCCGATACACCAGTACTTTGGAAACAAGGATTTCGTTTGCACCATGAACGTTAACGTTCACATACGCGATAACAAGCTTCACTTGAAGTTGAACATCAGAAGCAATGACGCTGTTTGGGGAACGCCGACCGACGCTGCTTTCTTCTGTTCTCTTCAGATGCAAATGCTGAATCACTTGAGAACGGTTTACCCGGATCTTGAGCTTGGAACCTACACGCACGTTGCGGATTCGTACCACGTGTACGATCGTCACTACGAGCTTGTTAACAAAATGTTAGAAAACGATTTTGTGCCGGTGAAGATGCCGATGGTAAAAAATGACCTGATAAATATTGACGGAGAGCCGACTAACAATCTATTAACTCTGGCTAGCCACATCGAAACAGGCACACCTGAATTTTTAATCTTCCAGGACGAAGATGATATTTGCGAATGGATTTACAAAAACATCACAAAGACCAAGTAACAATGAACCCAGCAAAGCAAGATCTAGTTGATCACGTTTACATGGAAATGGCCAAATCGTGGTCAAAACTGTCTTACGCGAAGCGTTTGAAAGTAGGAGCTCTCATAGTTAAGAACGGCTCCATCATATCCGATGGGTACAACGGTACTCCTTCCGGTTTTGAAAATGAGTGTGAGGAAGTGGTCAATGACGAAAATGGAAATTTTGTCGGCTACAGAACTAAGTGGTACGTTCTCCACGCTGAAGCTAACGCTATTCTCAAGGTTGCTAAATCAACCCAGAGTTGCGATGGTGGAACCCTGTACATCACTAGCTCACCGTGCGCTGAGTGTAGCAAGTTAATCCTGCAAGCTGGAATAAAACGTCTCGTTTACGAAGAAGAGTACCGAGACATAACAGGCCTCGAATTGCTAAAGAAAGCCGGAATTGAGATAAAGAAACTAAACCCAGCTGAATGATTGAAGATCCAGTAAGAGCTTTACAGGTAGTATTCGTGACTGACCAGAAACAGTTCAGTCAGGTCTTTCACAAGAAAGGTAAGTCCGACTACTTGCTGAACGTGAATAAGATCATGAGGGATAAGTTCTCTCACGAGATAGTTGTTCCGAATAAGATTCAAGCGTTTTTGATAAACTACGAGATTAAGAAGATCATCGATAAAGCGATAAACGTTAGGAACCGTAAGTACAAAAGAATCGTTTACATAAACTCAAACCTTACCACAAACACGATACTGAACACCATTGATTTTCTGGCAGGAACTTACTCTGACGTTCAGTTCGACCCAGTCTTGGTCGATTTTGACGGGGAGCTTCGAGTTCCAAATCATGTAAAGATTCTCAAATCACAATAAAAAAGGGGCGGTTAAGCCCCTTTTTTGTAAGTGTATAGTAAGTCTTCTGATGTTATGCTCCTTCTTCGGTAGATTCTTCACCTGTTTCCTCGCCGGTTTCCTCGCCGGTGTCTTCAGTTTCTTCTTCCTTGCAAATCTTTTCGAATGCAGCCGCTAGTAATTCGCCAGCTTCTTCTTTTTCGATTTCCATTTCGGTAACGATCTTGTCAAGTAATTCGTTTAGGTCGTCTCCGTATTCTTCCATGAGCTGTTCGAGTTGTTCTTCGTCAACTTCGTATCCGGAATCGATTTCATCCTCTAGATTTACCTGGTCGTCGACTTCTTCTGTCTGCATGTATTCAGGCTGCATTGATTCTTCTTCGTTTCCAATTTCTGGATTTTCGAAATTTTCGTTAACGAACTGTTCGAATCTCATTATCTTGTTTTCCTCGACAGGTTGTGTAAAAATTGTTGCTTTTGCTGTCATGACATCAGTAGGTTTTTTCTTTGCATCTCTGCTAACTTTGTCGCTTGTCACTGCGTGCCAAGCGCTATCGTAATTGGGCTGGAACATTTCTTCTCCCGTAACAGGATTGTGAAGGCTGCCTTCAGTCTTCCAGTCGCGATCAATCACTCTTTGATATTTATTAAGGGATTTGCGCTTATTTCCCTGAAAGTCTTCTTTTTCACCTGGTCCACCAAAAGGTTTGGCATTACGGTCGGCAAACCGATCAAGGTTAGGAAAATCTCTTCTTTTTACGTCAAATATGTCCATTTCTTGGTTCTGTGTTTTTACTGACCAACTCTGGTTTCAACGTAACGGTCAGCAACGAACTGAATAGTTAGAGTTGCAATAGCTTCTCCAGAGTAGTCTAACTGAAGTTCGTTGAACTTATCCTGTCCTAGGAATACCGGATTGAAAACGAATTCCCTGAAGATCAGACCAGCTTTGTTAAACTGCGTGATCTGAACGATTGCTGGGTTAGCGGTTGTTCCTGCGTAATCTCTTTTCAATCCCTGAGCGCCGGTCATTGGGTTGTAGATCAAGTCTGCCCATGCTCTAAACGCGTTGTAGATGTAGTTGTCATTATCCTCGTTCAAGTTTAGCGAGAACTCGATAGTGAACTTGTGCAGGGTAGTTGCCGGACGAGCTGCTGAGTAAGCTCTTTCAGCGAATTTGTACCTCTGAACCTGTAGCGGTCCGCCTGCGTTACCTGCTAGTTCAGGAAGTGGGCCAACCTTATTAACGTGTTCCAGGGTTAAGTTATTGTTGAAACCGATCTTAGCCGAAACCGCCGGAGGTGGAGTAATGATAACCTCGAACTGGTTTAGGTATATAGGTTCGTACCTGTTCGGACCAGCTGTGTGATTTTTGAAATGTGGTAGACCAGCCATCTTGTCTTGTGTTTTTTGTTTATTTATTAGCGAGCTCTAGGATTTTCACTTGGACTTCTTCCAGTAAGAACCTGCTTGCTTTATTCCCTTTTCAGTTTCGGTCCTAGATCGGTCGAACCTATTTTCTTCCCTCTCGTACCTCAACCTTTTCAGGTTTCTGATCCGATCCTCAACATTTATGGTTTCCTCGGATTTTGGAGTTACCGCGTTCTTGTCAGGCGTTAGGACTATGTCAATGGTAGGAAGCACTTGAACTAGAAGGTTTTTACCGTCCTCAGTTTCGAATTCTTTCATCTCCATCTTTACCATTCTTCCCAAACCGAAATGAACTTCCAACCAGATGTTCTTGGTGTTATCAACGATCTCTTCGTTTATCTTTCTGAAGAGGTTAGCTGAGATTCTGTGTCTCACTCTGATGTTCGCGCTAGTTAGCTGAGCGTCTATGAACTTAAGTTCCTTACCGTAGACTATCACCGTGTAAGCTCTGGACGAACCAGATGCTTCCTGGCCCTGTTTAGGCTCAGGTTCACTAGTTACTTCATCCGGCTTAACGGGTTGCTCAGGGTCACTCGAAATGCTTTGCTTTTGAATTACTGCTGGAACTTGACCTTTCTGAACGGTTGCTGGAACTTGACCCCTTTGTACGGTTGCTGGAACTTGACCCCTTTGTACGGTGGCAGGAACTTGACCTTTCTGCACAGTTTGTAGCTGAGTGTTTCCTGGCAGAACTCTCTGCAGAGCAGTCGATCCAACCTTTTGGATCTCGCCGCGAGGTACCGTCTGCAAACCAGTAGGGCCAACTCTCTGAATGGAGGTCGCTGGTCCAAGCTGTTTTACTTCTTCCGAAACTTCTGCGGATTCGAGTTTTTCATCGATGATTGCATCGATTTCCTTTAGAAGGTGAATTATCGAGTCGATAGTCGTGTAGGTGTAGTACGTGGCAATGCCCTGAGCCTTAGTGAACACCAGGTCCGGGTAGATGTCAGCCTGATGGTAATAGATCTTTTGATCGTTCTGATCCCATTTTGGCTGCTCCCCATTCCCTGGATTCTTCCAGGTTATTTCGAAGCTGATTACGGACTCAGCGATTACACCGTCGCCTATCATAGTCTTACTTATTTCTTATGTAGCGCTTTGCTTCGTACACCGGACCAGAAGCGGTAGCTGGAGTTTCAGCTGGTTCCAATCCTCGTACTCCGGCTGGGCTTCCTGATGCTTGAGCTGGAGCGTTCATGCAAATGAAACCGACTCCTTCAACTTCGTCAGCGCCAATCGGTGCTACTAAAACAACCGACATAACTGTTGTCATGTTCTTTGCAGCTAAGCTGCTAGCTTTTGCTTCCAAAGATCTCTGAAGGAGCATGGTGTTAGTCTTTCTATCTCGTCCTACTAACCTTGACCAGTACCACTGTCCATCCGGTAATTCGGCTGGAGTAAGCACAGTTCCATCCGGCTTTTCGAAACCTTCGGCTAGCAATTTTTCCATGATCTCACGAACTTGATCGACCTTCAGCGGTTGCTGAGTGTACGTAGCTAAAAGATCAGTCTTTGCTTCTTTTACTGGTTCGGTCTGAGCTACTGGTGCTTCCGGTGCTGGAGCAGGTTCTGCTGCAGGAGTTTCGGTTGCCGCTGGAGTTTCCTCAGCTTGGTTAGGTCCAGCAAGGACACCAACCACATCAACCGTTGCAGCTGGATCTTCCAAACCGCTTCCCTTGAGGATTCGGTAGTAGATGGCCTGCTTAGCGTTCTGAATCTCGTACTGAGCGATGTCGCTCTGAACTGTCGATTGAACCTGTTGCTTGGTTTGAGCGAAAGGACCAGGCGTTCCGTGATAGAATTTTACCAAGTCAGAGCTTTCGATAGCGATAGGATTGCTTTCCGGCTTGAACGCGTACTTGCTCTGAAGTTCGGAAAGCTTTGCTTTTCCTCCTTCTGCGTCGGTTATGTTGTCCGGGGTGATGAATCCTTCTGGGATAACCGAGTTTGCTGGTGTAGTTGCCGCTTCTTCGTTAGCGTTGTACATCTCGTTCACGAACTGAGAGTAACCCATTATCAATTGTTTCATGTGTATGATTAATTAATTTTTAACCTATTTCTTTGTCCCCGCGGAACTCTTTTCCCTTGTTCGATTTCTTCTTGGTAGGGTCGACCGGCTTGTAGTTTGCCCAGATCTCGTTGTAGATTCGGCAGGATGCTCCCATGAAGTTAACGATTCCGATGAATTTCTTGCGATCGTCACCGTGCATCTTGGAGATCTTCTTTCCTATCGTTCTAGCATCGTCCAGGTCGAGCTCTTCGTCGTCGGATTTTCCTACGAGCGTCTTCAGAGAATTTTCCTCAGTAACGATGTTCTCGTCTACTTCAGGAACGACCTTTGATAGCATGTAATGGTACATGTCTTCCAGTCCTTTTCTGTACGCCGTGTCCGGGTCGTCCTCGTTTGACAAGCCCATCCGGCCTTCACGAAAAACAACTTCGATCGGATCGTCCAAGTTGTTGTTCAGCCGAAGTTCGTTAGCTTCGTCATTGTCGAACGCTTCGAAGGTTGCGTAAGCTTTCGTGTTCTTATTTCCCATTAGAGCTTCGCTTATTTTTTAAGAGGAGATACCTTCTTAACTGCCGGGTTAGGTTTTACCGATCCGATCGGGAGCTTTGCCATTTCTGGTTTAACTTCTTTGTTGATCGGTTTTCCCTTGATGACCAACTTGGTCTCGGCCTTGGTGTCGACCATCTTCTTAGGGGCAGAACCTTTCTTCGTCGGAAGAGTTGTGGTTCCAGGTTTAACGCTCTTTGCGATCGTTTTTCCCTTACCCTTAGGCATGTCAGCCATGTTAGGCTTTACCGTTTTCTGGGTAGCTTTTCCCTTTCCTGCTGGAAGGTCTGACGTTTCGTCGTCAACCTGCTTGGTAATTTTGTTTCCTTTAGCCGGAGCTCCCTTTGACAGTTCCTGGTTCATCTTCTTTTCTAGGATAAACTCGTCGTAGCTCAGAACAGACTTAGTCATGTCGTTTTTCATTTTTTTACCGCGATCGCTCGCTAAGTTATTTATCAGTGTCAATCTTACAAAACTAAAAAAGGGCTCCAAACGGAGCCCTTTTAGTATCACCAATTAAGGTGTTATTAGTTCTTAGTAACCAGCCGACGGAGCGACGGATCCGGTCAGAACGCCAAGACCAGCGACGGTCAGGGTGATGTACTGAGTTTCCGGGTGCCATCCTGCTTCCGTGATAGCGTACCTCGATTTGAGACCGATCTTCGGTGAGAAGGTACCTTCGGAAATAGTCTGCAGCGATTCTGCCATGATGTAAGGTAGGAACTTTACACCAGGTTCTTCGTCAGCACCCTTACGTCCGATGTGGATACGGTTGTCTCCGAATTTCAGGTTAGGATCGACGTACACAGTCAGACCGTGAACTTTACCTGCTGGGTGAAGCTGACCAGGTCCTGACGGCAGGTCGTTGTTGAACGGTGCGAAGGTGTAACCTGCAACGTCTGCGAGAGCGGATGCTACACGACCGTTGGTAACGATGTGGGTAGCAGCTCCAAAACGGCCCCTGTGATAAATCAGGTTAGCCATTTCGAGGATCTTGGTAACGACCCTACGCTGTAACGTTGAGATGTTTTCGAAACCTGAACCAACGGTTAGGTCGAGTGTAGTGATACCAGCACCTTCAATTGCGTTGATGTTGGTCGTGTGGAGAGCTCCAAGAGAGAATACTCTGTCGACGAGCTTTTTGTTGATGGACTGTGCAACTTCATTGACAGCAACGTTCTCCAGCATGGAGATAACGTCGAAGTTCCATACCCTGTTAAGGTCCTGGATCTGTTCAACTGATGCTGAGATAGCCACCTGGTCGCCTTTTGCTTCGACGAACTTGGTGAACATCTTCAGACCCATCTGGCGGAACTTGGAAACTTCCGCAACTTCCCTCTTCATACCTTCGTACTGAGTTCCGTTTGCTCCAAGGAATGGTCCGTTCCACGGCTGAGTAGCGTAGTCGTCATCGCTAGTCGTGGTAAAACCAGAGATGTGGTTTTCTAGAGCTGATGCGAGACCAGGTACGTTAGCTGCGAGCAGCTTGTAGGTTTTTACGGATCCTGCACCACCGATTGTAACGGTAGTTAAAACACCGTCGGTCTTGATGAAGTCCGTGATCTTCTTGGTTCCGTCGCTGTAGTCTGACAGAACTTTGAACATCGCAACACCGTCAACACGGGAGAATCCAACGAACTGGATGGTAAGGTTACCAGTACCGTCAGAAACGGTTAGGTTGTCACCGCTGATAAGCTGTGAGAAGGTACCACCGGCTGTTAGAACGGTCGATCCGACGACTCCTTCGATCTTGATGACGAAAGGTTCGTACTGGGTGTCGGTATTACCGCCCTGGTAGACGTAGTCGAGGTAAGGAATGAATCCGACAGGAGCGTCCATAGGAACAACGCCGACGAGGTCGAAACCGATCGTCTTTGCTGCAACCTGGATTGCAACTGGAAGTAAGCTCGGGAACTTGTCCCCTGAACCTGAGTTCGAGTAGCTGCCTTTTGCTGCCGTTCCAGTTCCAAAACCGGAGAACGGAGTCATTGCGTTAGTCGGGGCGTGAATGGAACCCATTGCACTGATAGAACCCGGCTGCTGGTAAAATAGACCAGGAACAACTGCTTCGTTAACTGGAGAACCAGCGTTATCGAAAATTGCGTGGTAGTGAGCAACGTCAACTAACCAAGGACGAGACTTTAGAGTGGCCTCATCTGCGCCGTAACTTTCCAAAACAGGTACCCAAGTTTCCTTGAGGGAAGCATCGTTCAGTCTTTTGAACATTTTTACTGATGCCATTGTTTTTTGAGGCTTTTTTTATGAGTTTGCTCTGCGTTTGAGAGACTCAATGTACGAGTTAGAATATCCTCGTACGCTTTCGTTTACTGCTTGTAACGAGATGAAACCCTCTTTACCTTGGTTTTCGTTAACTGAGTTATCTATACTTGCACTTTGTGCAATTCTTTCGTGAATTCCTCTGAGATCGCGAGAATCCCAGAACGCTTTAGCTTGGTAAGGCGTGTTGATGTGAACTGTAGAAGCTTGAGCAGCGATCCAATTTTTCTCGTTGTCATTCATCTGTTCGTAAACAGCCTTGTACTTATCCGGCATGAACCTGATGTAGATAGGTGTATTTTCTTCCTGCTTGTTCATGACAGCTTCTATGATGCCAATGACATCACCTTCGTTGAAGAACACCGCTCCACGTAGAGTTTCAACGACTGCTGTTTTGATTTCCGGGTCAAGCGCGTAAAATTTCTTTTTGTTTTCCTCGGTGAGGAGTTTCAGGAACGGGTACTTATTTTCAAGGACTGCGTTAGCCGTGTTTGACTTGATGTTTGAAAGTATTCCATCTACCGCTGAGACTAGATCATCGACTGGGGAAGCTTCGTTAACTGAGTGATCGACACTCTCGTTGAGAGCAGCTACATCAGATAGAAGCTTGCGAGTCTTAGCCATTGCTCCGGCTCCAACCTTCTGGTTCATCGTTTCAGCGATGTATTCCGTGTACGCGATACCTTTCTTAATGTTACCGCCCAGGTACTCAGCGTACTTAATGGCTTCGTTGATGTTCTGTGCCAAGTAATTCGAGAAGTTCAGACCTTGCGATGCTTTTTCAGCAACGTACTCGGTGTACTGAATTCCCTTATCCAGCTGTTCAGCTAGGTAGTTTCCGAACTTGATGCTCTTTTCCGTCATCTCGCCAACGTACTCGGTGTAGTTGAGACCCTGGTTCAGCTTTTCGCTCAAGTAGTTTGAGAAGGCGATATTCTGTTCCGTCATGCCTGCCAAGTAGTCTGAGTAATCGATCACGTTGTTTACCTTTTCGGCAACGTGCTCGGTGTAACCTATTCCCTTGTTAAGCATGGTGGCCAGGTAGTTGGTAAACTCGACGATCTGTTCCATTTCACCAGCTAAGTAGTTGGTGAACTGAATGAGCTTCTCCGTCACTGGGTCCTGATCGGCCTTTTCACCAAGAGCTAGTAAATCAGTGTTGTTCTGGTTGATTTTTTCCTGAAGAGTCTGAAACCTTTTCTTAACAACCTGTGAGTACTGATTCATTTCCTCTTTTGTTACAAAGTCATTAGCCATTTGCTTTTCGTTATTTTGTGGAGTCTGAATGTTTGGATTATTTATTTTGTAAACCCGCACAGAATTCTCGAAATCGAAGCTTTCTGAGATGTCCACAAGCGAATTTGTGATGGAATTCGCCTTCAGGGTGCTCAGTGATTCGAAAAGCATTGTGTAATTTCCTTGCAGGTTCTCAGCTACCTGTGATAAGGTAGCTTCGTTGAAACCAGGTTCAGCCACCAGGTCGTACGTGAATATCTTATGAAGCTTGACTTTGCCACTTTCCAGGACTTGACCAGCTGCTCTTGAGGAGCTGGAAATCGTGCATCCTGCTTCCACTAGGGTCTTAGCTATCCTACCGCTCGGTGTGTCTAGAACTCTTAGTCGGATCTTAACGCTGTTAGAAGGTTCGTCGTAAGTTAGGGATTCGATTGTGTGGGAGACGTTCTTTAGAGAAACGTCGAAGCTTTGAGGATGGTCTAACTCGCCGAAAAGCTGTCCCTTCTTGATCTTTTCCATGAGGTAACTCAGGTGAGGAAGGTACTCTTGCTTTTCGTACACTCGGTGATTGTCATTCATCTTTCCGAAGACCGCGCAGGTCCCTTCCAGTATGATGTCACCGTTGGCGTTTTTAGAAACACCTAAAGGCTGGTTCGCTCTCTCCAAAATGAGGACTACGTCCTGCTGGAGAAGTGCCGGGTCTTTAAGTCCGATCTGTGTACTAGTCAACTTCGTTGAGACTTTTTTGATATTTATTAGCGAGCCTCGTATCAAAATACGGGCCCTCAGCTAACTTTATTTATCAAGGTCTCTAAGTAATTCTTTAAGAAGGGCTAGTTTTTCTTCACTAAGTTTGGAAATGTCAGGTCTGGTGACGTTCAGCCTGAATATGTAGGATCCTCGCTTTCCCATAGCGGAAACGAGACCCTGCTCCGGAATTCTAACCTGAATGTTAGAGAGAGCAGGAGAGTTGATAGTCTTTATCTTGTACTTTTTGCCGAACGGGTTCTCTAGGACGAGTTCCTCGGTGAACAGGACGTCGTACACCGAAACGTCAACCGTCTGAACTAGGTCAGAAGTCTCGGTTATCTCGAGCCCTTCCATGTCTATGATGATCCTGATGAATAGGTCGCCGGTCGCTATTCCGTGCTGACGCCTCTTGAAAACATCGTCAAACCCGTCGATTTCCTGGCTGGAACCTCCCCCGCGCACGCGCACGACTATTCCTATATTATCGCCTATCATGGCTAACGGGTAACCGCGTTCAGACATGTTGACAAAGTACTTAATGCTCTTTTCCTCAACTTTGGAGGTGGCTAAGCTCGCTTTGGAGATTGAGTAGGTTACTGTGTCCTCGATTCCGTTCATGAGATCAGAGAGCTTGAAGTGCCGGTCAACGTGAATGTTCAGGTACTCAAGGTTCATCATCGAGAACGCGACGTTCCTGAACTGGCTGAAGTAATCTGAGTACGGGTCTCCGACAGGAGGCACGCGTTCCTTTGCGGAACCGGTCGTGTCGTAAAGCTGACGTTTTTTCGGATCGCTGAGAACCGAGTAAGCTTCGTTGATCTTTTTGAACTGCTCCTCACCCTTCGGATTCTTGTCAGGGTGATACTCTTTTGAAAGCTTTCTGAAAGCTTTCTTTATATCGTGCTGATTAGCGTCCTTTTTTACTCCAAGTACCGAATAATAAGTTTCCTCGGCCAAATCTATCTCCGTTTTTCGAGTATATTACTAAAAATGTGCTTCAAGTTTACTTGAATTAAATAAAAGAAAAGCCAGTAAATGCTAAAGGTTTTCACTTATTACGATGATTCGGCAAAAAATTTCTTTGCCAAATCAATCAGGTCAATTGCTTCAGTGCTTGGAGGGGAAAACCTTGAGCTGGTGATAATGACTAGGGGAAGAATGCCGCGTAGAGAGTTAGAACTGGTCGATAAATTCTTTGCCATTGTTTCCTTAATCGAAGTTAACATTCACCGGTCTCCAACCGGAACAAGTGTGGTAGAAGAGAATCCATACTTCGTTGAGTTTTTGTTAACTTATCATGAGCACGATCGACTCTACGTTGATCCTAGAATGTTCTTAATAAACTCATTTGTCTTACCGGAAAATTCCGGATTATTTTTTAGGCAACACCAAGGAAATCTTTCTACTAAATTGTGTTACGTTAAAGCAGGAGATCAGTTCAACTTAGCTTTTTCGTCGGTCAGACGATCATCCGTTTCTTCGATAACTGAGGTTGAATTTTCGTACGTGGTAAAGAATAATTTTTTGATTCCAAAGATCGTTAGTTCTAAGCAGATAGTCAGCGGAAAGCTCCTTAACGATTCCAACCTTTCTGCTCTTCAGACAGATAGCGTCATCGCTATTGACACGACCAGCATGGAAGAACACACATCAAAAAGAGCTCACGCAATGATCAACGATTACAGCAGAAAGCAGACTCTTATCACTCTCAGCTCATTAAAGAAAAAGAAATACCCGAAATTTTCAGATTCTCTGTTTCAAACTACAACTACAACGACTGAAAATCCAATTAAAAAGACTTTCAGCATAGTGGTAACTGCATACAAGACTGCTGATTACATTGAGGAGTGTTTAGATTCGATAGAGAGCCAATCTTACTTCAAAGGGTACGATGATTTTGAAGTTATCGTCGGAGTTGATGGGTGCCAGGAAACTTTAAGTAAGCTACTAGAGATAAAGAAAAAGTACCGAAATTTATCAGTGTACATGATGCTTGAGAATTCAGGAACGTACATTACGACGAACACGCTAATCTCCCAAGCAACTAAAGAATACATAATTAGGTTCGATTCAGACGATGTCATGCGCGAATTTTTGGTAAAGCAAGTGGCAGATAATTTGAACAGTGAAGTTCTTAGACTTTCGTACAATAACTTTAGGACAGGCGGTGCGGTTGAAGCTAAGATAAATGTTGCGCACGGAATCATGTGCATAAAGAAACAAGTACTTGATGAGGTCGCTGGTGGGTACCAAGCATGGAAGTGCGGAGCGGACACAGAGTTCATCCAAAGAGTCAGCTGGCTAGCTTCGGTTTCTGTGCTAAAAGATTCGGTTTTCTACCGTAGACTTCACCAACAGAGCTTAACCCTAAACCCGAACACTGATTTCGAATCAGAGCTTCGTAAAAGCTACAAAAAAATGATAAAACCTCACTACCAACCGGAGGAGGTTTTTATTCCTAGGATCACTGGAAAATACGAAAAAATAGACTAAATGAAAAAGTACAAGCACATCATCATTTCTAGAGTAGCCATGAAATGGTACGACGAAAATGGAGAGCTCATCTGCAAATCCAAGTTGGGTTTAGAGTGGGAAAAATGGTTAAAGAATAGCATAAGCCTGTACGACACGTACTGTCGACCTTCTCTGAAAAATCAGAGCAATAAAAACTTTATTCTTTTGACCATTGTCGACGAAAGTGTGACAGAGGTTGGACCAGTTTTGCCAAACGAGCATGTCATTAGGATCAGCCAGGTTTCTGAGTTGGGTTCGGCTATCGAAAAATTCATAACTGAAAACGTTGAGGAAAGAATTTACCTTCTTTCTAGATTGGATCGAGACGATTGTTATTCTAGAGATTTTGTAGACACTCTTCAGAAAAAAGCAAATGAGTACTTGGGTAAAGCTGAAGAACTCTCTAATTTTTACTTTGACGTGGATCATTACAGTATGTACGATCCAGTTAGCAACATTTTTACTACTGCCAAGTACGGTGATAGAACTTCTCCATTTACGTCCATTCTGACCGATTCTCCAGGAATTGGCATTTACTCTGGGCATGGTCGGATAAAAGAAAAGATGATCGGAACAAAAGTTTCGAATTTAGAAGTTCTACAAATCATTCATGGCGAAAATATTTCTAACCGGGTGCGCGGTGTGGCTATTCCAAAAATTTCGATCAACCGAAAGCTTTTGGAGTACGGAATAAAAAAGACGCCAGGTTTTGCTATCGATTCTAAACTTTACGGATGGGTATTTCGCAACATTTTACCTGGTGCTACCATCTTAGAATTAGGAAGTGGTTACGGAACCATCGATCTGGCTAAAAGGTACAAGATGATAAGCATAGAGAATGACCCAGAGTGGATGAATCTAACAGATAAGTCAACGTACATATACGCTCCATTAAACGGTCAATGGTACGATCGAGCAGTCCTTGAAAAATCTTTGCTTAGTTTAACGTACGATGTCATATTGGTCGATGGCCCATGGATCGGAAAGGGAAACCGAACTGGTTTTTCGGAAAATTTGGACCTGTTCAACACAGACGTGACCATTATCTTTGACGATACTCACCGAGCTGACGAGTTGGCTATGTGCAAAGCTGTGTCAGAAAAACTCGGAGTTCCGTATCAAACTTTCCCAGGAATAAAGAAAAGGTTCAGCGTCATTAAAAATAAGAAAAAACTCGATGAAGCTAGCGATAGTAACGCCAACGTACTTTAAACTAGATGGGTCAACTGCTACCCACTTAAAATTAGCGCTGGAGTCTGTTAAGAACCAAACTCACCAAGACTACAAACTTTTTTTGATAGGAGACGATTATTCCAAATCAGACGAGTTGTTTGAGTTAGCTGAGATAGTTGATACCAGCAAAATTTACGTGGAAAACCTCCCAGCCGCGGGTGAACGTATCAAGTACTCAGGAATGGACCTTTGGCGAACCGGCGGAGTAAACGCGTCTAACGTTGGGATCAGAAAAGCGCTAAACGAAGGGTACGATTACGTTTGCCACCTAGATCACGATGATATGTTTTTGGAAAATCACCTTAAGGAAATTTCCGATTGCATAGAAGCTACGGGGACTAATTTTGTTTCGACTAAGTGCGGAGCTTACCCACCGATTGAAACGGACAAACTTTACACCGAGTATCGGCCTGAAACCAATCGACTGTTCAAAGTTTCAACTTGCGTAAATTACAGGCACTTTGGAATGTTTTTCAGAAACATGATAGAGGAAACGGGAAAATCTTACGCAGCTGACGCTGATATGTGGAACCGAATCAAAAAGTTCATGGAAGATCGAGGAGAATACGGCATATTTGTTAACGTTATCACAGCCAAGAGAAACGGCGGAGGAACAACGTATCGCCGACCTGAAATAGTAAAGTAACATGAAAGATCATATCTGTGTAGTTTTAACGTACTTGCATCCAGACATCATTAAAAAATCGTTCGATTCCATCAAAAATGCCGATTGCGATTTTTTTATCATTGAAAATAAAAGCGAAAAGTCAGATCAAATTGCAGAGTATTTTTTGCAGACTGATCTAACCGGCTATGTGCAATTCGAAGATAATATCTCCAACCAAGCGATAGACATCTTCATTCACGATTTTTCGTGGTTGCTAGAGAAGTACAAATACATCACGATAACGGACGGCGACCTTTACGTTTACGATGTGAAATCAATGTTTTCCGAGATACTCGAAAATTTGGAACAACCAGATGCAATAGTTTCTTCTGCTTCTCTTTACCGTGGAAATTACTATCTGAGAGCAGACCGAGTAATTGGAACTGAACAGTACGATGAACTTTCTAAAAAATCGTTAGTAATCCCTGGTCCAGTTTTTACAAATACTGCTAACAATTTCGTAACGATTAAGAGAGAGAACCTCGATCTTATCCAAGGAATTCATTACCAGGACACAACTGTCAGCGGTTTGGTTTATGCTAAGAATAAGAAATGGGTAGCGACTCGAAAGCACTTAGCGTATCACTTAACTTGGGATCTTTACGTGGAAGACAATCCTTACTATGAGTGGAAAAAGCAAGTACTTCCCAGTATTTGGAAGGTTAATCCATCTGCTAATGTTGAGTACAAAAAATTGATTAAAAGATACGAAGATGAACACAGAAACAGTTAGCAAGATACTCCAGTACGTGACCGACGAGTTTGTGGAAGTCGGAAACAGGAAAACTCACGAATCCTCGTGCATGTTCCCTTGGGAATCGTGCTCTTGCCGGGATCGCGAAGCGATATCGATCGACACTCCTCTGGTAAGCGGGGGTTACGTTGATTCATTTTCGATGGTGTCCATCGTGGTCTTCCTAGAAAAGGAATTCAACGTTGCCGTTCCGGAATCGGAGGTCACTCCGGCCAACTTCAATTCGGTTCAAAAAATCGCCGACCTGGTAGAGAAGCTAAAGAAATGAAACTGGCAGCAGGCTACATAGTGTTCGATGGGTTAGAGACTCTGGAGCATTCGATACGATCGATTCGACCGAGCGTCGACCTAGTGATCGTTTCCTACCAGAGAATCTCTTGGGGTGGCACCAAAGCTTCACCAGACCTCATACCGACACTCGAATCACTAAGAAATTCGGGACTCATAGACAAACTCATCGAGTTCACGATGTTCAGACCAACTTCCCTAAGGTCTGCTGCGGAAGCGATGAACGCTAAGAAGTTCGAACTTAACAAGAGGCAAGGCTGCTTGGAAGTTGCCAAGCTAGAGGGTTGCACGCACTACCTGTCGATGGACGCTGACGAGTTTTACAGAGCAGAGGAGTTCGCAAGGGCTAAGGAAAAGATAGAAGCTGACGGGTTGGACGCTACCGCCGTGCACTACATCAATTACGTGACTCCGACACTTCACCGAGGTTACTCAAGGTGGAAAGTTCCATTCATCTACCGCATCACTGCAAATTCAAGGCACCACGTTCTCCAGACTCACTTTTCTGGGATAGACCCAACTCGTGGGATGATTGACGATTCATACAGGAAAACTCTCGTCTTTGAGAAGGAATTCATCACGATGCACCACATGGAAATGGTAAGAAAGGACCTTTTGGGAAAGTACGTTGCTTCTAGCAGGTTTTTTCCGAACAGAAACCTTCTTCCAGAACTGGAAAAGGACGTCTTAAAGTCTGTGGAAACCGGTTCCTTAAAGTTCACAAAAGCTCACTTGGGTGATACTAACGACCCTAGGGAAGAGCAGAAACTCTTCCAGTGCGAAAACGAATTCAGTATAATTTATTAGTAAGCTCCGATAGTAACGGACCGTGAAAGGACCATGGGCTTTGCTGCTTCTACCGCAGCTGACACTGCTCCTGCGGTCGAAGGCATCTTTGCGTCTACCGCAGCTGCTATTGTCTTGAGCAGAGCCATCAGAGGTTCTCCGAGAACCGCGCTGTGTTGTATGGTGCTGTGACCTACGACCGTGTTGACACCGTCAAGGTGAACGGTCTTTGCTGACACGGTAGCCTTAGAACCGGTAGTCACGTTGACTTCGGAATCAGAGACTATTCTTATCACGTTACCTTCCATTGATATGGACGATAAGTTGTCCTTGTGCTCAATGAGAACGTTTGACGTTTCGTTGTCTATCCTTACGAAAGATTTTTTCAACTCTATCTGCAAGCCGATCTGCTTGTCGAACCAGACTTTTATTTCCTCGTCACCGTCGAACAGGACGAAGTGAGCTCCCTCGTACTTGGAACCTCCCTTTCTAAGCTGTTCCTTGATGTCGTCTCCCAGCTCTTGGATCTGAATGTACTCGGGCGTGTAAATGTCTCCGGTTGCGAACCTAACTTTTACGATAGCTCCAACCTTCGGTATGGAAATCGATCCGGCCTTTGCGTCCTGTCCGAAGAACATAGGTTTTGCTGCCGGAACTGCCCAAGGTATGTCCTCTGTAGGCAGGTCATCGAACACGGAGAACACTCTGATCCTGCACCTACCCTCGTAGTTTGGGTCGTCGATGTCCTCCACCACACCCATGTAAGTCGATACGAAAGTTTCCTCGCCAGGTATTCCAGCTATGCCTTCTTCGCTGTGTCTCATGCTGTTCTTCTACTAAATTTTAGCTCTGCGTTTTGTAAATTTCGCCGAGATCGTCTATTTTTTGAGTTTCTTCGTCGTTCTGGTAAGCATCTCCCATGAAATCAACGCTAGTTGGTGGAACGTCCTGGTAAACGTCTCCGAGTTCTCCAACTGGTTGAGCTTGTTCAGCTGCTGGGTAAGCTGTTCCTAGGTCATCTGCCGGTTCGGTCGTTTCAGTCTGTTGGTAAACGTCGCCTATTGAATCGACAGATTCGGTCTTACCGTCTTGATAAACGTCTCCGAGATCTTCCACCGGTTTGGTTTCCTCGTCGATCAAGTAAGCATCTCCTATCTCTCCAACGTCAGGGTTCTTTTCAGCATCTGGGTAAGTACTACCGATCTCTCCCACTCCTACTGTTGCTTCGTCTATTGGGTAAGCATCTCCCATCTCAGCTACGCTAGGTGAAGCAGGTTCGTCAGGGTAAGTGTCTCCCATGTCAGAAACTGACGGTGCTGTCGGTTCGTCCGGGTAAACATCTCCGATCTCTTCTACTTGAATTCCTGGAACGTCCTGGTAGATGTCGCCCATATCGGAAATCGCCGGTGCAGCAGGTTCGTCAGGGTAGATGTCTCCGATCTCACTAACTTGAGTAGGCGGAACGTCCTGATAAACGTCTCCCATTTCTCCGATTGCTGGTGCTGGCGGTTCATCAAGGTAGATGTCTCCGATCTCACTAACTTGAGTAGGCGGAACGTCCTCGTACAAGTCTCCCATCTCGTTGACAGTAGGTGCCGGTGGTTCGGTCGGGTAAATGTCCCCAATGTTGTTGACTTCGGTAGGCTGAACCGGTTCGTAAATGTCCCCAATGTTTGAAACGGCTGGGGTAGGAACGTCCTGGTAAAGGTCTCCCATGTTAGCAACCGGCGGGATAGGCGCTTCGTTCGCGTAAGCTCTTCCCATCGTTTGAACTGGCTGAGTTGGAACGGTCGGGTAAACGTCCTCACCGATGTTTGAGACAAGAGGAGGCCCTACTGGCGGAGTTCGCCCGGTCAGTTCGCCGCTTATGTTGTTCATGTCGTTTAGAAAAGCGTTTGCTCCAGAGTAAACGTTTCCCATGACGGTAACTTCAGCCATCGTCTGTATCTCGTTGAGAACCGATCCAACTATTGCAGCCGGAAGTCTGGTTGCGTTCTGTATGAACCGGCTTATTCGGTTGTTTAGAGTTCCTAAAACTCCGGCAAACATTCCAAGCTGCCGGTAGTCGTAAGCATCCCTAAGAGATATCGGTTCCTGAATTACCCAGCCGACGTTTATTCCGAACGATGGAGAGAATGGTTTTTCTTCCGTATAGATCTTGTGGTCCGATTGTGAACCTCCTAGAAAGTTTCCGAAATCGAACTCACACATCTTGCAGCGAAACTGCACCATTCTAAGGCCAGACGTTAAATTTCCTTCGGAATCGGCTTGAAAAAACTGTCCAGAATAGTCAGCAATGTCCCTAATTTCGATAAGATCTATTACCATGTCGAACCATCTTTGGTTGTCAGGAACTCGGTAAGACAACCTTTCGTTATCGTACATAGCGTACCTGTACATTTCAGCTAGTTCAGTAAGAGGTTGCTTTACTGAATCGATGCAATTTATGGTCAGAGTAGTCTTTTGATTTCCTTCCTTTACTCTGTGCAGAGCTTTCCAAAGATCTCCGATTCCTTGAATCGATTGAAAGTACCAAGGAGAATCCTGAACTTCAGCTAGCAAGTTGCTAAAGCGTGCCAAAGCAGCAGCCGGCGTTAAATTTTGTAAGTTTCTAGGTGTGGTTCCGATCGGGTAGTAATCGTTTAACCACTGGATGGTTGGGTACTCGACTATCTTGTTGTCTCCGATTGCAGTTACTCCGGTTTTATCAATGTCGCTTGAGATAGGTTTCAGCAAGCACGAGTTGGTAAGACCATCCCCAAATGGGTAGGTTTCCTCAGCTGGGAAGAAGTCTATTCTAAACGTTAGAAACACAGGGTCCTGGTAATCGTCGGTTGACGATTTTACGAACAGGTTTTTTCTTCTTATTTCTTCTAACGATCGTGCCATTACACTTTTACGTCTTTTTTGGCTAACGGCAACAACCAGTGCCTTCTAGCTAGGGTTAGTTCGGTCGAAAATTCGCCGTCAATGTAAGAGTAGGAGATCGATTTCACGTAGTAAAAATCGCTCAGCGCTTTGTCGCGTATAGCTCCTTGCGGGAGATTATCGATCTGTGGTATTCCAGTGTCAATGTCGTCGAGACCAATTTCCGTTTCCTGGTCGTTTGCCATGTTACGACCCATGAGAGCAGACGCTTTGTCCATGTAAATTTCCACTTTCACGCGACTTCCTCTGATAACGTTTGAACTGAATCCGTTCAGCGTTACTAGAAGCAAGTTTTTCTCGGTTTCCAACCAGTTATGATAGTTCAAGAGTTCTGCAAACTTATACGACGGGTGAGCGTTCCCGTAATCTATTCCTGACCAAACGCCGGTTGCCACAGCTGGACCGTCATCATCATTGTCGGAATTGCTTAAGTACTCAGGTATTTCGACTGTTTGCGGTTTCTTTCCATCATTGGTGACGGTCGATGCCAACGGTTCTAAAAAGTGAAGCCTAAACTGTTCGTACTGTTCGAACGGGTAAGTGCTAGGCTTTCCGGAATCGATGATCTCTTCTATTTTTCTGGGTTCGGAATCCTCTCCCTTTCCTGATCCGTGATCGTACCAATAAATGTATCTGCGGATGGCATTGTTTCTGAGTATGTCACCGTGGTTGCTCATAAGAGAGTAATCTGTGATGTAGAACTCAGACACTCTAGCTTCAGGGTAGTTGGTTAGGATTATCGGTACTTCGACCTCGTCCTCCTTTTCCTCTTCCTCGGGATCGAACCTATCCTTGTTTATTTCGGTCTGACCTATTGCTATGTAACCGGTGTCCACTTCTTCGTCCCTAGCGAACTGCTTTTCCACGTTTATGAAGTTGAGCACGTAGTAGCGGTCGATGAAACAATCGAAGAAGTTTCCGTCATCCTTGTACGCGTACTTTGAAACTTGAGTTATGAATTCCTTGTACGTGTAGTTCGGCATGATCCATGTCATAGCGTCAGAGGTTCCTTCCGCTTGGTTGTCAGCGAATCCTAGCTGGAGTTCTTCCGCTACTTTCGCTAGAGTTTCTAAGGACGTCATGTTTCGGTATGACTTTGAATAGTTTCCGTACAGAGTCGGAATCAGCATTTCGCCTGAAAAAGTGTACACCACCGCTTCTGTTCCAGGAATTGGCATTGATGAAACTGCGTTTATTAGGAAATCAGCAGATAGCGATTTTAGTTTCTTAACGGTCGACTTAACGAACACGCTGACTATTATGTTGGATAACGGAAAACCTCTAGCGCTGAAAATGTGACCATCGTCCACGAAGGTGACAGATATTGTAGGAGTAAAATCTTCCTGGCGAACGTGCAATGCTCGTATCTTTTCAGGTGGGATCTTTACCTTTCCTATCATCACTAGCGGGGTAGAGAAACCTCTTCTCTGCTTGAACTTGCTGTACGTTCCGTCAAACAATTTTTTGCGATCCTCTTCGCTCAGGCTGCTTTCAAAATCAGCTAATTCGAGTCGAGTTGGGTTGATCTTTGACGTGAACCGTACCGTTACTCTGTTCTCCTGTGCCATTATGCCAACCTATTTTTTAGAAGAGTTTCTTTCAGCTTTGTTCTAGAGATCGGTTCCGTGCAATCTTCCTTCTTTACCGAAGTAACGTCAGATCCGAACAGGATCTTTCCGTTCTGTATCTTCACTCCGCTGTCAAGAGCAACGTTCGGCGGCACCGGCACAGTAGTTCCAGCTTGGTAAGCTGAAGTCAGCGGGCCGGTTCCTGAGAAGTTTCCACCCTGCATGATGTTTGATATTTGAGAACTTAGAGCTGATAAGCTCAAGCTCGACAAGTTTCCACTCTGGAGCAGTGCATTCAGTTTAGCTAAGTTGGAGTTAACAGCAGTTCCTTTCTGCAATAGGTAATTCATTCGAACTTGATCTTTTCTTGACCTAGGTGCCATTACCAAGTTAGTGTACTTCTTCCTAATTGCCATGAGTTTAGGATCGTTTATCTTTCCAGTGCTTCCGAATTTCGAAAGAATTGCCATTGACGGTATTCTGATGATGTCTCCGACGTCCAGAGCAAAAGGGTTAGGGTAACCGTTGTATTTCAAAAGAAGGTCCAAGTACCCAGGATCCTGGTAAAAATAGCTAGCGATCAGATCAGGTCTCATTGCCGTTTCTTCAGTAACGACGTATGCTTTTCCAGAGTTAGCTCTGATGCCCAAAAAGGACACAGTGCTCATCGCAAGGTTGACTACCGTGTCACCGTTGAGCTTAGTGAAGCTCGTCTTACTCATCAATGTTCTTAAGTTAAGCATGCGTCATCTGTTAAGTTTTTGTCAAATCCTTATCGAAGTACAACCACAACAGAGAATCGTCCATTCGATCAACGGTCGAATCTCCAGAAACAGGATTTTTACCGTTCATCTGCGGTGCGTACCCGTACGATTTTCGTATTCTGTTTCTGTAACGATCGAACGAGCCGGTTCCCAATTGCTGCTGGATAGCTTGTTTATCGTCGTCTGTCAGTTCGTTTGCACCTTTTTCTCCTGTGCTTGTAGAGAAGAACTGTTTGAATCTGGTATCGTTAGTTTCGCTAAAGGTATCATCGGCTGACGATGGATTTCTTAGCTTGGTGAACATCAACTTAGCTTCACCCAAGTTGAACATTCGTTCAATAGCAGCTTTGTCCCTAGGCTTTCCTTGCTGGAGTTTTACTGTAAATGTACAGCCGGTCGGAAAATCGTCAGGTCCCATTTCTTCGTCGAACTTTAAGATGCAGTTCGACACGACGAGGTCTCCCATTGTCATGATTGGATTCATCGGGTTTCCTACAACTAGGTGCCATTCTCCGATCGGCCGGTCTGACAGAGCGGATTTGATAGAGATCAAATAAGGAATAGCATCGGCTAACGCAAGAGCTGTTCCAGCTTGAGTGAGGTTTACGAATTTTTCTTCTATTTTTTCTCCAGCTTTTCCAGCTTTTATAGCTTGTTCCATGTTACTAACAGTTTCACCAACTGATGCCTGTATTGCGTTTAGCACAGGTTCCATTTTAGCTAACATAGTGTTAAGGTCTCCGTTAAATTTTGTTCCCCATTCAGTTAAAAGTCTGCCCAGCATCTGAGTTGTGGTTTCGTCAAATTTTACTCCTAACCTAGGAAAATACCTAGCTAGCTGACCCAAGAACGGTGCGTCATTGTACGTTAGGTTCAAGAAGCTCGCTATGAGATCCAGGGCAACTATCTTTGGGCTCAACCCGCTGAACGACCTGAAAGAATAGTGAAAATTCAAGGTAAACGGTGTGTTCCAGCCGTCCTGCACTCCTCTAGCTCTTCTAGTTGAAGCGTTCACCACGTTAACCGGACCGTATATTCTGTTCCAGTAAGGACCCTGAGTATAGAGTTCTCTGGAGTATTTCTGAAGTTTTTCTTCAACTCTGGTGAGCTGGGTAAGCTGAGCATCCTGGCCGTTCAGACCAACGTAAACTGCTTCCAACCGTTCTCCGAGTTTCTGTAATTTAGGAATGTCCTTGAACACTTTCATCAAGTCAGTAACGGTCACTTCGTTTCCTTCGAGTATCTGAGGATCGTCGATCGGCCCAACCATTTCCCAGCGTAATCCCCAATTCATGAAACCGATGTTCGACAGGGCGTTGTCCGTTCCGTCCCCGAACCAAGTTACGGCTTGCGCAATTGGAATAGGGTTTAGGTTTCCTGGAGCTCTGATTAGATCGTCGATAGGAAACGGGTACCTCCGAAGAGTTACTAGCCTATTGTTAGGAATCTTTCCGTAGTTCTTGCAGAACATAAAATCAGTCATCGCGTAAGGTTGAAAACCTGTCACGCTTTCCATCGATTGGGTGCCTGCCCACTGTATCAGATTCTTAGCGGTAGGGTTAGCGATGGTTGAGTAATTCTTAACGGCGTAATTGTTTGCCGAATTTTTTATGGCCTGCATTCTCTTGAGATTATCGTCGATGGATTTCTGGTACATGTCCTGCAGGTTAGCATCGACCGCTGCCGCCTTGCTAGTTTGATCCTTATCGATCAACACCTGAAATCCGTCAGCCACGTTTTGGTTCACAGTATCAGTGTACGGATCACCGCTAGGTTTTGAAGAGTAACCTATAAAGTGCGCATCTGGTTGGTAAGCTGCTCCGTTTATGAACTTTGAGTACTTAAAGATGGAGAACTTGTTGAATATTGAATCGGTGTCAGCCGATATGATTGACCCGCCAGACTGCTTGTCCGCTTCGCCCGATAAGTACTGGCCCAACGAACCCTTAGTCGTTTGAGCTAGTGCCTCTAGGTAGTTTACTCCGCTAAATGCTTGCTCGACTTTTAGCAGTTCGACAGTCGACGAATTTTGGCTACTTGGCCACACGTTGGTGCCGTTAGCTACTGTGTTTGCTGTTTGTTTGGTGAAAAAACCTAGAAGACCATAGCCCATCTTTATTGGCTCTATTTTTGTTATTTATTATCGCCGGAAAACTGATCAAACGAAAAACGCCTAGCTTCTAGGCTGGCGTCTTTGAATTTCCTTCCTTCAAATGGTAGGATGAACTCAGGTAAACCTAAAAATAGGTTCTTATGTTCTTATCAACTTAAAAGCTTATCATTTCTGGGTGATCCTAATACATTGAATCGAGTTCTGGGTTGGGGATTTTTTCCCAATTGCTTTCAGCGTTCATTCCGCCCAGTCTCTTAGCCAACTGAGTGTGTTCGGACTTTTCCTTAAGGTAGGTCAAGGCTTCCTCGTAGAGACCTTTGTTCAGCATTCGATCTATTACTGTAGCATCGCGTCCTTTTAACTTTGCTCTGTACACAACCGGAAACCTTTGAATGTTCGCTTTTGCCCTCCTGATGATCATTCCTATTTGCATATTGTACGCTCTTTTCCCTGGAAGTTCGGTTGGGTCTATCGAAAGAACCCCGACCGTAAATAGTTCCTCAAAATCCGTCCAATCCTTTGCTTCTTCCGGTTCCTTTATGAACGATTCTATCCCGTGGCAATCTGCTAAACCGTAGTACCAGGAAGATTCTTCCATCTTGTTTTCGAAGAGTGCAAACTTGGTGACAGCTCTGTTTTCAGCGACAGGTTTTTCCTTCCCTCCTGCTTTTTCTAAGTTATCCTCGTAGAGTCCTGGAACGACAGCTAGTCGTTCCCCTTTCACTTCGATCGGATTTTCAAGAGTGACTTCGTACCGTTTAATGTCCGGCTCGTAATCGGTTGAGTAGATTTCGGTTATCTCAGCACGAACCCTGTCAATAGCTTGAAAGAGTTCGCTTTCAAGTTCGTCTGAGTTTGCTCTGACCATCACTTTATCTCCGAGTTCAAATGCCATTTCCGATTCTGTTATTTTTTGATACGAACGCGTCGAAGTTCATGATCTGCATTCTTTCCTCGTAAACGCTTCTTCTTTTCTTCTTTTTCTTCTTTGGGCTAAAATTATCGCCTGAACCTATTGAATTTTCGGTAGGAGGAACGATCGGACCCATGGAACCTATGGAACCAGGAACCTGCATGGAAACGCCAGGTGCTACTTCTTCCGAAACAGCGTTTGGTGCTAACGGACCTGGTTCGTCAAGAACTCCGGTGTCCGGGATGAACAGCCTGGTAACAGCGTCACCTTTCATCTGTCCTTCTCTTCCTTTTAACATCTTTCCTATGAATTTTCCAGCACTGTTTAGAGCGACAGCGTAGAGCTTGTGAGTCTGCTTTCCGAGGCTTGCCCAAGCTTGTCCAGCTGGGGTTACCGGCGTCTGGCCGACCGGAAGCAAGTTCATTATGTAAGTGAATCTCTTCCTAAATTTCATGAGCCAAGTAGCGTCAGCTATCTGCTTTCCTGTCACAGGTAGATCAACCGCTTCGTGCAGTTTCAACTTCGTTCTAAAATCGAAGTGAATGCCCTTAGCGTCCTTTAAAGTTATCGTCTTTTCTCTAGCTCTTCCGAGAACGTATTCAGATTCTTCTGCCAACGTCTTTTTTAGGAATTCTATGACTTCTGGTTTTGACAGAGGGCGGCCGTTACGAACTCCTTCCAAGCCGTTTATCGAGATCTTGATAGCATCAATTTCCTTGAAAATTTCCTGTTCGCTCGTAAAGTTCTGGTGACGTAAGTTCAGTATTCTCTTTAGAATCTGCACTTCATGATCGTTGGAAAGTATCGTTCGGTATATCGTCTGATACCGTTCCTCTCCGATCGCATCCTTTATCGTTTTCTCTACAGTTCCTTTTGCTTGTTCTGCTGCAGCTTTGGTTTCCTCTCCGTAAAACGGAAGAACTTTTTCCAACGCGATGAGAGTTGTTATCACCTTCGTTGCGCTGTGTTCCTTTCCTTCCTGCTGGGTGTCAGAGTCCATAACCTGTGCCATTTCCGGCTGGATGAGTTTTCCTATTTCAACGATGGTGTTATCGTTCTGGGACGAAACTTCGTCCTTTATGCTGGCAACTTTCTTGAGTATCTCGTCAGCTATTCTGTCCAATTCCTCTTGTTTCAAGAGCTTAAACGCTTCGTAGATTCTTTCCAGAGCTTGGACTCTTGCTGCTACTTGGATCCGTTCTGCTGCGATTCTCTGAATCGCTTCGACATCGCGGTCCTCTTTTTTGAACTCCTCGTCCAGCCTTATGCTGAGTCGGCGTATCTTCTTTCGGCAGTATTCCAAGTAAGCTGTAGATATTTCCATTCCCCTAACAGAACCGAACTCTTTTTGGTAGATCGGATCCTTTAGGGCTTGTTCTAGGTCAACTATCCCTCTGTCCAAAAGCATGTCTATGAGGTAGTCTAACCTCTTCCAAGCTTCCGCGTTCGGATCGCTTTCTTCTTCCTGACTCTCGCTTCCAGCGTTGTGACGAAAATCCTGGTTTATTCCAGAAAATTGATCTTCGAACCGGATGATGTCCGCTTCTAGCAGCAAGTTCTCGAACTGTTGAAACTTTTTTACTTTGAACATTCGCGATTAGTTTCTTTTCATCTGCAGAAGGTACTGAACCTTGTTCTTGAGAGTGATCATCTCGTCGACCATGTTGTACAGTTCCGAATCGGTTTCCTTGTCGAACAGGGAAGCAAATTTCAGTCGCAGAGTCTGGTCAACGACTTCGAAGAAGATTTGAATTGCTTCTTCTCTGTCGTACAGAACGATCTGTGCTTGTCCAAACTTAAGAGTCTGTGCACCGTACTTACCGGCAATCCCTTCTATGAGAGCGTCTATCTGACCAGTGAAAGTGTCATAGAACAAGCCAAAATGACGGTGTTCAGTGTCTGAATCAGTTTGCAGGTGAATTATCTTAGCTTGGTCAGCTATTTGAAACAACGATAGCATGAATTCCGCTACGGTAGTTTCCTCAGTTACCTGCTCAGCTGGTGGAGTTGTAACGTCAGCTACGACTTCTTGTGTTTCTTCCGGCTCTATCGGAAAAGTCGGCATTTGTTCGATTTCGATCATCTTGACCTGAGCTTTTTTTGTTTCTGTTCCCACCGACCAAACGGGATCACCCAAAGGTCTCTGTTCACTTTACTCTTTAGGTAATCGTAAACACTGTTACCTTCTGGGTGCTGCAGAACCGCATTCTTAAGAGGTTCTTTGCCAGCTCGGTAGTTCCTGTAGTTCTGGTGGGTCTTTTCCATACTTGGTTATTTATTCTGATCTTCTTGGAAGAAAGTGTGCCCAAAACTTTATATAGCATACGTGTAAAATATAGATACATTAAACTGTAATAACCTAGATTTGATGAAATTTGAAGATCTAACCCAAGAGAACATCTCAGACATCAAAGCCATATACTGGCACCCTACTCTCAGCTGGGATGAACGAATGAACAGATTAAGCAGCTACCTTAACAAATCGGAACGAACCGTGTCCAAGTGGTTGGCTCGGTTAGGTTTAACCGAAAAAGCTATGGTAGAATCTCCTCAGCTCATAAAGGCAAAAGAACGCCAATTGAGCACCAAGAAGCGATTCCTCATCACCTGGGCTCAGAACGACACCCCGATTCACGAAGCGTTCGTTTCTAACCTTGAAAAGTACGCTGAACAAATAAACGCGGACATTCACGTGATCGCAGGACGGTACAAGAACCCAACGTCAGTATTCACAGATAAGAATTACGATACGTGGGACGAAAGGATCGAGGAATACCTCGACGCTAACCGGCACAACGTCCACAAGAACATGTGGATAATGTCAGACATCAAGATCCAACCTACTGCAACTGACCCGATGACGGGTCTTCGTGGTTTAACTGGAGTTCACTCCTGCGTGTTTGGATCGCCAAAAGTTCAGATGGAAACTGTTCCAGTCCTAGAAGGTAACCTTCCTAAGATAATGGTAACGACCGGCGCCTGTACGGTAAAGAATTACACTGATTCAAAATCCGGCAAGAAAGGCGAGTTCCACCATACGTTAGGGTTCGTTATCATTGAGATAAAGGACGATGATACATTCTTCGTAAGGCAGATCACCGCCACGGATAACGGTAATTTCACCGACTTGAACAGTAAAGTAGAGTATGATGAAGAGTTTAAGATCAGTTCAATTAAAAAGGTGGACACGATCGCAGCTATCATATTCGGTGACATACACTTCGGCCAACACGACCAGGAAATCATCGATAAGACTATCGATTTCTTTAGAGTGATGAAACCTAGGCACGTTGTCCTTCACGATGTGTTCGACGGTCTATCCATAAATCACCATGACATGAAGAATCCTTTCGTTCAGTACGAACGGGAGATGAACGGTACAAACTCTCTGAAGGATGAGGTTGAGGCTCTTCTCGAAGGATTGGAAGATTTTGACAGCAACGAATTTACGACCGTAATTGTCAGAGGAAATCACGATGATTTTCTCGATCGTTGGTTGCAAACGTCTGACTGGAGAAAAGCAGGAACTCTGAAGAACTCGTTAGAGTACATGGAGTACGCAGCTCTAATCCTTAGCAGAAAAGCCAAGAACGGAGTCATTCCGTACATCATCAAGCAGAGATTTCCAAACTTCGTAACTCTCAGCAGAAACGAGAGTTTCATCATAAAGGATTGGGAACTTGCTCAGCACGGTGATATCGGAACCAACGGCACTTACGGTTCTCTGTCCCAGTACAGAAACCTCAACACGAAGATCATAGTCGGACACTATCACTCACCAGGAAGAAAGGACGGAGCTTTAGCGGTCGGAACTTCGACGAAACTTAGAGTCAACTATAACATTGGTCCTAGCAGCTGGCTTCAGTCTCATGTGATCGTTCACGAGGATGGAAAGGCACAGCACTTGAACTTCACCAACGGCGAGTTCACTACTTTATTTTAAGGTTCGTTAAAGAATGCATAAAAAAAGCTCCGAAAGGAGCTTTTTTTTGTATTATTCGGTCTTTGCGAGACCAGAAGTACCTGAGGTTCCCGCTCCCATCATCATTGATTGTGTGTAACCTGGGTAAAGCCCTGGATCTTCTGGGTGTTCATTAGCAAATTTCACAGCTTCTGCGATACGTCGATCACGCTCTTCTTCCGACTTTTTAGCTTCCCTCAGTATCTTTTCTTCCTTTTCCGATATAACTACGACCGTTTGTACATCATCCTCCTCAGCAGATTCAACGTTCAATAACGGATCGATCGATTCGTTTACCGCTGAGCTATCGATCTCTACTACTGGAATGCCTGGCGATTTGAACTGAGGTAAGGTGGATTCGTTCAATTTTTCCATCAGGTCTTGGTTCATGCTGTAAAAGTCAGAGTGTATCTCCTGAGGAGCTGCTGACTTAAAACCTGCGTAATCACCGTTCTTGACGGTGTTCATTATGACGTCCTTTATGCCAGCAGATGGAAGTTCCATCAGTCTAATGTCCTTCTTCAGGTTTAAGTTTCGTGAACGTTTCTTAGCTAATTCGATCTGCAGAGCTAGATCTCTTATCCTGCTTCTGTTAGCAGCGATGATGTTAGGTTCGTAGTTCGGCTTTATTATCTTTAACAAGCTTTCTACTTCTCCGTCCGAAACGATAACGTAGCCTTCGATAAAACTGTGGTGAACGTTTGCTAGTCTCTGCAACCCGTTTATCACGGTTTCCTTCTTGAACGGCCGAGCTTTGCTGGTGTTTCCTGGGTGGACGCACACCATCAAGCACGGCAACCCGTTCTCGTTGAACAAGCTCTGTGCAGATTTTATGTGTCCTGGGTGTATTGGTTGAAAGTCAGAGATGATCAAATTTACAGGTTTAGTTTTCCTATCTTCCACCTGCTTGAATGTCTCAAAGTAGCCCGGATCCTTTTCTTCACCGACGAACTCCTTGAACGTTGGGAAGTAATTTTCGTAGATTGAATCTCCCATGATTACTCTGCTAATTTTGTCGATCTGATCGTTAAGGTTCTCTTTCATCTCTTTGGTAAAGAACGATGAGTTCACCTTGATCTTTTTCTTTCTGAACATGTTGATGAAGACTCGGTAAATTTCCTTGAAATTAGGGTTCGATTCGATCATCGATGTTACTCTAGGGTTGTTGATGAGACCGAAATTCACGTTGAAATCGTCTCTTTGCAGAAAATCAGGTATCTGAATGTCTAGGTCCCTGTACTTTTCTCCGAATTCCTTCACGAATTCCAAGTATATGTGATTGACTAGAGAAACGTAACGTTCCTCGTAAGTCTCACCATTCATTGGAATTTCTCTTAACTCGCTAACCGGGTATTGTTCGATGAAGTTCATGAGGTCGATCACGATGATCCAGATGTAGTCATCACTCTTCTTCCTATCCTCAGCAGACCGCTTCTTTGCTCCTTCCTGAAAAGTAGGATCTATCAGTTTTGCTAGGAACACCGGTTCTTCTCCTCTAGCTGACTCATCGTAAAACCTGAAAACTATTCCCTCAATGTCCTTGTCCAGAGAATCCTGGAGGAACGATTTTTCAAGAGATGGGTTTAGGATCGAAACGATGTACCTAGTAAAAGATGTGGTCTTGAACTTTTCTACCAATTTGTCGAATGATGTGTATATGAATTCGTGTATCTGTTTCTTTTGTTCTGGGCTTAATTTGCCCCGGAAGATGATCGGAGGTCTTTCTATTCCTAGAACGTCTGCCCATTTGTTGAGTTCTTCCCTGCTCTGTATGGTTTCCTTTACTTCTCCGTTTTTCTTGAGAAGGTGTATGTAGCTCAAGATCAGGTGATTCTTGGGAAGATTATCGTACGATATGGTCTGGGGTTTTTTGTCGGAAAAGTATTCCATTCCGAAGTAGTAATTCGGCGGAATGTTTGGCGTGATCTCGCTCTTCTTGCTTTCCAAGTATGAAATAGCAGGCTCAAAGTACTTGCTAAGGACTCTGTCCACGTACGATATTGGGCCGTTTCTCTTGAAGTACTCTATCTTTCCATGATCGTCTTTCATCAAACCGAAAAACGCTCCGTCCATCTTCTCGTTGACGATGACCGTCTTGTTGAGTAAGTTTTCGACGAAATCCTGTCCGTATTTGTCTAAGACGTCCTTTAAATGTGCTAAACCTGCCATGCTTTTGATTTTGTTAGTCCAGTGGTCCGAAATCACCGCGACTCATTGCTTTTCCAAATTCAGTCGAAGAGATGGAATCCAGAGATGCGCTTACTCTAGTGACCGCGTTTCTAAGAGTTTCATCATTTTTGAGTAAATCGATAAGTTGCGGAAGTTTAAAGTCCTGTTCAGATTTTGGTAATCCACCTACTTCTTCGAGACGTTTTTCCAATTCTCTGTACTTTAACCCTTTGGTGGACACGTTCCACACGTAGAATACAGGTTTGTCCTTTCCGTCATAATGTTTCCTGTAAAATTCTTCAATCTCGTTCAGCTTCTTTTCCATCTCAGATAACCCAGATTCTTTAGTGAACATCCATGGTTCTCCAGATTTTCCGTTTCTGCTGAGTTCGATTACTCGACTTGCGTGACCGTGTATATCACTCGGGTAATTGAATTCTTCTAAATTAGGACACATCATCACCAATTCTGAAAAAAGAGGAAGGAACTCTTCGAGAGAAATTCCTCTGACTTTAGATTCGGCTGACTCGTTTACGAACTCTTTGAAATCTTTCGTGAACTTTTTAAGCATCGCATTTTGACTATTTTTGTTATTTATTAAGCCGAGATGCCTAAAAGCTTTTTACCTTCTGCAACAAAACTATCAACGGATTCTTGGTCAAAGTGGTTGGTGATGAATGAGATGCCGTTTTTTCTAGCTGGGTCAGCTAACTGATCTTTTCCGAACTCCAAGAAGTGTCCGAACAGGTGAAGTTCCTCATCAGTTGAGTGAGCCCCATCAAAAACGTCCTTGTTTCTTGACACATCTTGTTCTCTACGATCTTGGTTTACCGTGATCATTATGGTCTTGCAGTTTCGGTAGAGGTCGGATGACAGCAGAGCTTCGTACTCTTGACATGCTCTGACCAGTAACAGTCGACCTCGCAACACTGCCCAAACGTAAGCAGAGATGATAGCTCGGTCGAAGACCCAGATCTTGTCTCTGTACTGGGGTTGTTGATTCATTTCAAGGATGGTCATGATGTTACCCAAGCTGAAATAATGCAAAGCTGGCGTGTTGTCAATGTCTTGCAAGCCTAAGGTTCTGATGTGATTTGCAAAGTAGAACTTGTAGTACTCGATGTCCGGATCAGTATCGAACTTTTCTGGAGTCTTGAGCAATTCCAAGTTTACTGACTCTAGCAAGTCGTTTATCAAGTAAGTCTTGCCGCATGCTCGCGGGCCTTCTACAAATAGTATCATAGCAATCTGATTCTTTCAACGTCCTGGTAATCGCAAAGTGGGACGACTGAGGATAAGCTCAGTTTTATTACTTTACTTTTATCAACGAAAACGAAATTGATCTCCAATTCCGGTGCTTCGTCGGCTAAAATTTGCGCGTATTGTATGATCTCCCACATGGAATCCTCGTAAATGGTCAAAGATTTTGCCTGTGGGTTAGCGTCGAGAATCTCCAGAAGCTTCATGGCTTTGGATTCTTCCCTTCCTAAAAAGTACACTCGGTGAAAGATGCACGCGCTCTTTTCCAAGAGTTTTGTGATAGCATCCTTGCACGCAAGAACTCTGTGAGTGATGAGGTAGTTCTCGTACTTCGAATTCTCTCCCCAAGTCTTTTCTATTGTGTTGAGAATCGGAAATACTGTTTCGTGATTTTCGAGAGACTTTGGATCGTCGAACCACTCGTAAGGTTTTTTCCCTACCGCTTCGGTGCAAGTAAATCCAGGAACTCTGTAGAGGGTCTCATCAAAATCGAATACGTTGATGTGTTCCTTAGGCTTGTTCATCTTCCAACATGTATGTGTTATCCGGAGTAACGACGGTTACTCTAATCTGTTTTAGTCCTTTTCTTAACCTTTCTGCCAGGTCGAGAGCTTTCCATAGAATCTTGTCCGGCTTTCTCGGAAACCTTGGGTAATTTACGAAACCGACTATCACTCCAGGCTCCCAGCCCTTAACGTATCGGTACTCGGTAGGAGTGATTGTCACGCAATCGCCCAACCCATTTTCGTCGAGTTCGTTAACAAAATCATCGCAGATCTGCCTAACGTCATTGAGGTTAAAGTAGTAGTGCCCGTACCCTGCCCTCAAGCCGACCCATATCTGAACGGTGTAAGATTTTTCAATTTTCATACTTGCAGATCTTTTACTAATAAATAACTGCATAGTTCTGTAATACAATACCAAATTATCAATGGATAGGACATTAAGACGCACAAGAGAGTATTCAGGGAACAGGTATCACCTGATTCGTGATTGCGTGCAAGCCCAAAAGCCGTTCGCGATCTATAACTTTACCTCGTCCGACCAGTACAACGAGTTTCTAAACGACTTGGACTCTTTCGGACGCTTGAATTACGTGGTGCAGACGATCACGTCAATGTCTCTTGCCGAACGTAAGGTTAGGTTCGTGTTTCCCAGCATCTTCGTGACTAACGAGTCGACTGACGTTTCCTTAGATGAGTTCAAGGAGATCGTAAAAGGTTCGCTATCTCACTACAAGTTAGACTCAATAATCTGCCTGTACGACGGAAACGTTTCGGTATTTTACAGGAACGGAGAACACCACCCAATTGGAAACAACATATACGGGAGCCAGCAGATCAACGAGTTCCAGAGCGATTACTACCAGGTAGAAAGCACCTATTACACGTTCTTGGTGTAAAACTTATCGCTCTTTTTCCGTAAAATAAACAGATGGAAGACGGAAACAAACTAACGCTGGAAGAGCACTTTCGTAACAAACGGGAGCTTTTTTCAAAGGAAATAAAGGACGGAATTCAACTCCTCATTAAGATCGAGAACATTCCTCAGGTCCAAGTAACCTTTTTGAGCCTCAGGCAGAGAATCCTGGAAGAAAATCACACTCTTCTCGAACACTTTACTCGGTACAAGAAACAGTACCGAGAAAAGAAGGGCGAGGAATGGGTAGATGCTTCTAAGATCGGGCAAACTCGCTACCAACCAAGCGAAAAAGTAACGATAGTTGACGCTAAGACCGCTGCGTTAAAGGAACGGCTCGAGCAGTTAGAGTACCAGATTGAATTTTACTCCGAGTGCATAAAGACAGTAGATTCGGTCATCTTTGGAATCAAGGACAGGATCGCTGCTCAAAAGTTGCTGGACGGCAACTAAAATTTCTATCAAAACTTTGCTATCATTTGAATTGACTGACGATAAACAGCACCTTCAGCTCGTGGATTACGCGGGAAAAGGAGAACTGAAGGACCTTCAACTCTACTTTAAAAAAAGAAGAGCCGGCTACTTTCACGACCCGCTTTACAAGAGAAAGATTTGGGACGGGTACGATAAGTTCATCGATAATGAAAACCGAATAGGCGTCGGTCTTTGGCGAGAGATCGTCAATTTCGGCGAACGTTACGATTACGAGATAGACATCAGAGGGTTGGACGACCTTCTGAACTTAGATTTCACCAAGGACAAGTCCGATAAATTTGCATCCGTCCTTCTAGACGGAACCAGCCCTCACATAGAACCGTACGCTTACCAGTTAGAAGCGGTTCACCGTGGACTTAAGTACAAGTTCTGTTCACAGGAACTGGCAACTTCCGCTGGAAAGACCCTTATCTTCTTTATGTACTTGTCGTTTCTAAAGAGAAAAGGAATCATCAACAAAGATAATAAGGCACTTCTGGTGGTCCCAAAAACGTCCCTGGTCAACCAGACAGCTGATGCTTTTGAGAAGGAATACCAGACAGGTTTGGTTCCGTGGACAATTCACAGGATAGGCGGGACCAATTCATTTTCCCAAAAAAAGTTCGACGACTGTGAACTTGTCATTTCCACGTACCAGAGCTTGATAATGGACGACGGCAAGCCTAAAAAACCGAAGAAGGACAAGAACGGCAAGATCAGAAATCCCATCGTTAGGCAGACCAAACCGGATTTTTTCAAGAACTTTAGCGTCATTTGCATTGATGAAGCTCACACCAGTCGCGGAGCTTCAATACGCGACATTCTCAGAGCAAGCACCAACGCAGAGTACAAATTGGGTCTATCTGGAACGATTAAGATTGAGGAACAGTACTCTGACTTTTTCAAGATTCAGGAGTACTTGGGGCCGTTAAGCATGATAGTCAAAGCGAAGTTTCTCATGGAAAATGATTACTCTGTAGACGTCATGGTGAACATGGTCAGGCTAAAGTACCCAGAAGACGATCCGTTCGTCAAGGGGTACGCTCAGCTTAAGGAAACAGGAGGAGCTACTGGTAAGGAAAAGTACGAGATAGAGAAAGCTTTCATCGTTTCGTACGAGCCTAGAATAAACTTCATTGCCAAGCTGTGCGGTAAGCTGCAGGGAAACAAGATGGTCCTCTTTACTAACGTTAAAGATCAGTACGGCAAGAGAATTTACGACAAGATAAAAGAGACTAACGACCACGTTTACTACATTGACGGTGGAGTGAAGGACGACGATAGGTCAGAGTATCGATCCATCATGGAATCTAACGCTGGCGTTGTTTTGGTCGCTTCGTTCGGTACTTTTTCCACCGGCATAAACTTGAAGAACATCAACTACATCATCTTCGCTGAGAGTTACAAATCAGAAATCACGGTAAGACAATCGATAGGTAGGGGAATGAGAAAATTGCTAGGCAAGCACAAGATCACGATACTTGACCTAGTAGACGACCTCGATGGGTACATCGTGAAGCACGGAAAGAAGAGGGAACAGATCTACCTTGAGCAAGAATTTGAAGTTTCCAAGCACGAGTTTGATCTGACTAAGTTCGTTGATCAGTAGACAGTTTCTAGAGCATCGTCAGTTTCCATCTCCAAATACTCGTAAAACCATTCGAGGCCTTCCTGCCTAAATCTATCAACTTGCTGCAGGATAGCTAACATATCTGTTTCCATTGAAGTTGCTTCTCCGAGAGTTTCTTCTAAGTAATTAACGAGAGCCTTTGCTCTATCTCTAAGCTGCGATATTTCAGGAAGATCGTTCAGTGCACCGACTTCTACAAGTTCGCTGAAATCCGGATCCTGATACTTATTTTTTACCTCTGCCATCACTTCTTCTTCGATCGCCTCTTTTTCGGCTAAGTAGCTGTTGCACTCTTCTGATATTCCTTCCATCACTGAGTCTGGACCTACTTCCGGATAAAGCAGAAGCCAACCTCCGCTTTTTCCACCCCAATCGACAGTTTTTATCCAACTGTGATCTATTCCGTCAGCTAGCACTTCCGCTTGGTCTTGCAGGTACTTCCACCAAATTCTGTTAGCTTCTTCGTCAGATAATTCTGGGACTTTTACTCTCTTTTTGATCTCTTCCTCGTCCGGAAAGATGTAAACCTTAACGTTGAGAGCAAAGTGATCGCCTCTAACTCCTGGGCTCTCTCGGTTCCAGTGATACTTTTCCTTCAATTCTATCCATTTTTCCTCTATTCGCTTGATTAGAAACACAATGTCTTCTTCGAATGAAAAATCATCGAACCTATCCTTGTATTCCTGAAATAAGTAAGGCTGTTCTCCGGTGTATCGACGATTCTCGTTGACGAAATTAGAAAAGGATAGAACGTATTTGTCCATTAGCTGTGCTTGCTGATTTCGATAGCTCTAAGTTGGCTGAGAGCCTTTTCCTTAGTTGGGTGAGTGCCTAAAACCTTTTTTCCTTTTTTGTCAAGAACAACCCACTTATTTCCGCGCTTTCGAATCATCTCGTTAACTTCAACGAACTGTTCGAAGCTTTCCACAATTTTCATAGAAGACACTTGGGAAACAGAGGCCGGGGCTTGAAGGTTAGCCGGCTGCAGCGGCGGTTGAGTTTTCTTTAGGATCTCTCCGACTTTAGTTCTTATCAGTTCCAATTTTTTTACTTGGTCCTGCGAGAACTGTTCTGAGCTTTCCTCAACTAACGCGACGTAAGCTAAGAAGGAATCGATCTGTGAATCTTCCATTTAAAGGGATATTTTTGAGGCGATTATGATGCCCAACAGTAATTTTGCGTAAATGAGTTGAAATTGGTAGTAAGTTAGGACTATCTGGTACTCTTTGGTTGACAGGCCTACCATTCCTATTCCAGCGTTTAACTTTATGATCTTGTTGATCACGGTGACCAATTGGTCTGGACCGTCCACCAAGCTCGTTAGAATATCGCCGGACGTTGAATAGCTGAGTTTTGACCTATTGTCTTGGAGCTGGGCGCACCAAGCTTCAGCGTAATTTGCGCCGTTTCGCTTAGTTAGCAAATCTGGCGAATCTATAGCTTTGTCTATCGCTTTGACTGCTGAGTTTAAGTCCTGTACCTTTTCTGATATTTCGTTCATCCAACGAAGTTCACGGTCGAATATGAAGACCGTCATGGAACTGTTGTCCTTTTCGTAAACGAATTTCATTAACGTAGGTTCAATGTCTTCTATGGCAACCCCTCCGTCATCGTCAGCTACGATTCTGTGAGCTTCTCCAGGTTCGAGAGTGAACTCCTCAAATGGAAAGTTTTCCAAGAAAGGGTATTTCTTCTTGACCACATAGGTTTTTTGGCTCATTGAACTTACCACAGGTGAACTTTTCTTCTATTTATTTAGTACTATAAAACCTAAAATGGGTTCGTACGTAGAATAGGAACATGAGCTTAACTTTAGAACAACAGATCAAGTCGTTGGACTTGAAGCAGAACGCTATCAAGATCCTCATCAACTCCTTTTACGGAGCCTTCGGAAACAGGTATTTTTACTTCCACAACAACGACATCGCACAGTCCATCACCCTTCAGGGTCAGGATCTTATCAAATTCACAATCAAAGCGATAAATCACTACTTTCGAAATCGATGGCACCTCGACACGGAGCTTCACGAGAAACTCGGACTTGTAGGTCACGTAGTGCAACCGATAGAAAGTGATTCAGCTATTTACACTGACACCGACTCGGTTTACTCGTGCATCGAGTATGCCATCAAATCAGTGCAAGGTATCGAGATGGACGACACGAAAGCTTTGGAAATCTGCTTGGCTATCAACAAGTACAGGCTAGACGATTACTTCAAAGCAGCTTTCGAAAAGTACGCCAATCACTTTCACACGAAAAACCGTTTGGTCTTCGAATTAGAAAACGTTTCCAGGGCAGGCATCCTAGTTGCAAAGAAAAAGTACGTTTTTGAGGTAGCTACCAAGGGCTCGAAAATTCTAGACAAACCGGTCCTAATGATCAAGGGCTTGGAAGCTATCCAATCGTCTTACCCTATATGGGCAAGAGAAAATCTTAAAAAGATCTACTGGATCCTTCTAGATAAGGGTTACGACCTTGATCTCGAAAAGGATCTCATTCCTGTCATGCAGGAAATGAAAAATGAGATGGACACCATGCCTATCGACAGCATAGCTTTCAACTTCAACGTTCGAGTTTATGAAGAACACGTGAAGAGTTTGAACCCTCTCATCATTGGAACTGGCATGCCGATTTACGGCAGAGCAGCAGCCTACCACAATCACGTAATCACCAAGACTGAGAACCAAAAGTACGCGATGATTCGCGGCGGATCAAAGATTAAATTTTACTACTGCGATCCCAACAATAACGATTACGATTTTGACGTGTTTGCGTACGTTCCGGGAGTGTTTCCGGATTTTGCCGTACCGACCGATCGTGAACAGCAATTTTTCAGGCTGATCGTAGAACCGATCAACAAGCTTCTCTTAGCCATGGGTTTTTCTGAAATCAACTCAAAACTGACGCGTCACGTTGAGATGGTAAGGTCTCGCAGCAGAGCAAAGAACCCAAAACGAGAAGACCTCTACCCACTTTACGTCGTGAATTCGGAAACTCTTGAATTCGAAGAGATTCCGGAAACCGTTCAGGATTTCGTCGGAAACCCGGAAGCTCAGATACCTGACGATCTATTTCCGACTTTCATATCGGTCATAAGTCTCTACGGACTTTCCACGGTTATCGTGCCAAAGCCAGAACTTCAGAAGTACCGCGAGCGAATAGCAAAGAAGAAAGGCATAGAAGTAGAAGATCCGTTTGCTATCCATTACGACGAGATGGCTAAAGTTCTCAGAGAAAATGGCTGGGAAACTTCTTGGAGCGATGATAATTGGGTAAAATCTAAAGCCAAGAACAAGGAAGCTAACACCGGCATCTCAACCAAGTCAGCGTATTCACGAGTAATGAAAATCTTAGCTAAGAAAGTAACCGTTTTTAGCGAAGCTGAACTTGAGGAAATGAAAGAAGCTGGCGAAATCAATTAATTATTTCTAAATGAACCGCGACGAAGTAGTAGATTTTGTCAAGATAATACTCAGAAAGAGGTTTCACGACAATTTCGAAAAGCAGCAGATAGACGACAGCAACGATCGAAAGCTGAACTTTGCCTGTCCGATATGCGGGGACTCTCACAAAAAATCTTCGAAGAAAAGAGGTAACCTCTATTTCGATACCGAAGCGTACAAGTGTTTTAACGACGGCTGCATGGCTTACATGTCGTTGGGAGAGTTCGTTTCGAAGATGAGCCGAGAGCACGGAATAATGCTTCCGAGCTTCGCAGCGGACTTTGAGTACAAGCCGGTTAGAGTAAAACGAACCGAGAACCAGCTCTTGCGCTTTCTAACGTCTGACACGACTGAGCTCGTAACGATCTCCGAGATCATCAACCGGTTCAACTTAGTGAGGTTAGACCAAGCCGAGAACAATCCAAGAGCGATAGAATACATCAAAAGCAGAAACCTTGACCTTATCGAGGATTTCGGGGACTTCCTGTATGCTGATTCTTCAGACAATAAAGTACTTATCTTCAATTTTGATCGTCGTTCTGGGAAGCTCCTAGGGCTATCCATAAGGAGTTTAGACCCAAACGCTGAAAGAAAGTACATCATAAAGTCCTACACCGACATTGCTCTCATATTCTTGCAGCGCGAGATCGACAAGGAACTCGTTGACGATGCGAATTACTTGAACAACTATTTCAACATCTTGAACGTCGATTTTTCCAAGCCGTTGTGCCTGACCGAGGGTCAGTTCGATGCACTGTTCATCCGAAACTGCATAGCAACCACCGGAGTTACTAAAGCGCGAAGCATACTTCCATCGTTGGGAGCAAAAGGTAAGATTCGAATCCTTTTCGACAAGGACAAAGGTGGTCAGGACGAGATGATGAATCTCATAAAACAGGGTTATTCAGTTCTTCTGTGGAACAAAATCATCGATGATCTAAAGAAGAAAGTGTCAGACCGCTCTGATCTCATAAAACTCACGAAGATAAAGGACATAAACGACCTGTTTAATTTCCTAAAGGTCAGGCAACCAGCGTTGACAGTCAATGAATTCAACGATTTTTTGGACGGTTACTTTAGTGATAGCGTGTACGACATAGCTTTCCTATAAATATCTTCGTGAAACCACGCGAAGATAAGGGCATAAAATCCTTCCTAAAACCTCGAAACGGAGAAAACCGGCCACGGCAAGGCTACTTTCGTCCAGCTAACCCAGAAAAGTACATGGGCGACATCAATAAGATAATCTTTCGTAGCTCTTGGGAATTCAAATTTTTGAAGTGGTGCGATCTTAGTCCAACTATTGTTAAGTATTCCAGTGAACCCATCGGAATCATTTACCACAATCCGTTGGACAAAAGACCCCACCGGTATTACGTTGACTTTTACATAATAGTGAAGGACCCTAACGGCAACGAGTACAAGTACTTGGTGGAAGTAAAGCCAAACAAATACATAAACCCACCGAAGAAACCTGATCGAATGACTGACAAAGCTACCGCTAACTACGTGTACGCAGCAAAGCAGTACATTGTTAACCAGGCTAAGTTCGAAGCAGCTAAGAACTTTGCTTCTCAGAAAGGAATCAAGTTCGGCATCATTACCGAAAACTTTCTGTTCAAATCGATATAAAATACTTCATGAAGAATAAGATAGTCAATGATTTCATAAGGATAGGCTCAGTACCATCGTTTACCGAAGAGGGCAAACCTTACTACTTTGACGATGACTGCATTCCCTATGCTTACTACCGTTTAGTTCCAGGGTACATTTACACGTTCGTATCGTCCAAGACCATGGAAGAAGATGAATTACCTTCGCTTGACGAGTACCAAACAAGCTCTACCAAATCAGTAAAACCGTACTTTGACAGACGACCGATCATCTTATCGTTGGGCCAAGAGGGTCCAATGGAAGTCGGCCTTAACTTGAAACTGCTGCCGCTTAGCGTTCGTCACTGGTTCCTGTCCAAGTACTACAAGATTCTCAGCACTCTGATAGAAAAGTCAGAGGATGAGGACGGAAAATTCATCAATTTTAGAGATAGAATGAAACTTCCGGAAAATTCGATGCTAAAAAACATCAACCGAAACTTCATCACTCAGATAGGTGAGCAGAATAACATCAATTTTAAGTTCCTGGTTGATAAATATACCAGAGGTGAGATGAGTAACAAACTAGCAATCATCGATTGGGAGCAAGCAGTAAAGCTTCCGAAATTGAGTTACGTAACAGATGGTTCAGTATTAACAAAAACTCCGATCTCGTACTTCTTGACAAAATTTACTTCATAATACATGGCAGGATTTTTAGAAGGTAACCCTATGCGATCGCTCAAGTCTAGGTTGACTGAGCTTAGCAGGTTCGGTCTAAAGTACGACGATCTCCTGATAAAGAACTCTCAAGCGATAGGTTTTATCGAAAGTCAGCTCAGCGGAGCTGCCGGCTTTGCGTCGGACGATCTCATGAGAGCTACGTTAGCTCTGTCGGACACTACTTCTTCGATAAAAACGAAAGCGATCGCTTTTTTCCAACTCGATTACATTTCAAAAAGAGAGCGTCTTCGCGACATTGCTTCCAACGGTGAGATAGAATTCATCCTGGAAACCATAACTGACGATGCTATCGTTTTTGACGAGGACAATCGATTCTGTTACGCAAACGATTTGGTCGGTGAGATGCAGTACTTGGGAGACAACAAGAAAAATCGTTTGGATTACCAAGAGCGCATCATAAACTCTTACCAAGCTGCATTTTCAAAGATTTACAGTCGTTGGGGATTTGACCAGGGAATTTCAGCTTGGCAATACTTTTACCAGTGGCTCATCGAAGGTCACCTGGCTTTCGAAATCATCTATGATAACATCGATAAACCTACTGAGATCATCGGGTTCAAAGAACTCGATCCAGCTTCTCTATATCCTATACTTAAAAAAGATAACGAGGGAAAAATCGTTCTTCAGTGGACTCAAAGAGACCCTATCACGAAAAAAGATCGTCAGCTGAACGATTCGCAGATCATCTACTTGTCTTACTCAAATCACATGAGAACGAAGCGCGTAAGCTTCGCCGAACGTCTAGTAAGATCGTTCAACATGCTGAGGATAATCGAGCACTCCAAGGTCATCTGGCACACAATGCATGCACCTATTCGTTTGGTAACAACCGTTCCGATCGGAACCAAGTCAATGCAGAAAGCCAAGGAAGACGTACGAGAGTTCGTTAACACTCTAAAAGAAGACATTTACTTTGACGGTGAATCCGGAGAATTGAGAGTTGACGGAAAACCTAACATCTTGTTCTACAAGAACTACGTCGTTCCGGCCAACGATCAGCAACAGCAAGTAAAGATCGAACCGCTAGAGTACCAAGGTCCTAACCTGTCAGGTTCGGAATTATTGAAGTACTTTACCGAAAAACTAAAGCAGGATTCAAAGATCCCGGCGTCTAGGTTTAGCGAAGGTGGCGGAATATTCACGCTTACGTCCGAAGGTATTTCCAGAGAAGAAATCCGTTACAACAAGTTCATCAAGCGGTTAAGGTCTGCTTACCAGGAACTCATAACCAAACCTCTGTACCTGCAAGTCTGCATGGACGTTAAGGAACTAAGAAACGACCAGAAATTCAAAAACTCGGTCGGAGTTATTTGGTACGATGATAACGTGTTCGAGGAAATCAAGAATCAGGATCTTCTCAACAAGAGAATCGCAGCCATCAACGCCCTCAAAGCTATCACGGACGATCAGAACAGGCCGTACTTCTCCTCAGACTTTCTCGTCAAGGAATACCTCAAGCTCAGCGACCAAGTCATCCAAAAGAACAAGGATTACCTTGCAAAATCCGGCGGAAAAACTTCAGAAGGTCAGGACGCTGAGGTTACTTTGCCTGCACCAGCAGGCCCAGGAGCTCAGCCTGAAGAACCAGCAGCACAGGCCGGTCCAGAAAAAGAAACAGCTAGCGAACTTGCACCTCCTGGCGGAGGATTGTAAAGTGGGAGCAAAGAAACAAGGCAAAAAAGGCAGGACGAAATACACGTTCTGCCATTTTTATGAGTACTACTTAAATAAGTTGTGGAAACTTAAGCAACCTAACCACGTTATCAAGAACGAACCGTTAGTCTTCGTAAAGAACCGCGAACGTTCTCTTACCGTTGATAGAAACGTCCAGTCCTAATCCTACCTTGAACATATCGCCAGCGTCGTCAAGCGCGAAAGCGGTTGGCACCACTTCGTTGATCTTTGCAAGCATCACGTAATTCTGTATCTGTTCAGCTGCTTCTTTTTCTAAGATGTCAATAGGGTAACCTTCGAATTCGAACAGGTACTTGGTGACGTCTAACCCAAAGTTTGGCTCTCCCAAGACTTCTCCCTTTCTCGTCAGAATTGTCATTCTTACCTGAGAGACCGTATTTTCGATGTCGTTTGTCGACTCAAAAATGTCCGATTTGTAATTAGGATCGTCAGTACCTCTGAAATAAAAATCTCTCATCTTAGAAGTGAACTAGGTAAACCCAGTCCGGTGTATTTTCGCCCTTCATCATGTCTAACACAGCTTGAAATTCTGCGTCAGCTTTCGTAACGAAGGTATTGTAATTCGGTCTAACTCCACCAGGTAAATTGAAGTCAAAACTGGTCAAGAGTTCTCCCAACCTAACCTTTGCTTTTGCCCTTACGTACCTTTGGAACATTTCGTCCTCGTAAAGGTACTGTTCCTCTATCTTCTTGCTTACCTCAACTACCATCTTGCTTGGAGTTCTGCCCTTTACGGTTATGCTCTTTGTGTTCTTGTTGTAATCGTAAGCTACTGTGTCAAGAACAAAGTTTTTGGTGATGTCTAGGAACGAAAAGATAACTGTTCTGTACACGAGAGATTCTCCGATAAATGGTGTAAGAAATAATTCGGACCCGATAAATTTCTGATCGGAAAAGTCCTGGTCTATCGTTCCAAACATCGAAGAACCCTTAGGTTCTTTAACTTGGTGAACGAATTGGACGCAATCCGGCATTCGTATGGTTCTAGTTCTCTTGTACTGATCGCTTGACAAAAGTTCGTTAGGAATGAGAATGTACCGAGGCTCAACCGCGTGTCTCCAGTTATCGTAAAAGAACCGTTCCGCGTTTATGATGACACGTTCTATTTCCTTATCCGGTATCGAGTAAGGAAGAGCTTGTGCTAATGTTAGTTCCTGCTTTATGTCAAGTGCTAGTTCGACTCTAGTCATTTACGTTAGTGTTTTTACGCTGTCGCTGGTGCAGCTGGTGCTTGACCTGGAGTAACTCCTCCTATCGATTGCTGAGCGGTTGGTGCTGTTGCTGCCTGAACAGTAGGAGCAACCGTTGTCGTCTGAGTAGTAGCGGCAGCCGCTGCAATCACCTGGTTAAGAGCTTCTCGCTTGGTCTGCAAGTCTTTTTCCTTAGCAGCTAAGTCTGTGTAGAACTTTTCCTTAAAATCGTTAAGTTCACGTTCCGCTGCGGTCACAACGCTCTGCAAGTTTGCTATCTCATTGGAATCAGCTTCGTTAACTTTCGAGTAATCAGGTTCGTTAGTTTCTAACTGTGTTAGGTCAGCTTTCTTTACCTGGTCAACGAATTTTTCTTTCTTTCCGGGATCAACGTTATTGCCCTTTAGGGCAGTTTTTGGATCCTCCAGAACGTCAGCTTTGCTAAATTGGTCGAAGGACATGATTTTATCTGTCATCTCGTATCGGTACTTTTTCTTATTTATCCCTTTGTTCTTCTATGTACTCAGTGAAGGTTTTCACGTGCTTGGTAGGCGATTGTTCTTCGCGAACTTGAACTATTGGATTGGTCATAAAATCCCACCGTGAAATCGGTTGAGAGTTTGTCCATTGGTTAGGTATTCCTCCAAAGTTCAAGCTTATCTGAGATGGCTGAACGTTAAAATCGTACTGATTCGGTGTTTCGAAAGAGTCCGCCGGGATAGCGTACGTTCCTCCTGCCTCTTCTGTAACTATCTTCCATATCTTTTCCGGATCTATTCCTTCAGGAATTCCTCTCTTAAAAGTTTCCTTGTCTCTGTTCTTTATAGCTTCTCGCATTTTCGTTCCAGAAATCTCTTGAGTTCTTTCTGTCTGGTACCTGTTTGCCCCAGCTAAGTTACCTGCGAACTTGTCTATAGTTTTGAACCGATTCATATCCTCAGGTAGAGCATAAACGTTTACCTCAAAATCCGAAGCATCTTCTCTAGCTCCAAGTTCAGAAACGAACTTGAACGCTTCTTTGACCGGCGAACCGTCAGCTAAGTGAACGAACACGTCTTGACGATCCCTTTTACCTGGTTTGAAGTACTCGTACAGAATGTTTACAGCCATATCTCCGGTAACTCCGTCCATCTCAACCGGCGATACGAACACGTGAGTTTCGTAGTTCATGTCAGCTATTCCCTGAATCACGCCAAAGTGACCTAGGTGCGGCGGTTTGAACTTTCCTGCAAGTATTCCTATCTGTTTGGGCTGTTTCTGTTCCATAGTTACACCTTTAAGTTCTGAGCTGCTCTTATCAAGCACTCTGCCATGTAATGGGTGCACTCGCGAAGGAACGATTCGTATGTTTGGTTGGGATCCTCTGACGTTTCAAAAACTGTCGCTTCCTGAATCAGAACTTCGTCGCACATTCTCTTGATCGCAATCTTTGCTTTTTCTGACAGAGCATCGGGGTAATCGCTGCATCCCTCGCAAGGTTGAACCATTTCTTCAGGTTCTTTTAGCATATCATCTTCGTTTACTTCTTCCGTTTCGGCCTGCTGCTCGAAATCTGAAAAACTTTCAAAGACGTAACCTTTTTCTTTATCGCTATTAGGATTGCGTTTGGTTGGCATTTCTCGTTCAATTATTTTGCCCTGATCATCTGGATCAGTTAAGTTAACTTCAGATTTCTTTGAGCTAGGTTCTTCTAAAACCTGGTTAGGACCGGTGATTTCTTCAACTGGTCCTAATCTACGCATAAGAAATTTAGGAAGTGAGTACTTTCCGAACTTTCCCATTAAACTCAGCTATTTATGATTATTTATACGGACCGGCCGGTTTACCTGGGTCCTCTGGAAGTTTTAGTTGGCTGAGAATAATTTTGAGTCGGTGTGCGAGAAGGCTGAGCATTTCGAGGTTGTGATTTTGGCGCTTCGTAAACCGGGTTCGTACGAATAGGACTTCTTTCCGCTGGTTTGGAATAGGTTGGCGGAGTCCGGTACGCTGGACTCGTGTATTCGTTCTTGTTTCTGGGTTGCTGGTATGTTGGTGGATAATACCTAGTTGGCTCAGTTCTAGTAGGTTTTGTGTAAGTAGGTTGAGGTTTTGGTTTTTCCTGAACTCTCTGCGGTTGCTTAGGCTGCTCCTGAACGCGTGGCTGAGGTTTAATCGTTCGTCCAGTTGGTGAGCCTGTTGATTTTCTAGGTCCATAGTACCAACCGTTGTTGTTCCAATCACCGTTGTACCAATCGTGGTGCTGGTGGTGATCCCATGCACTCCAGCGATAGTAAGGGTACCAGCCGTAACTGTACCTGTAAAAATCGTAGTAAAATGGATCGTAATAAGGGTTGTAAAAGTTGTAGTAGTACGGCTGATACCAGTAATAACCATAGTAAGTGTAGCGAATTGGCTCCTGGTAGAAGTAAAACTGGTACGTCGGAGTTACATACTCAACCGGCTGAGGTTCTTCTTGAACGACGTACGTTTCAGTAGGAGTTTTTGATACCTGGACTACCTTCGGCGAGCAGCCGAATGATAGAATAATTGACAATATTACTAAAAAGGCGAGTGTTCTCATGTTGGCGTTCTTTTTGCTTAGTTATTTAACAGCAAAAAGTGTGCCAAGGTGAAAATTAGTACCTTCCGAGTTTCAAAGATAAGTCTAACGCGAAACCGTTTAGAAAATTAACGTTAGTTGTGTACCGATACGACGGCCCAACCGAAATTCTGAACCCATCGACTACGTTTATCTCGGCTCTAGCACCGACTATCGCTATAAAAAAATACTCTGGGTACCCAGGAAGAGAAGTGCTGTAGTAACTCCACCAGCCGTTGTCCTCCTGCCACTTGTAGGTTAGTAACCCACCGCCAATTGTGATCGGAAAGGTCAAGTGAAGCGGAAACGTTGGCAGTAAAGTTGGCTCGATTAGCACCCCAGCATACCAACAATACCTTCTCATCTGGTAATTGTTTATTCCAGGAGGTGGAGTGAACTGGGAAATTTCTTCTCCGTCGGATTTTAACAGAAAAGCTCCAGTCAGACCAGCTGAAAATGATCGATTCACCGTCATGCCTATTGTTCCGCCGAGACCTCCAGCGAGGTGTTCGTTCACGTAATAGAGCGATCCGTCGAAGGAAACGTATGCATTGACTCTTTGCCCAGAAGGATCGCTGCGAAATAGAGTATGAGATCCTTGTTCGGTTTGACCAAAGGAAATTGACGCAAAGAATAAAAAAGCTATAAGTGCAAAAATTCGAAGTTTCATAACAAAAATAGTATTAGTCCAACTATAATCAGGAAGAATACTATACTCAAAAAAATTGCAACTTTCCCATAATCGAACCGGTAGTACACTCTGTACCCTGGACCAATGATGCCATTATTTCCTGACACCGAGTAAAATTTGCGAACAAATCTTTTCCACAAGGATGGTTTTCTTTCCCAAGGCAACCTATTTAAGTTAGCATGTTTCATTTCTGTATGATTAGGGTGTCACCAAACTCACTTTTCGTGATGACTAGGTGATCACCAGGCCGAACATTACTGTCAATATAGGCTTCGGCAATGACATCCTCTAGGTGTGTCTGAATAGCTCTCTTTAGAGGACGCGCTCCGAATTTTGAATCGTAACCCTTGTCGATCAAGAATTCCTTTGCTTCTTCGGTTAGCTCGAACGAGTACCCATTTTCGGAAACTCTGTTCTGTAGGTCGACCAGTTCGATTTCCACGATTGACCGTATGTGTTCCTTAGCCAACAAGTTGAAAGTTATGATGTCGTCAATACGGTTGATGAATTCCGGGGGGAATTTTCTGCTGACTTCTTTCCTGAGAACATCGTTAGCTGCTTCTCTCTGTTGTTCTACCGACTTGGTAGCAAAACCTATGCCCGTTCCAAAGTCCTGAAGGACTCTAACCCCTATGTTCGACGTCATGATGATGACTGTGTTCTTAAAGTCAACCGTTTTTCCCTGGCCGTCAGTCATTCGGCCGTCGTCCAGAACTTGCAGAAGAGTGTTGAAGATAGCTGGATCAGCTTTCTCGATCTCATCTAGCAGAATGACAGAGTAAGGACGCCGGCGAACCTTTTCTGTTAACTGACCGCCACTTTCGTAACCTACGTATCCTGGAGGAGCTCCGTTCAACCGACTGGTCGTGAACTTTTCACTGTACTCGGACATGTCTATGCGAATCAGAGCATCTTCCGATGAGAATAGGTATTTAGCAAGCTGCTTTGCTAGTTCGCTTTTCCCGACTCCGCTCGGTCCGATGAACAGGAAAGTTCCGATGGGTTTTTTCTTTGACTTTAAGCCGGCCCTCGATCTTTTTATAGCTCTAGTTAATTTGTGAATGGCATCGTCCTGTCCGACTATTACTTTTCTGAGAGAAGGTTCCATTGAGGAAAGTTTCTCTATCTCGGTTCCAGTCATCCGGTTGACAGGTATGCCTGTGATCGTTGAGACAAGGTCAGCGATGTCACCATCAGTCACAGATAAGCGATTTTCGGTCTTAGCAAGCGATTTTTCCCAATCGCTCTTTGCTTTTGTTATCTGATCTGCTGCTTCGAGAGCTTCGTCCCGTAGCTTGGCAGCCGCTTCGTAATCCTGGGAGTCAACAGCATTCTTTTTCTTCTTCAGAATGGCAGTCAGCTTGTCCTCAAGCTTTTTCATCTTGTCCGGAACGACAACGCCGTTCACGTGAACCGTTGCGCCAGCTTCGTCCATTAGGTCAATTGATTTATCCGGTAAGAACCGGTCAGCTATGTACCTTTCGCTCAGAGTAACGCACGCGTCCAAAGCTTCAGCATCGTACTTAACTGCGTGGTGATCCTCGTACTTGCTCTTTATGTTTTCGAGGATTATTCGAGTCTCTTCGGCTGTCGTTGGGTTGACCATTATCTGCTGAAACCTACGGTTCAGGGCCCCGTCCTTTTCGATAGAAAGTCTGTACTCTTCAGTCGTTGTTGAACCGATGCACTGGATCTCTCCTCTGGCCAAAGCGGGTTTTAATATGTTAGCTGCATCAAGCGATCCGCTAGCTGCGCCTGCTCCGACGATAGCGTGAACTTCGTCGATGAACAGTATGATGTTTCCTGATGACTGAACTTCCTGGATGATCTGCTCCATGCGTTCCTCAAACTGACCGCGGTACTTCGTACCGGCGACCAAATTTGCAAGCTCAAGAGCAACTATTCGTTTTCCGAACAGTGCTCTGGAACAGGTTCGGTTGACTATTCTCATAGCCAAACCTTCAACTATCGCAGTTTTTCCAACTCCTGGTTCTCCGATCAGCAAAGGGTTGTTCTTTTTTCTTCGGGAAAGGATTTGGCTGCACCGCTTTATCTCTTCTGCTCTTCCGACTACCGGGTCCAATTTTCCTTCAGCTGCTAGCTGGGTTAGGTCCTTACCGAACGAGTCAACCAGTGGAGTTTTAGTTGCTGGAGATGGTTGTTTTGTTTGCGACATCTGTTTCATTTTGTTTAATCCCACCAGCCCTTCATACCAGAGCCGTCGAACCATTTATACCAACGGTTCTCATCTTTTTTCTCTTCCTCAGTCAAATTTTCTTCGACTTTTTTGTAGTCTTCGTAGTTCTGCCCGTGAAGTATCTCGAAGAGCTCTTTCCAGGTGTCTTTTTCCAACTTTCTGGACAGTGCATAGATCTCAGCATTATCTTTCTCTTCCTGTTCGGTAGCTTTTGACACAACTTTCGTCCAGTTTGGATTCTTTTCATCGCTTTCGAAAGAAATCCAATCGGACACTTTTTTACCGAGCTGTTCTTCAGCTACGCTGACAAAATCATCCTCAATGTGATAGTTTAGGATCTCTACAGCACGACGCATCTTTTCGATCTTCTTTAGGCGAGATTCGTCAACTTCGTGACCGTACTTTTCGATATAGTCTGCAGTTGTTGTGATGTTCGTGCGAAGGAGTCTGAGAGCTCCGTGAGTGTCCCACGGATAAGTGTGCCAAAGGTCCTTTCTGTAAGTTCTCAGGTTCTTAAGAAAGCGAGGCACGTCGTACCTCAGGCAATCCCAAGCCTTCCAAAACCACCTCTGACGATTGCGTAAGCGCTTTAGGCTCTTTGCGAAAGTGCCGGTTAGTACAACGTCCATGTGATGTTTCCTTTATTTTATTTACCTTCAGCATCTTCGATTTGCTTTTCTTCGATTATGCCCTTGAGAAAGTTTCGGATGTTCGTTCGAACTTCGTACTTTAACCTTCTACGGTACCTGTGAGCTTCGGTGTTAACGATCTCCATCAGGTAATTGTAAGAAGATTCCATGAACCACTGAGAGTGAAACCCACTGTGATTGTGGATCGACACCATGTGATCCTTAGTATCGTGGTACAAGGTGAACAGCATGCGTTCTTCGACTATCAAAACTTCGCCAGTTATCTTATCGTAAAGAATCTTCTCTGGGTGTTTCTTTACTGTCATGACAACAAGATCGAAAACGTCCTTTTGTTCAGAATTAAGAAGCTTAAGCGCATGGTTTCTTTCAGATTCTTTACGTTTCTGACGAGTCCTTACGTTCATTCGCTTTATCTGATAGCTGAAATATCGTGTTACCGGATTTTTCATTGCTTTTAGTTCTAAGATACTATACCAAACTTATCGTTTTCCGGACAGTAACCGAAATATGTCTGCATCCGTTATTGTTAGCTTTTGAGGAAGGTCAAACTCTTCGAAGTTCTCGCTTACTCGGAGTTCTTCAACGTGCTTCCAAAGGCTAGGAACGTCGTAACATATAGGGTTGTTCTTCTCGTCAAACGCTTGCAGCGGAGTCTCGCTAGCAGTTCTCTCGTAGAGGTACCAGCCTATCCAATCTCCGCCAGTCTTTCCGTAGTACGCGTTTAGAGCTAAGTTCAGAGCAATCATCCATCCTTCCTCGTACTCTATCAGGTCTATGCCCAACTTTGCTGCCTCTACTCCGCGTTCTCCCTGAACTTCTATAGCTCGTATTATCGCTTTGAATACTTCAAGTTTCATCCCAAATCAATTTTAGGTTTAGCCAATAATTTTTCCTTAAAATCCTCAAGAGCAGTTTCCAAACCAGCGGCAATGAGAAGTTCCAGGTCGCCAGGGCCGGATATCGCTTTGTTCTTCTGTGCTATCGCTAGGGACTGCACTATCGCGCTAGCGTATTCCTGGCTAAGCTGCGGTATGTTCAATTCTTTCTTAGTGTCTTCCATTTAGGTGATTGATTATTTTGTCGGCGCAGTCAGACAACCTGGTGTTTACCTCTGCCCAATCGCCGAATACCCACACGTGGTGATTTTTCGTTATGTACGGGTACTCTTCAGTCATCTCTTCGAACCACCGTCCCAAGTTAAGATCATCTATCGCGATCCATTCTTCGACAGATTCGTGGTTCTGCTGTAGCCACCGTGCTATCTGGTAAGCTCTGTCCATGTCAAGCCAGGAACTAATCTTGGCTTTTTGAGTATCTGTTACCCCTATCACGACCGGAGGAATGCCGTAGTGCTCGAATACCGAATTTAGTTGATCCACTGTGAAGTGTTTCTTCCAGTCAGAGCTGACAATGACCTTAGCATCGGTTTCTGTGATTATCTCTGCTAAAACTTCGCACTGGTCCTTTTCCCAACCGTACGGTATCGTGAGGTCTTCGGAGATTTTCACCGACCCATCGTCCCAGGTTCCATAAGATAGCGGCCCGTCGATGTCCACGAATATCACTTTCATTTGTTTCGCTCTTCTATTATTTCTGCCCACCTATCGTCCGCTCTTCTCCAAAGGTTTACAAATAAGGACGAATAGTGAGCAGGAAACATTGTTCCAAAATTATTGATCAGAGCAAACGCCCCAGTCAATTGGTTCGTAGTCGTGCACGAATCGATAACTTTTTCGATCCACTTAGCTACGTCACCGTAATGATTGCTAGTTGCTGCCATCTTACTTTATTTTTGTGTTTGTTCTGCCGTCCTTCCAGTAATCGTCGCCGCCGTAGTACAGAAAAATTTCCTCCCCAGCTTTAATAGGGGCACACGAGTAAAACTTAAAACTGCGAGATGTAGTATCAGTCACCCAGTACGCATTGCTCGGAGATCGGTGATTGTATAGCATTCCGTAACCTAAAACTGCGACCTGTTTGGTTTCAGCCGTCATTGGTCCGGCCGGATAGTTGAACCGGTAATCTATAAGAAGAGAAGACGATTCTCCGTAAGCTATAGGAAGTTCGACAAAAGCGCACTCTTCGATTAGTTCGTTGTTCGCTATGTCTTCCGTCGCAAACACTCCCCAACCGTGGACTGGGCTCTCCCTTACTTGTATCTTCTTTGATTGAAACAGAGCTATCATCACTTTATGAGTTCTTGTATTTTTCTGTCAAGCTCTTCCAGAACCCTGCTAATTCCGTACTTGTTGATAAAGTAGCTGAGAACCGGCCCGGCATTGTTTTCCAAGTACCAAACACTGTTGAGGTGACTGTACTCTTTCATCCACTGAAAAGCATGCTTAGTTAAGCACTCCTTGTACACGTCTTCTTCCCGGTAAAACATCTCGTTATTTGCCATGGTCAATGTACGATTCTTTTGTGATGGCGATAATTCTCTCCCTCTGCTCAGGAGTCCAACTGTGACGGGCTCTCCACATTTCGACAAGAGCTTCTGCTAGCTCTTCATCGTAGTAGTTGGATCCCTTTTCTTCTTGGATGGTGATGATTATGCCTGGTTCGGCGAAGGTTGTTTGCATATAATTTCGCTAGTCTTTTTTACTAACGATATTATACTACTCAGGCTGTTGTTTGGATTTTAGTTTGGGCTTACTTTTCTTAACTTTCAAGCCCTTTTTCTTTGGGTTCAACCCAAAAATGTTAGGATCGCCGGTCTGGGATAAACTTGCTTGCTGCAAGAATTGGTCAAAATTTTCGACGAGCCTCTTCATGTTGTTTACTTTGTCACTCCGAATATCATCGCCAGTATTATTCCAGCGATTGCAGTGAAGACTATCCAAATGATCTTAGTAACAGTGTCCTTAAACGACATCATGTCTTTGTGTTCTTCTATAAACTTGTCGAAGTCCTTTTCCTCGGATTCTTGCTTCTTTCTGAATTCTGTGTTCTTGTTGACCCTAACGATAATTCCGTCTTCCGGATCCAGTAACTGTCTCTTTATCGCACGAAGATCTTCCTTCATTCCTTCTTGAGACTGATCGATCCGCTCTATTCTCTCTTGAATTGCTTTTAATTCGCCGTTCGGTAGTTGCTTCTTAATGACTTCTAATGCTGTTAGAATGTCATTCATCATGTTATCCACTGAATCGTTAGTGCCACGAGAACCTGTCATTTCGTGTACGAAGTTATTTTTAGTAAAAAGTAGTTGATTAAGCGGTTGGCTCTTCGGTTTCTTCTCCCGATGGAGCAGGCTCTTCGGATCCGTCTTCCGGACCGTCTAGCAAGGTAACTTCGTCTTGTCCAGGTTCAGTAGCTGGAATTTCGTCAGTCATTTCCGGTGTTTCCGGTTCAGCAACGATAGGTTTGGTTGGAAGTTCTGGCTGTTCCCCAATCGTAGGAACTGACATTCCACCGTCCTGAGCGGCTGTGAATTCTTCAAAACTTAAGACCTTCTTAGCTCCGCTGCTAGTTAAACTCATTTCTGCCATGTTGGTTATGCAATTTTGAGTTATTTATACGGAAAGAGGAACAATTTGAGCCTCGCTCTTGCACAAATTGTTAATTGTTTCTAGCGGTTCCGCACGTTGGGCAGAAGGCTTCACCGGATCTCCACCTACGGCCGCAACCTGTGCAGTACGAGCGAATCTCGCCAATCTCTGCGGGTTTTTGGCTTTCTGGAAGGATCTTCACTGTGTAGTAAGCGCAAGCGTAGAAGCTGAAATCTCCGTAAGTATCGACCAGCTTCTGGTTTGAGCGTTCACCCTTTTCGATTCTACCTGTCTCTATGTTTAGAGAGGATTTTGTCAACTTTAGGCCAATCGGTATTTTATCAGAAAAACTGTCCTCACAAGCCAGGTTCATGTTAGCTGAGTAATTAGCTGACATTCCGATGTTGTCTCCGAGACCTGCGCTTGGCGTGCTGTTGAAATAACAGTGGTCAGACGTGAAGGTCGGATTGACGGTCGGATTTCCGGTAGTTCCGCCGCAAATTGTCGGTCCATTAATAGTGATGGAACCGTTTCCGCAGAACCAATTTTTCGGTTGGACGATCTCATCGTAGAACTCGACTGTTACCAGTCCGTTCTTTGCGATTGCAGCTCTTCCTTCAGCTGAATTTTCTGCTTCGTAGGTCGTGAATTTGAACTTACGATCCTCTTCCAAGAACCGTTCGAGGTAACCTCTTTGGCCAGGATTCACGACGATACCTCCACCTGACACGGAAACTCCGTTGATGGAAATTTTTGCGAGAACTCTGTTTGACCTTGGATTCCAAAGCTCAATCTCAAAGGAGGTTCCGTCCTTCATGTAAACGTTTTCTCCGTAAAGCTTTAGACGATTTCTACTCACGGTGACGTGAGCGGTTGGAGTTGGATTTGATGTTGAGTAATAGTATACTCCGCTCGAATAGTACGAGCTTGATTGATTTAGGTACATAGTTAGCTGTGTTATTTTTGCAAATCTCATCGCGACCGTTCGATCGATCGCTCAAGGGCCCTTGGACCCGAGACTCACAGAGCGAGGCTCTATGTTCCAATAGTATTTATACGATGGTTGGAAAATTAGTTTTGCCGAGAAACTAGCTTAACGAAATCGCTAATAGTGTAACACAGTACAGCTTTCTGATCGTAGTGTTCCAGTGTGAATTCTATGATCTCGTCGATCTGCGATTCGCTGCAGTAAATTCTCACAGGGATCATACGGTCGTTGAACTGTTCGTTATCTTCGCTGACCCACTGCCCCTTTGAAGTTTTGAATATGGTCAGTCCTCCAGCAATCGACCGAACTTTATCGTCCCACTGGTGGTGATAAGCAAGGTCGAACTTATTACCAGCATTGTCATGGTACGGGACAAGAATTTCCCAAAGATACTTTCGGCTAGCTATTTTCATCGAACACAGATTTGAACAGGGTTCGTAATGCAGATAAGGTCACTGTGCTCTTTGCGCTGTAATAAAGTTTGTCATCGTCTGCTTCGCCGAACATTGCAAATATTGACTCAGCATGAAATTTTTGGAGTTTGTCGACTGTTCGCTTAGCGTACATGTACTTTCCTTCCAGGTGGGTCTCTATCTCGTTAAGCCAGTCAGCCATGACTTTGTTATGAGTTGTGAACCTTCTTTTTTCCTTCTTCCACTGATTTCCGCACTTGTTGCAGTGATTGACCTCGTTTGTGTCAATTTCCATCTCACCGTAGATACTTCCGCACCCCAAGAAAAAATCGCCGCCAACGTGACCATCACCTTGAACTCTCTGAATCTTGTCGACCACGTCAAGATTTCCGTCAGCTCCGCACTTTGGACAGGTGCTGTTGTGCAGGTTTACGTAAGACCGATTAGATTCGTCTTCTTCGGCTTCCTTTACTTTGGCCATTCCTCTGAGCTCTTCCAACTCTTTCTGAACTATAGCTCTTTGTTCAGCATTCTGCTTGTTACCTGCTTTAGCCAAGCGGTTTGTGCGCTTGACCCACCAAATTTTTAACGATTTGAACATTTTAGTGATTCGTTATGTGATTTCTTACAGATTGTACCAATTCGTCGATGGAACTGTACACGGTCGGCCCGCAAGCAAGTGAGGTTTGCTTTCTGACATCAAACGATCTGGGATAATTAGGATGCGTCCCCACGAATATTCTGCGTACGTTCCCTTGGGTAGGAAGTCTTAGCCTACCCCACAAGCCGTACTCGAACAGAGTGATCGGATTTAACGAACCTTCCGAGAACCAAAAGAGAATCATGTCAGCTTTTTCGAGGTGCTTAAATTCCCACTCTATTTGAACGTCTGACTCTTTCTCGTCGCCAGTATCAAAATTGTCTCTTCGTGGGTTGAAGATGACTAGGTCCGGAATGTCAAACAATTTTTCTATCACTTCGTTCTGCCAGTTTGGGCAGTTAGTGATTCCGCCAGCAAGAAAGATGCTTCTGGAAGCTAGGGATTTTTCAGAATAGTTCGGTGCTTGAAGGACTACCGCCATAGGATTTGATCATTTTGCCCAATCGTAAGTCTTTCCGGTCAACGGATTGTAGCTAAAGATTGCGTACTCAAGAAGGATGCGTTTCTTCTCTTTCTTCTTCTTTTTACGAGGAAAATTCTGAAGGTTTTTGTACTGATCAATAAGATCGTCACACCTCTGCTTGTTTTTTTCTTCCATGTCGTGCATCATGTCCACAAACATGTAAGTGGTTCCCATCAGATAACCTAGAGCGCTCATTTTTCTACGATTTTGCAGTATTTCTTTTTGAATTTCACTGTGTAGGACCCCATCATGCTTGACCACACGCCTTTGTAAGAGTGTTTGAGTTCCTTATCGACCTTCATTCGCGAACCTTCCGGAATTCCATCGTGTTCTTTGATCACTTCTACTACCATGTTGACACAATTTTTTTAGATGAACCTTAAGCTCACCTAAATTATACTACAAAAAGGAAAAAATGGAATGGTTACTGCATGTTTCCAAGCTCTTCGTACTTGGCAAGGATCGTGTCGATAGCTTCTTTTCTACCGGGAGAAATGTTTGTTATCATGTCTCCCAAATTGACCGAATTGTGATAGATCGAGTCAAATTCGTTGGAACTTATGATGCTAGGATCCTGTTTCTGCAGAGAGATGATGTCGACCAGCGTGTTGCTCAGCAGATCTTCTGCGCTGTGCAGATCTATTGCAGTTGGATCTTGCTCTAGGTAAGAAACGTAGCTTGTGATGTTATCTGCAAGGTCAGCTATCTCGTTACGTATCATCTTGTAGTCGACTTTGGAAGTCGGCGCACTGCTTTTCTTCAGCGAGAACACAGGAATCTTCACGATCTTCTGTTCAGCTCCTTCTAGCTGAACTCTTGCAAAGTCGCCAACGATTTCAAGCACTTGACCTTTACCTCTGTAAGAATCTACGTAATCCCTTTCACCTATTTCGTTAGGATCGGAACTGCTGGCTAGTTCAGCTTCTGGGTTTTCTAGAAAGCGGTCTGCGCTGAATTCTTCGAAGACCTTTACGTGTTTTCTTGGCATAACTAAGGTAACTTTTTGTTATTTATTACCTTTTGAATTCCACCTTTACTCGAGATCTGAATTCTACCGGAAATTGATCACCGGCTACTTGAAAAAGATCAGAAAAACACCCATCTACCAAATAAGTGACTGCCCAATCGTCCGGAGTTCGTATAGATCGGCCAGTTCCTTGTAAGACTGATATGGAAGTCTTCCAGTTGTACCATTTTTGCGAGAATTTGAGCTTTGCTGCAACGTACTTATCACCAAGGTGAGGGTAAGGTACCTTCATGAACACCTGAAACCGAGAAAGGTCGTCGATTAGGTTCAAACCTTCAAGCAGTGAAGGCCCCATGAGAACAGTTCCCCTCTTCTTCTTCATCTTCTTCAACATGACGTCCTTTTCCTCAGAACCTTTGTAAAGAAGGACCCTCTTCCTGACCTCTTTAGGAAGGGCCTGCCACAATTTTTGCCCAAGTTCATAAGAACCAGTGTGTATGATGCCTGAATCGTCTGGGTGTGTAGCTAGGATTTGGGATAGAGTCTTAACACCCCATTCGAAGTTATCTTCTAAGTGCCGAGCTGACATCTTCTTTCCTGGGTAGTAAATGATAGGTGAGTTATCCCACTTGAAGTGAGAATCCATCTTGAAGTACCTTGCGTTCTTTATTCCGTGATTCTTCATGAAATCGGTTGGGTTGCCTACTGTTGCTGTCATTAGCAGTTTGAACCCAAACTGGTTGAAGAAGTGCTTTCCTAGCAAGTAGTATTCGTCGATGCAGTTGAAAGCTATGCTTTTCTCGCCTGGATTTTTTACCATCTTGCTGACTCCAACTTGGTCTATTATGTCGCAATAATCTTCTATCTTGCAGTGACAGTCCTTGCACCAGTCGTAAAGGTTGAACACTTTTATCCACTCTCGTGGCACATCTTCTTCGCCGAACTCTTTACCTGCAATCTCTCGAATATCACCGACTGAAGAAACCAAACTTTCGAGTATCTTTTCTACTTCTTTCATCAAAGTCAGAAGAACGTCGTGATCTTCTTCGGCATAGATGTCCTTGACCAACCGCTCTAGACGATTTATGTCGATCTTCGGTCTCTTCAAACCTATGTCGAACAAGCCGTCTGATAATCTTTCGACTTTCTTGTAGATGTCATGCGAGACTAACGGGCTGAAGTGACCTTGAACGATGTCCAGTATCTTGTGAGCTTCATCACAGACTACAAAATCTCTCTTCGGAAACGGTGGAGTAGTCTGCTTTTCTTCGACGTAATTTCTTTGGATGAGCGCGTAAGGGTAGGTGAGAAGAGCTAACGGCGAGCGTATCGATTTTCTTCTTGCCATCAGATAGCCGCAGTGCTTGAAACACGGTAGGGATTCTGCCGCTTGGTACGACATTCCCTTGCTCTTGCAATCTCCGATCGAAAATCTTTCTCCGTTTACTGCACACGCGTAATTATCAACGCCCTTCACGTTTCCCCAGTTCCAAAGTTGCATTCTTCTGAAATCGTTGACGTACTGCTGGTGAAGGACGAGATCCGAAGCGAGTATGTAGCCACGTTTTCCCTTGTGAATGAGAAAGTCAGCGGCTACCATAGCGATGATTGACTTTCCTGACCCAGTCGGAGCGTCCAACAGGTAAATGCCGTCCGGATCCTCAAAGTAGGCTTCGAGTATGTCGATTATGACCTCTTTTTGCTGAGGCCTGAACTGTAGTGTTGGGTGCTTTGTTTGAACGAACTGTTCGAACTCTTTTTTCAGATCCGTCATTTGGAATTCTTTGCTAATTTTTACTAACCAATTCGATTGAGTTTCGAAAGGATTAGCCGCATTGATCTTCCTGGTCGACAGAATCTATTGGAAGTTCGAAGAATGGAGTTTTGTCGAAAATCTCGGTAAAAGCTTTTCCGCTAGGGCTTATACAGCCGTAAGTGTACTGCAAGTACTCAAAAACGGTCTCGCCTTTTTTGAAGTCTCTACCCAACCATGGGCATTCTTCCTGGGTCACATCTCGTGTGAGCTGGTATGCATGTGATCGTTGACTCATAGTTTTATTCATCTTTTATGGTACGGCCACAACCGTTCCTTGGTTCAAAAAAAGACCGGGACGTTTAGGGCCGTCCCGGTCCAAAGAAAGGAGATGTATGATTAAATCTGCTCAGCCTTTTCGGTCATTTCGAAAGTGAAGTCCAACTGGTGACCGTCCAGGAAGAGAGTGAGTTTGTTCTCGTCGAAGGTCTTGAACTCCTTGAACCATTTCTTCGAAAGGATGAGGGAGAACTTGGTCTTCGCGATTTCGCGTAGAGCTGCCCGACGAGCTTTGTTAAGTTCGTCAGACTTCGTGATGATGTAATTCTGAAGAGCTTTCTGCTGATCTTCCGGTTTCATGCTCATGAAGAGCGGAGAGTTGATCTGCTGGTTGTACTCTTCGATAGCGACAGCCATTACCCATTCAGATGGTTTGGAGATAGGTCCTTTTGCTATGTTGGCAATCACGTCCTCAACTTTCGGTAAGGACGACAGACCTTTCACCTTAGTGAACAGGTTGACTGACATGTAGAAGTCGGTGGATTCAGCGGCTGTCATTTTCGGAGCAAAACCGTTGTAGTCGGTGATGCCGTTCTGCTTTAACCATTCTGCTGCTTCCTGACCGTAGGTGTCAGCGTACGATTTGCTTTCCTTCGGGAAGAGATTCTTCCTGTAGTAATCGTAAACTTTTTTGCGACCCTGAAGCTTGATCAGTTCCCATTCCTGGCGAGCCAGATCGTTAGCTGAACAGTTCTGGACCATCGCTCTGTTCACGAGAGGAAGGCTGCCAAGGTCAAGGATGATGTAATCTTCCTGAATCTCAGCTGTGATTCCGCGGCTGAGCAGCAGGTCGTACAGTTCCTTCGTGTAATTCACCGGAAGTTTGGTGATGTTGAGAATACCGTCCTTGATGAGAGTGTAAGCTCTGTACTTGAACGATGGGACCGAAGTGATGTTGTGCTCATTAGCTGGCAGTTCAACAGTTCCTTCAATGCGACACAGAACCGAAAGGTTTGCGCGACTCTCATTCCAGACAAGGCTGGTGAGAGCGTAACCAGGGTTCGGGTCGGTCTGAACGAACTTTGCTTCGATCTGTTCAGGTTCGCCGGCTTCGTTAACCGCGGTAACGCGCTTGCGGCCAATGCGGTTGTAATTGAATTCCGAGTGGCCAGGGAAGAATTTGTTGTCCATCTCGCCAAGGTCGTTGATCAGATCCATGACGCAGTACGCATGGTCGTCAACTCTGGTGATTGGGAAGACTCCTTCAGGGAACCTCTTCGTAACGTCAACGACGCATTCAGCCACAGCAGCTTTGAAGGCATTGAGCTTCTGCTTTCCGAAAGCGTTTGCGAGCATGCGGTAGTGGTACGGGTCGCTCAGCATGTTGAACATCCGTTCGGCATCATCGTTGAGAAGTTTGTCTGACAGGACGTAAACCGCTGCATAGAGGGCAGAATTGTCCGGAAGGACGGAGGTACCGAGAGGTTTGGATGAGAAGTAGTAAACCTGGTCAACGTCTTCGCTCACCATGATCTTTCCGTTGTCAATGTTGTACAGGACAACACCACCGGACGGAGTGACTGAGAAAGCGAAATCGTAAAGGTCCGACTCAACGTCGACGACAACTTTCTTGCCACCGGTGAGACCGGTTGAGATCTTCTTGTCGAACATCGGTTCGAACTCGTCGAAACCGTCGCAGTATTATACTACTTGGGGTGAAATTGTTTCACTTTCTGTTAACAATTGTTGGTGTTCAGACGCATGGTACCAGTACTTAGTTAGGTGGTCCTTTTCGAAATCTTCTAGAGGAACCCACACGTATGTTTCACAACTGTCGTCTCTGATATTTTCGGGAATGTTAACGAGTACTTGCCCGTTTTCATCCTTTCCGATTGCGTTCATTCCGCAGCCTTCGCACAGGACAGGAACGTAAGTTCCGTTTTTCAAAGAAGCAGCGGTTTCCCTGATGTTTATGTCAGGCTGTGTTTTATCTCCAAACGTTGCAGCTGAACACTGCGTGCAAAAATCAGCCATTTGTTCTAGGTGTTTTTCATGATGCGCATCGCGTAGCTGTTGACTACTGGTGTGCCTGTGTTATAGTACCCAAGAGCGATGTCCCAACGCTTTGACATCTTGTAAAGGTACGCCATGTACTTCATTGAGATTTCAACGTTAAGCTCAAGGTCAGTAAGGAGTTGATCTTTCGTTACTCGTTCACCGTAAATGTAGGTTGCGGTTGATGGAAGTATCTGCATTGCTCCGCACGCCCCAGCGCTGGAAACTCTAGCTGGATTGTAGTCCCAGTGAAACGGTCCCTCGTACCCGGTTTCTGCTTCAGCTATTCCGAGTGCTATTTGAAGAGGTACCTCGTACTTTTCCGAGTATTCAACCAAGTAATCGTACATTCTGATGCTTAGAGGTCCCTTGCTAATAGGCGTTCCAACCGTCTGTATCTTTTTTTGGGTTACTTTGGTCGTTTCATAAGACCAGACTGCGCCTAATAGCATTAGCGACGCTAGAAATATGATTAATTTCGCGCGTATCATGGTTTTACTGCTTCCTGGTATTTTTGGTTAGCGTAAACGTTGAAGATTGCTGTACCAACCGAATCGCAGTACACAGTGTAGTTTCCAGTAGAGCGATCTATGATCATGAGTTCGCTTTGTTCGTTCACCGCAACTGAGGTTTCTCTCAGAGTCTTAACGTTTCCGAGAGGTGATTCTTGAACAGGTTTGTTGGTGAAAACATAATAGTAGTAACCGATGAAAAAACCAACTACTAGAACGATTGCTATTACTAGGGCATTTCCTAGACCTTTGAATAGTTTCTTTACCCACTCTTCAGCATTTTGAAAAATTACTTTAGGATTGTCCATTTCTTATTTTTGTTATTTGTTCTTCCGGCAGCATTTGGATGGCCGCTTCGACCACGGTCTTGAAGTCTTTTAGACCTATGACCATGAGCCGGCCTCCGTACTCGACGAATTCTTCGTCTTCGACGGAACTAATTTCCGATCTGTGCTGATTTACGATCTGCTCAGCTAAAACGCGAGAGATCTCTGTGCGAACGAGCTCGTCGAGAGCGCGTTCTCCAAGGTTAGCCCGCTTTACAAGTTCCTTATCTATTCTGTACTTGCAAGTGTGAAGAGTGTTCCCCAGTTTGAATTGGCGAAACAACTTCATTATGGTTCTGTTAATAGTTTCGTCTTCGCACATTAGTCGATAGTTTGGGCTAACCTACTAAAAAATGCGGTGATCGGTCTAGTTATTTATACTCCAATTAGACGAAAGGTTTATCTGAGCTCCAAGCTATAGGTGTTGATCCAGCAGTAGTTACAGTCATTCCGATTGGACTGGAATCGGTTAGAAGAGAACCGTTGGTTGATGCTCTCAAAAGAAGGTGAGAATCGTAAGATATGTTCAATCCTGATGTCGGCGCAGAAAAGTTTTCCCAGTATTTTGCAACAGTTGGATTTACGTGAAAGTTGCTTATCAACTCGGTGAAGTAAGTGGTAGAAGCGTATCCAGGGTCGATTCCCAAATGCATAACAGTTTCAGTATCAGTGATGTTGTCCGGTATGTAAGCCGCTGCTCCAAGCTGAGTGTCGTTGTGAAATATCCTCACGTAATTCTTGTAACGGCATATCGCTATGTGGATCCACTCATCCTGCCAGGTAGGCAAGCCTCTGAATATGTACTGCCCGTTGTACCAAAAATAGATTGCTCCGCTTTTCGAGCTTGTGCCGAATCCTGAAGGCCATGCACCGAACTGAAATACTCTAGGAAAATCCGAACCTAAGCTCTGTTTCTGGAACCATTCAACTGTAAAATCATTCGTTCCTGGGAGAAGGTCGGTAGCGCTGGCTACTTCTCCGTAACACGTTCCAGTTCCAGTGAAGCTCATCGACCCGCTGACCTCGTAAGAAGTGTACAGGCTGTTGGTAGAAAGGAACGTGTCGAACCAGGGTATCGTTGTGCCAGGTTCCAATCCTGTGCTGCTCTTGTATAGAGATTGTAGTAGCGAAAGGTAGCTAGCATCAGTCTTATTAGTGGACCTAAAGAATGTCGGTTCAGCTCCGTTCTACAAAGCTATGATGAACCCGGGTATCTCGTTTGGTTCCATGTACCACGTCAACCCACCAGGAAGTTCATCGTAATTAAGGTTCGGTTCGCCTATCGACATGTTGTAATAGGCTATCCCGCCTGCACCGATGTCTCCGATTGCAAAAGGTCTGGCTTGGTAAGTTGACATGATCCGCTACTTTATTCTTATTTATCAGTAGTTTGTGATCAGCTCGGTCCTGAAAATTAAACGGTCAGTTCCCTGTTCGGTCAGTTCTACCAAGTAGGTCTTGCGATTCTGTAAGTGAATTCCCCAGATGAAGAACAGCTGAGAGTTGAATATTTCCCAACCACACCTAAATATTTCGGCATCATCGTCCTTCAGAATGACGTTTACTTTCGGTTCGATCCTTTTCTCCTTGAGAAACGATGTTTTTATCAGAACAACGTCCTTCCCGTCGTACTCGACGATCATGTCGGTTTTATCAAGAACAGTAGAGCCGTAGGTGTCTTCGACTTGCTGAAAAACTTCCGGACTCTTGTAACCATGAAACACGTAAACGTCACGATCAGTTTTCGGAACGATTGCTTTGTCAGATATTGGACAGCAGTTGTAAGTGTAATTATCGTAAATGTTTAGGTTTATGTCGAACGATTCCTCAATGTCCACTACTGGGAGGGCTTTAGGGAGGTCGTACTTTGACAGTATGATGTTGAATGTGTCCTCATCGTGAAACTTAAAGATGGACCTCCTGGTCGAATCCTTGTGCTCGTTGTAGATGTCCATCTGCTCTTTGAAGAACCACGCTGACCTTTCGTCGTATAGCATCACGTTGGTCTTTCGTCTAGGAAATATTCTAACAGGAACACCTATCTCGTCGCCAAGAGCGTGCAACGAACTAACGCGGTCGCCGTTATCTTCTATGCTGTAGATGACGTCGTGCACGTGGGAATTCGTCAAGGGGTAATTTTCCAGCTGGTTGAAGTACTTAGCTATCGAATCCATGCCTACCGTGATGTAAATGTCGGTGTCAAGGAACACGAACTTCTTTCCTGGAAAAGCAGTAAGTGAGTCGAGTTGAATGACCGGCTTGGAAGTGATCGTGTTGAAGCTGCGCCCGCGCTTGTCAAGAAAATCCCTGCCTGTGATGTCTATCCGCCTAACTACGAATTGATCGGATAGCTCGTGAACTAACGTGGACGAATAGTTCACCGTGTACAAAATGCACCTTCTTCTCGAGAACTTTTCTATCGTGCTGATCAGAGTTCTAGCGGTCGGCTCGTAACTCTGCGTGAAGTATGTGATGTAGTAGAAATCGTCCAAGTACTCCACTTTTCTCCTAGCTACGATCGCTTGGCCCCTTCTCTTGAACTCAGTGTGCTTCTTTCTGAAGAAGTGGTAGATCATCTTTTCTACTCCGCCAACGTACACTTTCCCGCCAGTCCAAAGTGCGTCAAACTTGATCTTGTAGCTGATCGGGTCCATGTTAGAACAGTCAAACATGACCTTCACATGAATCCCTAGCTTTTCGTAAGTTTCGGTTATCTTCCTCTCGTCGTACTCGTCGTAGTCTGGTTTTGACATGCACTCGTAAAAGGTTGGATCATTTAGGTAAACTGTTCTAACTTTTTCGGTGTTTCGAGTTATCGCCAAAGGTCCAGAGATGCGATTGTAAATTGGACCGTTCTCTCCGAAGGAGATCACGTCAAACTCGTCAAGATAAGGTTCCATCCAGGAAGCAACATCTCCAAGCAAAGTGTCAATATCGTACCAACCAACGAACTCGTAATCCTTCACATACTCTCGAAAAAGGTCCGGATAAGTAGGCTTAATATCGTTGAGCTTGTAAGCTGACGGGATTACTAGAGGTCTTTTTGTTCTGTCGAACAATCTCTGCTGAACGTCTCTCGGCGTGATCTTGAAGAATTTTACGTTTTCAGCTTCGAACTTTTTGTCGACTTCTTGGTCGGTGAAAAAGTAAAAATCGATTCTCTGGTTTAGGCAGGTTGAGTGGTGGTACTCGAAATAGCTGGGAAGCTTACCGAACCATACTTGGATTAGAGCTATCCTGTTCTTAGACATCTAATGTAACTTTTCGCTCTTATACTAAAAAAGCCTGAGTGGTTCAGGCTTCTGAGGGAATGGGGGAGTCGAACCCCCGACTAACGGTTTTAGAGACCGCCGTTCTACCGCTGAACTACAAACCCAATTTAATCGAAAGTTTCGCCAACTACTAAAACTTTTACGGACTTTTTCATGATCTTTCTTTGTAAAAATACTGTACCCCAATTTCGTTCAAAAAGTCAACCAGGGCATTGTACGCTGAGACTAAACCAGCTCTATCATCGAGAAGGATGCTGTAAAAGATCTTTCTACTCGAAGATTTGAAGAAAGATGGGTTCTCGTTTATCGTATGGTACGGAATGTCGTTCGCTTGAAGATAGGCTCTAACAAAATCGTGGCGTTCGTTAGCAGTTCCGGTCCAAACAACAAAGCTTATTCCAGGAACTTTTTCCAACGTTCTTAGTAGGTCAACTACCATGTCGTAAGTGTCTCCCTTTTTGCGATAATCGTACACAGTGTTGTCAAAATCGTACGCTACGACCAAACCTTCGTGAAATCGGTACTCGTCAACTAGTCTCTTGACTACGTTTTTATGATCTAAGTAAGTGTCCATGTTTTTCTTGTTAAAAGGAAACCTTCCGCTCACAGGAGCGGAAGGTTGCTGAAGATGTTGCGTTTATCGGTTAAACAAGCGATCGCTGTTGCTTCGTGATCAAGGTCAGGTTCTTTGAAAATTGAGAAATCCAAGTCTTTGTAGTAAATTTTTGAGATCCACTTGTGCAGGTCGAACTTTGAACCGACGTTTAGGTAGACCAGGGTTTCGTTTTCCCAGGTGTTCGGATGATCAATCATCCACTGCGCGACGGCGTGGCCAGCCTGTACGGCTGGGCTGGATCCCTTAAGATCCGTTCTCACTAACACAAACAGCTTCTGCATACTTCGCCATGATTTCGTCAACCTTTCTTTGTGAATACTCAGTTTCCGGGTTGATAGCCGTCTCTATAGATTTGCCTCTGAGCAGAGCGTACGCGATGTACATGTGCTTGAGTTGGCTTTTCTGTTCGAGCGCTAAAAGCTGCGCGTCTTTAGGATTCAAAGAACGTGTTCCCTTGAAGTTTACAGTTTTTCTCTGTTCCTTGGTCTGCCTCTGCTTTTCTGCGAGGGCTTTGATTTCCGATTTTAAGTCTTTTGTTGTCATTGTTTTTGAATTTTTTTGTTGTGAATTTTGTGAATTAACAGCTTGAGATTCAAAAACTCCGACAGGACTTCTAATGCTCTACTTCATCTTGTTTGATTTTTTTGTTATTGTGGTGCAAAATTGCTTAGTGAAGTTTAACGTACCACTTTTTCCGTTGAACTGTCACTTTTCAGCTTATTAGTTTCTACTTTTTTTGAGATCCAGTGTCCGTGCGAATTGTTGATCGCCTGCCTAAATTGCGGCCGAACGTACTTGGCTATGCTCTTTCTGAAATCGCCGTAGTTGAAGCTGTCAGCTATTCGGACAACGTAACCCTCATTAGTTTCTGAGTACTGAGCAAACGCTTTTTCGATAGCTTCTCTGTCGTAAATGCCGTCATAGATCACAGGAACTGTTTCCAGTCCAAGGATCTGAGCGTACTCAGTCGTTTCTTCCCAGGCCAAGCAAGTGTTATCGATCCAAACTGAAAACACCATGAAGTATGAAGGTAAGTTGTCATACTTCATTGAGTGAACAGTGTAGAGGTTCTCTCCGCATATTCGCATGTTATCGTCGATCATCCAACCGATTCTGGACCACAGGCCTTTCACCCAATTCCTGGTCTCGTGACTTCCTGAGTCTAACGAACGTGCGTGGATCTTATCGTTGTACATGGTCGTGTTCTCACCGTCCATCTTCAAGGTAACGATGACTCTTTTTCCGACAAAATGATCGTCGTTCGCCAAGATTCTGTCATCCTTTAGTAAATTGCTCCAAGGAAGGTGCATCGTTCTCGGGTACTTAACGTACTTTTGAAACAAGTGTAGCATGTTCCCTTCTGATAGGACTTTCTGAACGGATTCGTCGTAAAAGAGTTCACCTCTCAATCTAAAGCCGTTGGGCAGAATTATGTTTCCCCACTTATCGTATTGGAGATCATCGTACATGTGATCAGGTATGACGATCTGAGTTATACCAGCACTGTTGCGAATCTCGTTGCACGATAGAGTAGTTCTTTCTGCTGCAAGGTGGTGGTACTCGCACAGAGAAGCTCCGTTTTCTAGGTAATAACCTCCGTCTGAAAACAGCCTACGCTCTATGATGTGATGTGCGTCCTTAGCCGGGTTGCCGCACATCACACACGAGTAATTATCGCGAGCAAAAACTAGCGACCTAAAATCGTCCCGTGAGTATAGTGCTGGTGTTTCCATGAGAGTATTGTACCAATAAAAAACCTCACCCTTTTCAGGATGAGGTAAAAAAATAGTAGGTAGATTCCAGTACTTGCCCGATGCGATACCTACAAGTGTTGCGGGAGAAGGATTCGAACCTTCGACCTCAAGGTTATGAGCCTTGCGAGCTACCTCTGCTGCCACCCCGCGATGTAAAAAACGGGCGCCTTTAATAAACTTGATCGAGAACGTCACGCTAGCGCCCGTTTGGGTCGCCTCTGCGAAACGCTGAGGTCTTTCAGTTTTGCGTGTTTGTCTCGTTACCTATTTCATATCGTTGTTAAGCGTCGTTCTGGGTTATTTATACAAGGTTACCGAAAAAGGTTTCACTTGTTGTTTTTCCAATACATCAGCCGATCGAACGAAACGAAACTCTTGGTCGTCCGCTTTTCCACCTTTGAGAATCTCGTCCTCTTTAGCAACTTGCTCGTAAACTCTGGAAAATTCCGAAAAATTAGGTACGAATTGTTTCATACCTTTATTTATCGTCAGCAGTACCAGCCACTTTCGTTAGAACGATTCTCTCGTACTGTTCCTTACAGATGTCTACTAGAGCAGGATCGTTAAACGCGTAAATGTCCGGAATATTGAGAACGTAGCACTTTTCGGTTGCTCCAAGACTTTCGATCTCTTCCTTCACCATGTTGTAATTCTGAGAATTGACGAAAACTATCTCGTCTGCCCATTCAACCAAAGCTTCGGATATAGGGATTAGTGCGTAAGATTCGTCGGTTCCGCAGTTTCTGACGTTGTAACCGTACTCTCTGATCAGAAAATTCTGGAGAGTGGCTGACCTTAACAGACCAGCGGAGCACGCACACAGGACCTTCTTGGTCTTTCCCTGGTAATGGTTGTGAACGTTGTAGATTTGATTTCTAGTTGCTTTTATCATGTTCTTTCTAAATTTATACAACAAATGGCTGATAATCAGTTTCAGTTACTCCACGAAGTTCAGCTAGCATGTTCTGAGCTCCATCGTAATTCCAAGAGTGAACTATTACTATCGGCGGAGGGTCTTTCATCTTTGCTATGAACTGAGCTACTTCGTAACCCGTATTCTTACCGCTCTGTTGAAAAACCTTTCCTCCAAGATCGTGATCCAAGCTCGCCAAGTCAAATTTGATCTTTTTTAACAGATCAATAGCTTCAGCCGCATTTTCTGCAATGCTCAGTTCATGATTTGCGTCCCATCTTTTTTTGATGACATCGATCCGATTGTGATCGTCATCGAGGAATAGTATTTTCATTTCAGTCGTTATTTTAGCAGATCAATCTTACCCTTTTGTACGTCCTTCCATCTGCATTGTTTATTCGTTGTATGATCTATCACGGTTCCGTCAACGACCCGGTACGTTCTCTTCCTTAAACCCCTTCCTCCTTCTCCGATCTGATCGTTTCGACGATTCCGTACCTTTTCTTCGTGTTCGTTAGTCGCAATCGACTTCAGCTTTTCTTCTAACACATAGCCGTAGCCGTTAGCCACAATACGAAGAAAGCCTCCGAACTGCAACATCGTAATATTGTTTTTCCTTTTCAATTCCAATAGATTTGCGATTTAATTTTAAACAAGCAAGGTTAGTAGTTCCAGAACCCAT